ATCACCCTCGTATGTTCCAACTTCATTATTACATGTGCTACCAATAGGAATTAATGCACCACAATATTCACATCTGTGTAATTTCCTAGTTTTCTTTATTTTTTTACTTTCCCAAAAACTCATAATTACTTATACCTCCTTCGCCCTATAATCAAATTGTTCATCAACTCGACATATAAAAGCTAACATTTATTCTATGATTTTATGTACCATCGACCTTCTAGAATCTCTTTTGAAGATACTACATTACCCTCGTTATCCTTAATCTGTTTCCAAAGATTTATGTTTGGAATGTATTCATATGTAATTTCATTACAATTACTGTATATAATTTCACCATTCTCATATGCTTGTATTGCTTCTAAAAATGGGATTTCCTTATCTTTTTCTCTAATTGTAAATGGTGACATGGTCAATATGTTCTCCATAAGAATTTCATTAACTACATATTCAATACCATCTTTATCCAATATAAATTCATTAAGTTGAAGTTGTCCACTTTCAATCATTGCTACAATTTGAGAACCTTTATATGCTGGGATAACTTCTACCTCTGAAGCTACTTCATCTTTAAAAGCACCCATTACAGATTCCTCAATGCATACATCGCAACTTACCGTACAATTAGTTGTTAATCCCCAATATTTAGGACAATCCTTACTGTCTTGCAGAAACTTAATCATTTCATCTTTATCCATACCTTTCGTTACCTCTTGAAATTCTTTAGTACCAATAACTTTCATAACTATATTCCTCCTCTATTTCATAAATTTCAACTTCGTCCTCATCTTCATAACTTCCCCAATATGTGAATCCATCCCAACTACTTGTATAAGCTAGAACAAGTCCTTGACCCCAATAAATATGAGATCCATCACAATCTATAAATCCTCCTTTTCTTACAATGGCCTCAACTCGTCCATCTTCATCACAGAATAGAACCTTAACCCCTTCCATTTTTAATAAATCTTCTTTGAATAATCGTTTTCTTTTCATTCCTCTACCTCCTTAACTTATTTTATATTCTAATTGTAACTTATTACTTTTGATTTGTCAACAACCTAACGTAAATTCTTTTTCAATTAATATCAATTAATAAAAATATTAATTCAATAGTTGTATTTTCACCGAAATAATCATATACTATTAATATAAATATTAATTGATATTAATTGGAGGTCTTATTATGAGCAATTTAGAACCTATTAAAACCAAACAACCCGTCATCGTTGGTATAGACAATGGATTCTACGGAACTAAGATATATTGTAAAGGTCAAACTATTTATCTACGCAGCCGTTATGAGCAATCAAATGATACTGTAAATAAGCGAAATACCTATCATTTAGAGCTGAATGGAAAAGACTATATAGTTGGTGAGGGTGCTGGTATAAGTAGCTTAGATGCAGATAAAACATCAAATGAACTGTATAAAATTATTACTTATGCCGGATTATCAATGCTTTCTAATTACTTAGGTGAATACTTCTATCTCGTTGGATCATATCCTTTAAATATCTATAATCAGAATAAAGAACAATTTGCTAATTACTTAAAAGGTGAAGGATTCTTTCAAACTAAACTAGATGGAGAAGATAAAACTTTTACTATAATGGATGCTATGACTTTTCCACAAGGAATATCTCATGCTTACAATAATCTAAAACTATTTGATAAGCAAGTTAGAGGAGTATTGGACTTTGGAGGGCTTACAATTAATTGTGTTATTCTTGATGATCTTAATATTATTCCTGGAACTCCTTTTACCGAAAACTTAGGAAGTATAATTTTATATAATGATATTAAGAAAAACCTAGATAAACGATTCAATCAAAATATTCAGCCTTATGAAGTCCCTACTATTATAAAGTCTGGCTTAAAGATTAATGGTAGATTAGAGCAAGAATCTATATCAATTATTAAATCTACAATTACAGAACATATCTTAAAAATTAAGAAAGCAATGAAGGCTAATAATTGGAATGTAGATTCCTTAGAATTATTTATAACTGGCGGAAGCTCCTTAGATTTCCATGATGAATTATTATCAATATTCCCACAAGCAATATTCTCTACCGATCCTGTTAACGATGGTGCAAAAGGATTGCATAGAATAGGTGAGTTAATGTATAATAATTAATAGGTGATGCAAATGAGAAATAAAAGTAATTCTAATTCTAAAAAGATTTTTGATTTAACATTATATCCTGATGTTCAAGAGTATTTAGAGAGGCAACCTAATATGACTAAGTACATTGTTGAACTTATACGCAAAGACATGAATAATGCAGAGACTATCGACAAGGAAAATATATTTAAAATCATTGAAGAATACTTACAACTTAAAGGTATTAATCCTAGTGAAGTTAAACAAGAAGATATAGATAATGATAAACTTAAAACTGCTGCATTAAAAATTATGGGTAAAGGTTAAGAGAGTAAATTAATACTCTCTTTTTTATATACTTTTATAGAACCAATGATTGTCTATCCTTTTTACAAACTTAACATTCTTTATCCACGAAGGCTTAACTATATTTAAATCTACAAAATAAGTCGCATCTCCTACAGGCTTACTTCCGGCCAGAGCATCTTTGGCAGCTTGCATACATTCCTCTGAAGGTTCTTGATTAAATAGATTTCCATTGATGCCAGAGAATTGACTTTTAGCATAGATTATATCTTCCATTGTGGCATTACTATCTTCCATTCTATTAAGTACCACGGAAGCTACAGCTACTTTGTTAGTATACGATTCTGATAATGCTTCAGACTGTACTAGTTTTGCAAGTAGAACTGTACTAGTTTTCATATTATCCTCTGTACTAGTAATTTCACCTCCTCTACTGAGCACTTTATCGCTTTTTAAAACAACTGTTTTATTAGGTATAGTAGTGGGTGTTTCTTCTATTTCGGGCATAATTCCAACTGTTTTTGGTTCATTTATAGTAGTTATTGGTTGTACATTTATCGGTCTGTACGAGTTAGTTTGAGAAATACTAACTATAACCAATATTATTACAACCAACATCTTCTTCATTACGTCACTTCCTTTATATTACTTTTGATTTGTTATATAATAGGATTCATACAGGCTTCTCTAAAAGTACATAGATGCTTACAAAAGAATCCGGTATAAGGATTATATCCCATAGGCCACTTTTCAATATTATCTTTATCTGTTATAGAGATTTCAATAAATGTATCCATTATATAGTTTTCTAAATCTTCTTTTGCAATTTTATCATACTTTATTTCTATCAATCCCTCTTCATAAGCATCAAGTAAGTTAAGTTTATTTCTTTCAACTACTGTACCTTTTCTCTTTGCATACTTCAGCATATTAAAATATATCTTAATAGGAATATCTGGATATTGTTTTTCAAGTGCGTATGCATATAATACTAATTGTCTTTGTTTGTGCAACATATCTTTAGCACTATACTTACTACTTGTCTTTAAATCGATAATATGAAGTTCTCCATTTAATAAATAAGATAAATCAATATATCCTCTAACTGTTACTCCCTTTATATCTACTTCAAAATATTGTTCTATCTTTATATTATCTCCTGTCGTTGGTGTAAAGTTTTCAAAGAAGTGAGTAATACATTCTGTGTAATTACTTTTTACTTTATCGCTTATCCATATAAATCCTAAGATATCAGCAAGTTCTATTGAATCATTAAATTTTTCTAATGCACCCATATTTGTTTCTTTACCTTCAATAATACCTTGAGTTAATTCATGACATACAGTTCCTAAATAAGAGTAGATATTATCTCCCCCTCTATTTTTCAGAACATATGTATTATAGTAACTTCTTTTACAATTATGAAAACTTTCTAGTCTGCTAAAAGAGTATTTTTCCTCACTCATATATTTCCTCCTTGAATTCGTATGTGATCACTCTGAATTTATTCAGCCAATATTCAACTGATCCTTCAATGTCTCTATATATTCGCTTTCCTGTTTCTGGATTTATTTCTCCTGTAAATGTTTGTTGTGGCTTAGAATCTACTTTTTCTAAATATAGAAAATCTCCTAATTCAAATTCGTTTTTATTAAATTTAGTTGTCCACATTTTAAGGTTTTCACTTTTACCATCTTTTATTTTATAGAGAGTAATGTTCGTGATTGACTTTAAGACTTCTAATTCTGAAACATAGAATATTTTATCTGAATAAGAAGAATCTATATGTGTTATTATTCCTAGGATCTCCTTCTGATTTTTTATAGTTTCATATAAACTCAAAGGTGTATCTTTTATGTCTTTTATGATGTCTCTTAACAAATCCTCAACTCTTAATTTTGTTATTTTTTTAGCGGTTTCATTTCCATATTGTAAAAGGAATTCTAAAGTTAGTCCTAATCCAAGTGCTTTTTCTTTAAATATTTCCTTAGCATCTCTTAGTGTGTCATACCATTTTAAAACCTCTAATAGATAATTTATTCCTCCGAACTTCTTGAAATAGTTTAACTTAATGAGCTGAGTTACTACAGTTCTATTAATCTTTCCTCCTTTTAGATCATCTAAGAAAATAATAAAATCTTTATAATCCTTCAAGCCCATTTCATACAAAGTAGAGGCAACTCCTTCTCCAAACCCCTTTATACTAGATAAGTTAGGATATATAACCTTACTTGCTTCATCTACATTTACTTTTCTATTATCTTTTTTAAATTCATAATCTCCTAATCTATATCCGAAATGAATCATAGCTTCTTTTACAAGTGCATCAATCTTGTCTTTTTTATTCTTTGCTTGGTAATGGTTGATTGCTACCTCATAGAATTTTGCAGTATGGTGAGCCTTAAACCATGCTTCGTATGCACTATCCCCTCCCATTGACAAGGCATGTGGAGCATTAAATGAATACCTGGCCGAATCACTGAACACTTGCCATACCTTTTCAAAATTATCTAAATTACCTATTTGCTTCAACCAATTAGTTTTTAATGTATTTTCTAGTTTTTCTAATTTCTCTCCTTTTAATTTCTTTTTACTTATAGCTTTTATTACACCATATGCATCAGCCATAGGAACTCCTAGAAAAGCAAGTATCTTCATTAAATTTTCTTGATATAGCATTAGGTGAAATGTGTCTTCTAAAAGATCATCTATAACTGGTTCTCCAGTAGAATAAGGTTCTCTTGCTAAAAAATTTCCAAGAAGAGATTTGAAACCAGGACGAATTCCCGCTATAAAAGCAGAGCTTTGGGCTAAATTAATAGGTTTATATTGTTTTACTTTTTTTGTAGTAGACTCTTTTTCAACTTGATTAACGCAGCAAGTTATTCCTTTTGCATAAATATCCCATGTTGCTTTATCTCCATCTATCATTTCTCTTAGTTCATCAAAACTAGGAACTTCTTTTCCTATACTTTTAAATAATTCATAAGTCAAATGAACACTATCTACTATAAGAAAATCATTTTTTACATATCCAAATTCATCTAAATATGCTCCATCTATATTGGCACATAACACAAACTTCCCTGTTGTTTCAGAAGTAGTTCTTATTATTCCAATTTTACGTCTAATGTCACCATCGAATATTAGATATCCACAAGGATGCGCTTTAGCATTGATAGTTATTCCCTGATACTCTAGACTTTGCATATAAGTTGACATATACTCTTCTGGAATAAAATCTTCAATTAATATAAATTCTTTATCTTCATCATCTGCATACTTCATTTTTTCATCATATTTTGTAATGAATTTAGATATTTCATTTGCAGTTTCAGGAAGTACATCATTTGCTCCAGCGTATAATTGCCACGCTGCTTTCTTTTTTAACTTCTCTATTGAAACCAATGGATAGCAACCATGTTCTCCTATTAATTCTCTCGTTGCTTTTGCAAAAGGCTCTGCTGAAGAAATGTTCCAGTCAATATCCGGCATTTGACCACTCAAAACCCTTTCTTTTGTCAAAAATCTTTCTGGATATATCGGTATTTCTGAATTAAATCTATCTATTGTAGTGAATCCTAACAATTTATTCACTATAAATGAAGCAGAGCTTCCTCTTGATGTAGTAGTTAATATTCCTCCGTAGTTATCTACTGCGTTATGAACTATTTTATCATTGGTAAGAAAATAATCTACAACTCCACTATCTACAATTTGCTCAACTTCATAGATAATACCTTTAACTTTTTCACTACTTTTAAGTTTCTCTTTCTTATATCTTTCATTAATTATCTTTTTAAATATTACCACTCTCTCTTCATATGTGGTATTTGGATATACACATGGTATTTTAAAACTCCTATCAAAAGTAGTTTCTTCACATTCATTGATAAAAACATTCGTATTCATCATAGCCATTAGTATTTCTGTATTATTTAGGACACCTTGCTCTTTAAACCTTTTAAATATCTCCTTTCCGTCTGGAAAATCAAGATACCATCCTTCTTCTTCAGCATAAGTCACGCCTTTATATTTCATAATCTGATCTCTTTTAATACTATTTTCCTGTTTAGAGAAATGAGAATCTAATCCGCAGATTAATTGAATATTGTTTTTCTTTGCAATTTCTGATATTCGTTTATTTAATTCCTTTTGGGGAGGGGTATCGTGATTTTGTACCTCTAAAAAGAAGTTATTACCAAAATGTTTATGAATTTTTAGCCATATTTCTTCTGCATCTTCATACTTCCACCCTGCCACACAGGCTGAGCTAACTATAATATTCTCTTTAGGAATCTTTAAAAGCAAGTCTAAATCAATTCTTGCCTTGTAATAATATCCTTCCTCATTTGCTAGAGAAAGAGCAAAATTTATATCCTCTCGCCCTTCCTCGTTTTTCGCAATTAAGACTATATGACAATTAGTTCTATCCTTTTCAAATCTATCCTTAACCCAATATGCTTCAGTGGAGTGTCTGTATTTTAACCCATTCTCTTCTGCTACTTTATAAGTCAAGAATACATTTCCTTGGCTGCCATGCTCACCCCCAAACAGGCACTTTCCGGAATACTCCTGAGTTTTCTTTGCATAATTCTCAATAGATTCTGCTGAATCAGGACTAAAAACATTCGAGTAATCTGTATGTTTATGATAGTTTTCACAGAGTAATTCTTCCAAATACTCTTCAGCACTGTATGGAAATTTAAAAGTAAGGGTAGGAATTATCTTTTTTATTAAATCTAGCACTCTTTTACCTCCTTAATATAATCATTTACTAATCTTAAAAACATGTCTTTACCCATATCCGAAGGAGAGTTTTTACTTCCTTTTTCTAATATTTCATTATTTTCATCATAGATATATCCTACTTTTATATTTCTGTGTCTCAGAAATTGTTGTGTTAATTTTACATTTTTAATACTAATTTCTTCTGGAAGTCCTTCATCTAAGCAATATATGATCTTCTTAGGATTAAGAGATATAAGTCTTTTTATTTGTCCAGATGATATTTCATTTCTGCCTAGAGAGACACATGTATTTATATAAACCGAATCAAGCTGCAAACAATGCTTTTCCGACTCTCCTATGTATAAGGCATCACAGTCTACTAAGTCTTTGTAGTTAGTAGAATACCCATATAGTGCGTTTAACTTAGGAAAAGGAATTACAGGAAGCCACCTTGGAATACCTTCTTCTTCACCTATGTATCTACCCATAATCCCGATTAGTTCTCCAACATAATTTCTCCAAGGGATTGTTATTCTTTGAGTTAATGAATCCATTCCTATCTGAAATTTCTTCTGTGTGTCAAAACTTATTCCATCTTTTAGAAATCTCATATTGAATTTATTTAAAAAAGGAACAAGAATATCTTCGTTCAAAACATTACATTGGACTTCCTTATGATTATTTTTCTTTATATTCTTATAAACTCCTCCAAATACACTGTTTGTATTTTTCTTACTGAATGTAAAAGAATCTATTCCTAATTCACTCTTTATAATATTCAAAATATCAATTAGTTCTAGCTGCCTTTTCTTCATAAGGAATGAAAATAGATCACCATTTGTTCCATTCTTGAAGTCTTTACAGGAAATATTATCATCAAGTTTAATATTTATTGAAACTCCTTTTCCTTTGTCTGAGTTGCCACAAGAAATACTTGTTCTATGTTTTACTATTTTATAAAATCCTAGAGTTTCTAATATGTTTTCTATATGTTCTGGATTACTTAATAAAAGCTCCTTTATTTCTTTCATTTAAATACCTACTTTTGGTTATTTTAACCTGTCAAAATATCATCTAATTGTTGCTTCATTTTTTGTTTTTTAAATTCATAATATTGTTCAGGAGTATTATTACCATACTTATATATCAAATGAAACTCTTTATGGATATCTTCTGATAAACATACTCCTAGTCCATATTTGTAATGCAATTTTAAGCATTCTTTATTTATCCTATGAATCTCCAACTCTGTATAACAATTCATTTCACTATGTATAGGCAATACTAATTGGGCAATTGTTTCTTGCAATATATCACTAAACCCATAGAGATGATGTATGATGGTGCTATTTATTCCTGTAATATCACATTTATAATTATATTTTTTTAAACTATCTTGTTTCCAAACAGAGATTTTGGTTCTTAGATGTTCCGCAAGAGAACTTATACCACCTTTCCAATTGAAATTATTTTCTCCTTTATTTTCTAAATTAGCACATTTACTGCATCCATGCCCTCTGAATACACTATCCCATGTAGTTTCCCATTCATAATTATCTATTTTACATTTGAATAAAAGCTTTTCTCTAGCATTTACATATCTTTTACTCAGTAGCTCTATATTTGGATTGATCTCTTTTAATTTTTGTTTAACTTCTTCGAGGCTCAATGTTATTGTATTCGCACAACTTGGGCATCCATGTCCACTTCTAAGATGGTCGTAAGTAGAAGACCATTTATATTCATCTTTCAAACACTTACATAATAATTTATAATCAACTCCTTTATAAATAGTGTCCACTATTTCAATGTTGGGATTAATTTCAAACATATTTTCTTTAACTTGAGTAATATTAATTTTGGGACGCCCTGCACATTTAGGACATCCTTTCCCTTTACTTAAATTAGAATAATTAGCATCCCATTCATATGCGTCTATCCTGCATTTACATTTTAATTTTGTTGAGTTATTTATATATATTCCATTTAGAATTTCTATATTAGGACTGATAATCTCTATTCTTCTTTTGACTTCGTCTAATGTCAGTCTCTTTAACATTCTATACACCTATTCTAATTCTTTTTGGGTAACAGTACGCTACCTCAGAAAAAGTCCCAAGACTACCTATGAATTTATAGAGCATAGCAATTCCAGTATCGTTTGAACTTGATCCATTTCTTGTCTTTTCAAAGAAAACAGTCCTGTATGTAGCATCTGTCTCTGGAGTGTAATCTTCTTTCACCCATTTATTTCCAATAAGTTTTCTTTGAAATGGATGACAATAAAACTTTTTATTTCCAGAATCGAGTTCCTCAAGAAATGTTGGACGAATTAGAGTCAGGCTCTCTAAAATTTCTTTCACTTGTTTACTTTGAGAAATGACTGATGCATTTAAAAACAATACATTGTTTAATCCTTCTGCTAATTGAATGTTTGCTAATCCTATAAGATTATATTTTTTACATAGAGTATCTAAAGTCCTTGAATCCTTTATAAGTCTAAGGTGATTATTATCTCCTGCTCCTATATCCAACTCACTTTTAAAAGTATCATAAGCTAGTACATCAAATCCTTCTGTGAGAGCATATTTCCTAACTTTTTTCTTTACTATAGAGATGTCAGCATCACAAATTTGTACGAACTTAAAACTTTTTGAAAACTTTTCATTCCATACTTTCTGTGCTTTTTTAATCATCTCTCTATCTTCAAGTGTCAATTCTCCTTTATTTTTTAACTTTTTCTTACTTACTTTATAGTATTTGAAGTATTTCACAAGAATAAGCATCAAGAATTGCATTTTAAATACACTAGACCTTTGTTCGTTTGAGATAATTATTATTTTTCTTCCTCTAAATTGAAGTCCCATTAATATCGTGGTCATCATAGTTGTCTTACCCGAACTTGAAAATCCACCTAACATATTTAGTGATTGGGGCATGAGTCCTCCGATTTCATTACTCATATAAGAAAACCCCTTCATATTCTCTCCATCTTCTGATTCTCCAAGTATATCAAAAGGAACTCCCGACTCCAATCCTTCTTGTAATCCCTCTAAATATTCATCTGTTATCTCTAAATCTCCTTCTTCCAAGACCTTCGTACTATTACCTGTAGAAAACTCATTTATCCTTTGCATATACCACTCAACAACAGATTCACTGTCCATTTTTCTAAACAATTTTAAAGGAATTATCTCTTTGCCATCACAATTAATTGGTTTTAATAAATTCATTCCTAAATCATAAAGCTTTAAGATTACATTTTCTCTATCCAATACATCAAGATATGCTTCTGCGTTTTTATCATTCATAATATCAATAACGTCTTGAATTGATTGCCATCCGCCTCTTTGTTCATATCCATTAGTTACAACTTCTCCACATTCTGAGAAAATTGTAACATCATCTATTACATTAAAATTCTTTTTACGAATATTATTAGCTATTTCAAAGTAGAATTTGCCATCTTGAGTAATAAAATCAGTTGATTTTAAATTAACTTCATCAAGAGTTAAAATATCTTTAAAAATTATTCCGACAATATTACCCTCGTGCATTGCTCTGTTTTCTAATAATTCTTTTGGATATCTTTCTGTGACACCTGTGATAAATATATCATCCAATTTAACCCTCCTCGTACTCGTCTAAATATTGAGCAAGACTTTTTTTCTTATCTTTTTTCTTATAGTTTACTTCAGTAGTCTCTACAACTACATTTCTCTCCACTTTGATTTCAACTATATAATCTTTAATATTATTTCTTATAATAGTCGTAAAATATTTTATCTTTCCATATTCAGAATTAAAATTTTTTGACATAAATCCATTAATTTGGGGAAGATTATCAGTTAAATATCCTAATATTTTCACATAGGTATGTATATTGGATATTTCTGTTAATTCCTTAAAAAGAATTGTATTCGTTGTCTTATCTAGAACTTCCATACATATATCATATACATCTGCTTTTGCTTTCTTTTCTATAATATCATCCAGATACTCCTTCTCATTACAATAATATTGATTCTTGTTATTAATAACTACTTTAAAAGAGCTATCTCTTTCATTCTTTTTCTTACATACTTTACAAATTACTAACATTTATTTCCCTCCTTAAAAAAATAAAGGGGAATTTCACCCCTATATTTGGTTATTGAAGATATTCTAAAACCTTAACAAACATTTCTGTTGGCTTATCGGTGTCTAATTTCTCTGCATTGTAGTCTGCAAATATCTTCTTTATGCCGCTAATTTTAGTTTTATCTCCGGCTTTTGCTAAATCCTTCATAATTGCTGCTATTTTATTCTTAAGTTCTTCATTCTTAGCCTTGTCTACAACCAGTTCTTCCTTTACATCATCCTCAATAAGAATATCTTCTATAGTTTCTTCAATAGGTGCAACTTCTTTCTTAGATACAGGAGTAACTTCCTTTGTATCAGACACTGGCTTTGCATAGAAATCTACTTGTTTCTGTATTGCGTCCTCAATTGCCTTAATGAAACTATCTGTGGTGAAATCTACTTTTGCATCGATGAATTTAAGATGAGACTTATTATCTATTGCATGTTCTTCATCTCTGAAAGCAAGAACTCTCTTTTCACTTTGGATTCTGCCGACCTTCTTATCTTTCTTTGTAAAAGCATCTTTAACAGTTTGAATATCATTCATTTCTCTTTCGACATAAGCACACCCTACGATAGCAACCCTATCTTTTATCGCATTGTAATACTTTGAATCTAAGTCGGAGGTAGTTACTTCATATTCAATATCTGTTTGAGGATCTTTGATATTCTTTTTCTTTGTATGTCCTATAAAAAAAGGACAAATTCCAGCATTTCTTAAAGGGAATATAGTTCTTATAACTAAATCAACAACCAAGTTTTCTCCTGCCTGGAATCCTCCATATGCTGCCTTAATACTTGCTACTTTCTTTGTTGGATTAGCGTTATTATATTCAGAAACCATATAGTCTTCTGCTATCCTAAATATTTCATTGGTTGTATCCATCGCAACCATTCTTAATTCTGGATAATCTTCTTTCTTATACTTAACCAATAGTTTAATAATTTCAGAAAAGTCCTTCCAATCTTTTGCTACTTCATTAAGTACGTTTCCCATATGTTCCGGTTTTGGCTCTTCCCCCACAGTTAGGAGAAGAACACCGTCCTCTCCATATAGTTTTTGACCAATTTCTACTGCGGTTGTAGTCTTGCCAATGCCAGCAATTCCATTAAGCATATAACTATAGTCTGCAAAGCCTGTTGCTACTGTTGTTTTTGAACCAATTTTTCTTCTCTCCATAAATACAATTCCTTCTTTCATATTATATTTGATTTGTTACATAAGTCCTGCAAAAATATCCTCTGAACTATCCTCAGTATCATCTATCTTAGGAGTTTCTTTTAACTCAATGGCTTTGATTACAAAATCAGCATCTTTAAAAATTGTATCTTTTCTGCCTTTTGTATATCCTTTGCTTACTGTTTCTACTACCATTTTTTCAACCTTATCTCCGTATAAATCCCCACCTAATTCAGCTCTTACATCGTCAAGTGTCATAACTCCAAGTTCAATCATTTCCTTTTGAAAGTCATTTAGCATTTCTTCTGTAATTTCAACTTTCTGAGATCCATTTAACATCTGTACTTTAACTCCAATTTCCTTATAACTCTCATCAATAACACTGAATTGGCTAACTAAAAGTTTATGTAGCTTCTCTTTCTTTATATCAATGTCATCGTTTGTTGTATCAAGCCATACCTCTATTGGAACAGATATTTCTTGCTTTCTATCATTATCATAATTTTTAATAAATCCATTTACTAAAAATCCACCTTTGGCCTCTACTACTGCATCCTCTTTAAAGAATATTATTATGTTTGCACTAGATGTTGCTATTGCATCTTTTGCAGCAAGGTATATTCTTGATGGAACTAAGTTCTTACGGAATTTTCCTTGATACTCTGTCCACTGAATGTCTCCCATAATCTTGAACATTCTATCAGAAAACTTTTCAGAATCTATTAACTTTTTAACAAGTTCAATGAAATCATGCTCATGTATAAATTCCTTCCTCTTCTTATGGCTATCTGTTAATGCTTTTTCAACATCAGCAAACTCTACTAACTCTAATTCTTTAAGATCATTCTCAGTGATACTTCCATCTTTAACTTTTTCTGAAGCCTTTTCTAGTTTATATCTTCTTCCAGGCTCTTCAAGATCAATTACAAACTTTTTAAATTCGGCTACTTGTTCAATTATCTCAGGTTTATTTCTATCTCCCCATGCAAACTGAACACCCTTACCTTTAATCTTCTCTTCTGTGGTCTTATCTATTCCACCCTTATCTACAGTGAATACCTTTCCTGTTCCATCTGCTTTATATAAGCTCTTCATTCTTGTAAAATGCCTGTTGCATCCAGCTACAATAGTTGGCTGAAATATCGTAGTAGTATACCCTTTCGCAGAAGTTGTATTTGCGTAGGGCTTGAACTTTTCTGTTTCTTTCACCGTTGTTAGATATCCGATGAACTCAAATGTGTTATTGTTAGCCATTAATAAATTCCTCCTCGATTCCTATTATTTTATATTTGTATTGTATAAACTGGCTTGGACACCATTTCATAATCTACTCTCTAATTATACTATATTACTTTCGTATTGTCAATAAATATTTAAAACTATTTATTCTTCTGAACTCCATCCACAGTTATTACAATAATCTTCCCTAACTTCCTCTTGAACTTCACACCCTTGGTATTCCACTACCTCATTTAAAATCACTCTTTTATCAAGCAAATTGAAGCAATCAGGGCACATATTATTCTCTCTAGCTTCCTCTATAATCAAATCTTCTATATCTGATGCTGTAGAAAATGGATAATTATTAATCTGTTCACTGAACGATTTTAGTTCGTCCAGTGTTTCTTTCTTACTTCCATAATGTTTTTCCAATGCTTCATATAAATCTTGTACATCCATGCCTAATCCTCCATATCCCTATATTCAATTGACAGTAACTCACCTCTCCTTCCAGCGTCATACGCCATTTGTAGCATGCTAGGTATTAAGTGTATGTCCTGGAAATTACAACCTGTATGATTCTCTTCTGCAAGTCCATCCTCTGCCTCAAATACTGTTTGTCCATCAAATCTAATTAATATTTTGTCATCATAACCGTCCGTTTCTAAAGCATCGTAGTCTTTTGATATGTACTCAACTTTCACAATAATCTCCCCCTATTTTTAATCTGTAGTTTCTGCTACTTCTACCGGAACTTCTTCAACATTCATACGCCAATATCTTGCAAATTCATTTGTTTCATTACATATATGTTTAAAGTCTAAACTCTCGCTGCCTTGAATAGAATTCTTATATCTGAAACATGATTTAGACTTCTCACATTCCTCAGTAATACAAACCATTATTCCTGCCAACATATCACCTCTTTAATTATCTTGTGATGAAAGCCAATTTAAAAAATCTTTTAACTCTGTTGCAAGTTCATCATTAATAACAGTTTCCTGTTCGGCCTTATTTATAAAGTTTGTTATTGATGCAAAGTCAGTTAAGGTTATTCTTGCACTCTTCATACTATTCCTCCTTATTATTTACCATTCCATTTCTCTTTCTGCTAATTCTATAAATTCATCCATATTTATAGAATCTAATAATAACTCTATGTCTGTACCATCGGCACATATTCCCTCTTCTTCCATTTGTTGTGTAATGCATTTTCCTTTTGTTGAGTAATTACCACTATGTTGTCTAAACCATGTTTCAGAATATATTTTCCCATTCCATTCAATTGATCTTACGGCAATTTCATCGCTTAATGTTTCTATTGTTAATTTCATAACTTATCCTCCTTTATTTTACATTTGAATTGTCAATTGGTTTTTAAATCTGCAACTTCATTATCAATCTCTTCATCTGAACGAAGATCATTTTCATACCACTCGTCCAACTTCGTTAATAACTTTGTAGGATATTTTCTTTTTCTAGTTTCCACATCATCCAGAACTTCTATGTAATGTATTACCAAATCATCACTTCCTTAGTGTAAAATTGCTTCATGTATCCACCTCCATGCCCTAAATGTCATAAAACTAGTTACACTAGAGCTTAGTCTCTAGAAAATTCTTAATTGCTTCATCCGAGTAACCAAAGGCTTTGCCTAAAATCCAATGTTCAAAACTGGTCTTTGGTTCTTCGGGAAGTAATTTTATTATTTCAAGCATATAATCATCCTTATAAATCCATATTGTTTTCCATTCAGGTGCAAGATCCTCTGCATATGTTTTTAATCCAAATACATTCCTAATTCTTATACTTATTTCTTCAAAATACCTCTCTTGGATTGCTTCACACGCACAAAGTTTTCCTTTTTGAATTAAATCACAATATAAATCTATCTTTAGTTTTATAAAATCATTTAACATTTTCAACCTTCTTTTTACTTATTTTCTATATTATGTCGCCATTTATTTGTATTATGAAATAATTTTTACTTCCTTGACAACAAAATTATTGTAATCATTAGGATGACGTAATTTATAATTCTCTTGACCTAATAACGCCTTATCCATTGATAGATATACAATGTCATCAAGAATATCACTTGTTTCTAATCCTACATTTCCTACATATATTCCTTTAACAACATATCCTTTCATTTTTACCTCCTAAGTCGCAATATAATCAGTAGTCAAGGACTACTTGACAACTGATTCACACTATTCCCAAAGTACACAATATTTTTGAATTGTGAAACTAAATTATATAACTAATTGATTCCCATAACGCATCACAAAGTTCATTATAGTATTCAGTTTCTTGTCCAGTAGTATAACCCTGTTTGGGGTTTATGGTTACGCAATATCTACCGCCCTCATTAATTATTTGTTGAGTGTATTTTGTTTTAGATTCAAGTATTTCAATCATTTTACCTATGGTTATCCTTTCAGCAAGTAACCCTAAATTAAAGTATTCTATACCTTCCTTATCATTTCTAACACAGTTCCCATATTGACCGAATTGTGTTGCGATTCTCTTTTGCTTTTTAAAATCGAGTATATTTAATTGTTCTACTGTTAAATGTTGCTTCAATATTTTCCCTCCTCAATTCATTTCACACTAAATTCAAATTGTTCATCTAATAAAATTAATTTTTTATTGTAGTCTTGATTTTAGTTCTTCCAGTATTTCTTCACTTGTAAAATTTTTTAGGGTTTTGATAATTACGGGTACTTCTTTCGATAAAGATAATATAACAAAATCATATCCGTTAAAGTTAGTATCATATCCACTACTTTTATTTTTCAATCCAGTATCACTAATGTTGTATAAAACACCATTTTCCTCTGTATAAATTAATCCGCCGGAAAAATTTTTTCTAACAGTTCCTCCATCTTTAACTATATCCTTCGCTACTAATCCCCTTACTACCTGTCCAACTTTATACTTTGGTTCTACACTCTTAACTTCTTCCGGTTGAAAGGCTAATTCTATTGCATTTTTTACTCTTAAATATCCCATACTATCTTCTTTCTTTATTAATTCAAATTCCTTTAATGTCTTTGGCAATTCTTTAAGGTCTTCTGCCCAATATCCCCAAAGTTCATCCCTTTTAATTTCTTCAATTTTAGTAGCTTGAAACGTTCCTCCATAAGTTTTCCACATTATATAATCTCCAACCTTAAATCCTATATCTACAATTTTCTTAGGTTCTTTAACTTTGTATTCTTTAGGGAATACCACTTTAGTAACATCCCTCATTGATATAACTTGTTCAATATTTCTAAGCTCTCGTGATTCAAGTGCATTTAGTGACTTTGGAATTTCATTAAATCCATCTCTAAAGTTTCCCCACAAACTTGTGCCCTGTATAGAATTAATTTGGCATATATCATATCTATCACCTTCATTTTTATAAGCCACATAATCTCCAATATTAAATTCTTCTTCTTTTGGTTCTGCTGCTGTAACGGTTATTTCTTCCCCTGCTATGGTCTTTGGAAATGGATCTTCTCCAAATAATCTTGCAATAGCTATTCGGCTACCTTCTACCTTACTGTATGTATCCATTTCCTCAGAATGACACCACGAAGTTCCTACATTACCATTTTCATCTTCAGCTATGGTTTGTCTACCTTTATATAAAACATTGATTTTAAGAAAGGAATCAGCTTGTTTTAGTGGAGTTTCTTCATATAGTTCGAGGTCTTTAAGTAAGAAGTAATCGCCACTATTTTCGCTTAATTCCTCTCGTAAAACGTAGCGACCATTTCTATCACTTTTAACTACTACATATAGGTAATCTTGACGATTTTCTCTAGCTCTTCGTATTGCACCTGAAGAACTAATTGGATCTCCAGCAGATTTTGTCTTAGGCAATTTAACCTTGTCCCCTACTTTAAATTCTCTTGGAGTTTCAACTAATTTAAGCCATTCTGCATCCCATCCACTGTCTGCTTCTCCTACATTAAACTCACTATCATTTTTTTCAAGAACTTTAATTGTTATTAATCCGACTGTATTAATTTTAATAATTTCTGCCTTACCATTATCTAATATACAATTTACTTTTGATCTTGAGCCTGTTACAATATCTCCTACTTTAAACCTAACATTCTTCTTTTCCATAATATCCTTCTCCTCTTTCATATTATTTTTGGTTTGTCCTTTTTCTACTAACTTTAAATCCTTTTATTCATTCGATATATTAAGTATATAATATTACTTTAGTATTGTCAACATATATTATATTATATTTGTAATTATTTTTAAAGAATATAAAAGGTAGATTCTATTGGATTATTTATTTACTCCTATATTGAAATAATTGCCTTCATCTAAATCAATAAATTTTCCTATTCCTATTTCAGAAGGATTTATATCATCATATTCATAATCCCAAATATAAAATTTTATTATTGTCTCATCATTAATATCTTTTAATAATTCTTTTAAATCTTTTGCTTTCATATATTACTCCTTTCCTATCATAGAAATAAAATCTTCTTCAGATATAATTGGAACTCCTAAACTCTTAGCTTTCTGATTTTTGCTTGATGGAGAATTAACGTCATTATTTATAAGATATTCTTCAAATAAATATTTTTGTGGCGCAAATTCTCCAAAATATTTTATTTCCGCTTTTAATCTAGATGCAATAGCATTTTCCTTATTTTTAAAACTTCCTAAAGTGATACTTTTTTTATTATATTTTATTTGGGAAATCCATTTGTTTTTAATATCACTCCAATACACCCCTGTTATTCCGCTTTTATTATTTTTAAATAGATTTCTATTCATGAGATTTTGTTGACGAGTTGATTTACGTAGATTTTCTTTTTTATTATTTAATGGGTTTTTATCTATGTGGTCTATTTGAAATTTAGTATTAGTATAATTATCAAGTCCTAAAATAACATAATGTAAACTTATAAATCTACTACATTCATCAATGTATACCACATACCCATCTTCGTTTAAATGCCATTTATATTTTTTAATTTTATCAATGTCTTCTAAATCGGCTGTTGCCGAAGCTATTTTATTAGAATATACATCACGTATAATTATTTCTATAAATTGTTCATTTTCAATGATTTCATTTTTATCATATTTAGTAATTTTTAATACACACTCAAATTTATCAAATTGACCTCTATGTTTTGCACACAAATATGTATCTATCTTCTTTACATATGTTACTCTATTATCACCATCACATATATTACATAAGTGTTTAACTTTATTGTAGTTATGACTTTTTAATTCTAATAATTTAGACGTTATTAAATGATTATTAATACTTTTTAAATTTCTTAAAATTGTATTTGAAGAACATTGATATTTTTTCGCTAAAGTTAAACTATTATGTTCAAAAGATAAAAAATCATCTTCCAATTTTTTCAAATCAATAATAATTTTTCTAGACATTAAATCATATCCTTTATAATTTTTAGAAATTCATCTTCATACATAATTTTTACTCCATCTTTTTTTGCTTTATCCTCCTTAGAACTTCCTTTAAGCGAACCGACCACAAGGATAGATAAACTCTTAGAATATCCTACTGCAAACTCTCCTCCGAGATTCGCAATTATAGATTTTAACTGATCTTTCTTGTATGATGCAAATGTTCCCGTGCAATATATTTTTTTATCTTTAATTGGATTCTCTGCGATTACCTTAGTCTCCTTAGTTTCAAATTCCAAACATCTTAATAATTCACTGTACATTTCAATATTTTCCTCAGTGAGCCATTTATAAATTGAATCGTTCGTTATTTCGCCTATATCTTTTATAGTAGAAAAGTCAAACCAATTTCCTATTGCATCAAATAAATCATCTACCGAACCTTTGAAATGATTAGATATATCTTTCGCAGTTCCTTTTCCAACATTTGGTATTCCTAACCCGTATAAGAAATTTTCAAGTTTACATGTTCTAGAATTGTCAATTGCCTCAATTATTTTATTATAGGACTTTTCTCCAAAGCCTTCTAGCATTATGATGCGATCTTTGTAATATTCCAAATCATATAAATCAGGTATAGTTTTTATAAATCCCATATCTATAAATGTTTCTAATATTGCTTCAGATACTCCTAAAATATTCATTGCATCACGACTACAAAAGTGTTCAAATTGTGCAATCTTTTTAGAAGGACAATCTGCATTTGTACAGAATAATACTCTGGCAGTTTTTAATAATCTTACCTCAGTTTTATCTCCACAAACAGGGCATACTTCTGGAATTTTCTCTGTATTACTTCTAGTTAAATTCCCTGTAATTTTAGGGATCACATCATTAGCTTTAATTAAAGTAACTGTGTCCCCTTGTCCTAATTGTAGTTCCTCAAAGTAATCTACATTATGTAAAGTGGCTCGTTCAATTTCACTTCCTGAGACATCACATGGTTGGAATATTCCTATAGGGTTGAGTTGACCCGTCCGAGAAGTTCTCCATTCGGTTGTAATATATTCTGTTTCAGATACTTCATCATAAAATTTAAAAGCAATTGCATTCAGAGGATGATGTGAAGTCTCACCCAAACTCTTACCATATGCAATATCATTATATTTTAAAACCTCACCATCTATGGGTATGCCTTCTATTGCAGCGATATCTTTCATATCACCAATAATTTCCTCATCTATGTCTTCTACAATCTTGTATGGAATTGTTTCAAATCCTTGACTATTCAAAAACTCAAACTGATCCTCAACTGTTTCTAAATCTTTTTCACAAGTTAGAATATTAAACGCTAAAAAATTAACAAATCTTTCGCTACATATTTTAGAGTCAAGTTGTCTTACTGAACCGGCTACTAGATTCCTGGAGTTTTTATACTTACCATTTTCTTTATAATTTATAAACTTAAAATCTTTATTATATATAACAGCTTCTCCAGCTAATTTCAAATAGCCTTCATAATTTATCTTCAAAGGAATATTCTTAAAAGTTCTTACATTATGAGTTATATCCTCGCCAATAGTAGAATTTCCCCTAGTACTACCTTGAATAAGTTCTCCATTATTATAAATTAATTCACAGGTGAGGCCGTCACCCTTTAACATAAGAACACATTTTTCTCCTCCGGTAAATCTGTGTAAGTCGTTAACGGATTTAGTTTTATCAAGAGATTTTAGTGGAATAGAATGTGTTACCTTCTGGAGTTTTGATATAACTTCATATCCTACATTTTGAGTCGAGCTTTCTGATAATATAAATCCTGTCTCTATTTCTAATGCCTTCAATTCATCTTGTAGGCGATCAAATTCCTTATCCGTCATTATGATATCACTTGTATTATAGTAAGTGTCACTGGCCTTATTTAGTAGTTCTGTCAGTTTCCTTATTCTTTCTATTTTATTAATAATAATCTCCTCCTTTAAAAATAAGGTTTTATTTTACACTGTATTTGAAATGTAAATTAATCAATATGTTTTTCAATAGAATTTTTTATTTCCAATAATGAAGCATAAGCAGTTTCTCCTAATTTTTTTATGCTGTATTCATTTCTATCTTTGAAATTTGCGGTTTCGATTAAATCAACTACCAATTGGAAAACAAGTTCTGTATGTTCATCTAAGTTGTTTGAACGTTTTTCATCAATATCACTATCTCCATATGGTTCTATACTTCCTATTAATTTTTTAACCACCTCATATATAGTCATATAAATTACCTCCTTCACCTTAACTTCATATTGTCTATTGCATTAAATCTAAGCTTTTAAACTATTCTTGATTTTTGTTCTATGATATCTACGCCAACAAACAAATGAACTTTTTCATAATACTGTTTATAATATCTCTGTCTTTCTAAAGAGTATTCAATATCCTCAGTATCTATCACTTCAAGCATTATAGGAAATCCAGTTTCTAGAGAGCAAATTACATCAACGGTTTGATATTTCATGTTAGTTTCTCCTTTCTATTGATATACAATATAGTCATATTATTTATTTAAGTAATTCAATAACATCTTTATATGTTTTAACATCTGTCTTTGTTACTTTTATAATATTACTAAGACCTTCCATAATTTCTACTTTATATCCTTTTCCGTATTTACTGATATATATTATTTTACTCCAATCTCCATTTACTATTTTAAAAGAGAATGATTTTTCGCCCCAGTAATTTTTAGGAGCATATTCACTTTTAAGTAGGAATTGATATATTCTATTCATGCTTTTCTTCCTCAGTATTATTCTTCCAATCGCAATACTTTTGGCACTCTTCTTTAGTTTTAAAATATGTATGGTAAGTTTCAACCTTTTCAAACTCTAAGCCATCTTTATATATCATTTTTGCGTAGTTACTGCTATCATATGAATAATATTCATCATCTTTACCTTCACGATTGATTCTATACCACGCACTAATCGTTCTATCATCTCTATCAACTTTGAATTCTGTGCAAATATGTTCTTCCGGTTCATAAACCATTTTACTAGTATTGCATGCACAAGTTTCTTTTATTTTGTTTCCTTGTGGAGAGATGAATTCAATTTCTCTTTTAACATTACACTTGTTACATTTAGGAGATTTAACAGCTATCGTATCGGCTCTATACATTATAACTTCAAAATCTTTCATAAGAGTAGATAATTTTTCTTGCCTTACTGTTCTCATTAGATTTTTCTTCTCATTTTCTAACGATCTTTCTCTATCTCTAATTTTACTTTCCATATCTTTCAAAACTTTATTCTCAGCTTTTAAATTTTCATTGTCTCTCTTAATATTGTCAAGTTGATACTTTACAGATACCAACAAAGCATCTTTCATTTTCTCTATATACTCCATTAAAATATCATCTGCTATACTTGGTTCATAATATGGTTCATCATCGCCTTCATAATACATATAATTTCCTCCTTTAATATGATAATTATTTATTATTTTCTCTTTATAAAAAATGTATCTATTGCTTCTTCTTTGTCAAGCTGGTAAAAATGCTTGTCGCCACCGTTGTTGTATAAACTAAATATTTCTATTAAATAATATTGATTGTCATCTCCGTCCAATGGTGGAACAAATATTATCTTCATTCTTACTGTATCAGAACCCCTAGAATGTTTAAATTTATCGCCTATATTATATTTAGACATTTATACTCCTCCCGATAAAATTCTCTTTTTATTTTGCCAGTTCTAGTATTCTTTCTTCAATATTTTTTAAGGATATCAGAGTTTCTTCTTCTACTTCTGTATCGTCTCCGAATAAGTATAAATTAAAGCAATTCACTTTATATAGTTTTAATAACTGTTTTATTTCTTCAAGCCTTTCCATATTATGCCTCCTTAACTTTTTTAAGTTCACTAAACCCACACCAGTCATTTTGGTCACAATTTTTACAAGAAACTTCTGCACACAATTTATGATCTTCCCTCTGTTTCTTCTCTATTCTCATTCTCTCTGCCCATCTATCAGCTCTCCCTGCTGCTACACACAGCGAAAATACAGATACCATAGTAATTAATGCAAATATCCCCAATAGTATAATCTTCATCTCGATATTCCTCCTATTTTATATTCTTATTGTAATTATCCAGATTCTTTTATAACCTGAGAAAACTCAATCCACAACTCACCTTCCTTTTCTATGTTGAATTTACCTGATATCATCATGGCTTTATGTATCTCCTTTTCTTTATCTGAGTTGTATTCATAAAACCATGATTTTAAGATACGTACATTTATAAGTTTCATTCTGCTCACCTCAATTGTTAGTCTAATTATATTATATTTGATTTGTCTTTGGTTGTCAATATATTAATTAATAAATCCTTCATTCCTATAAGCTAGTATCAGGTACTCATATAATATAGCAACATTTGCTCCCTTATAATAGCCTTCTGACACCATATAACCCACCAATTGCTCAATGGCATCCTGTAGCCTTAGTATGTATTCTTCTGCATCTGTGAGCCTTATTTCTGTATCAGTTTTAACTACCTCAAAACAAGTCACAGGGTACTGATATGCATTTCCAGAACTATCTATTATTGTATATCTTGGTTCTGTTACTCTTTTACCATCAGTTATATACATTAAACATTCTGGTTCAAATTTTATTACCTCATACACTTTCCCTATTTCAATATGCCAGAAATCTCCTTCACAATCATTTATACATTTAATTATCATAATTTTCCTCCAATCTGTATTAGTTTTTATTTATAATCTGTATTACTTTTGAATTGTTATTACTATAAACTCAGTTTTTTATTAAACAATTATCAATTAAATCATCTAGCACAAAACCACTATTTTTATATTCTTTACAAAGTTCATCATATTCCTTTTGCTCTTCTCCATAAGTAAAAATATTCATAGCGTGAATCCTAATATTATATATTGCTTCACCTACTGTACTTAATTCACAATTTTTTCCTATTTCTAATGCAGTTTGTAATTTCATAATTTCCTCCTTCTTAATGTGAACTTCTTATTATATCTTGATAAACCTCATCCATTGCTTCATCTTGCTCTTTGTAATATTCCTCTAATATTTCTTTAGCTCTCTCGAATGAAATATTATTAAGTTTTGCAAAATCCCTTATATCCTTTACTATATAATCAGAGTCTATTTCCATAATATATCCCTCCTTTTAAAAAGACTGTTTTATTGGATAACTCCATCCCATTGATTGAATAGTTCTTTGTTGATCTTAAGTGATTCAGTTTCATATTTCTTTTGCTCTAATTCTTTTTTATGATTAAATTCATATCCTTCAATACACTCTGAAATAATCTTTACATAGTCATACTTAAAGGTTTCTAAGTCAACTCTAATTGAATCGATTAACTTGTCCCGATGTTTTCCATTTTTCTTAAATGCTCTTTTATAAAAATTACAGTCAGTTCCTTCATTAAATCTTGTATGATCATAAACTACTTCTGCATAATATTTATTACCCATTTTTGATACCACTGGAAACTTACTCACGTTATACTTTTTTGATATTTTATTTCTATTTCTACTATCATCTACATTCGCTTCTATAATACCTATCACTCCCAAAATAACAACCGTTAACATAATAAAACTTAATATATCCATAATACATTCCTCCTCTTAATTATTTTATATAAAAATCTTCTTTTATTAGTTAACATATTGGTGTTAGGCATGTTCTACAGTGTGTACTACATCCAATCTCTTCTTGTGCGGGATGTAGAGTAACTGTAAATTCTCCTTTATTTAATAGTTCCCATATACCTTTAAGACTATTAAATTCTAGGACTAACTTATTTCCATCTCTTGACATATTCATTTCAAATTCCTTGTCCATGATTACTCCAATGCATGTTCTCCTACCACTTACTTTTAATATTGCTTTCATAATAGTTCCTCCTTTCTATATTATATCTTTTAATATTCTTGGTTTGTAGAATGTATTCTTCTTTAAATCCAGTTCTTGAAGTTCTACGTCAAGTTCCAACTGCTGCAATTGTTTAAGAATGGCAGATATTTTTATGTTTCCCGTTACTTTTTGAATCGTTGTCAGTTCTAACTTGATCCTACTTCTTTCAATTCTATTATCTTTAATCTTCTTAGCATAGAAATATCCATCTGCGGCGTTAAATTTGGAATTTTCAAGAATATGCAAAATATCTTGCTCTATTAAATCACACCTTGATAACTCTTTACTTAATGAATTATATTCTGCATTTACTTCTTGATAAGATGCTATTAGATTTTTTAATATTTGACTTGCCTTACACATTACCATCACCCCTTTTATATTATACTTTAATTGTAATTTATTATATTCGATTAGATGTTGAAACTTTTAGTATATTCTATTAAATCAATAATTTATGCTATATTCTCAACTACCGCCCTAACAACATTAATATTAAGTAATCCGCAAAGCAAATAATTTATATAACCATCTTGCAATACATTTTCTTTGTCAATTACAATGTATTTATCAAATTTTTTATTAACTTTATAGTAGTCTAATTTAATTTGAATTTTATCCAAAGAAGGCTGTGTTTCCTTAAATGAATCCTGAATTATTATATCTTTAACATTAATATAAATTTTTTCTTTATTTAATTCATTACATCTTGTTTGTGCTTCTTCCTTTGTTAAGAACAAATTACTATCTGCTCTATTCAAATGACTAAATCCACAACAACCTTTATATTTTACAGATATATCCTCGTTGCTATTTATACTGATTTTAGTTGTTGAAATGATAAATGGTTCGTTACAAACTATACTGATTTGTTTATTTGATGTAAATTTACCAATTCCCATACATTCTGGACATTTCATATCCTTATCGTTGTATTTGATTGTCTTTTTGCCTTCGCATATCGGACACATTTTTTCTATTTTTGTTTGTTTTGTTGTGTAAACAACATCCTCTTTTTGAAATTTTACTGATATTTCTAATATTTTCATAATTTATCTCTCCATTCGTATTATATTTGATTTGTTAATTTAATTGACTAATATCTAAAGTATCAATAAAGGCATGAACTTTGCTAAAACTAGAAACTGCAATATCTTCCCATTTATATACCATATACTCTTTGAATACTTTATCTTTAGCTTTTATATATGTCTGACTTTTAGCATCAATATTTCTACCATATATTTCACTTAGTTTATCTTTCAAAGTGCTAGATAAAACTTTTGTATTTCTATCTCTAAATCCTATCATGTCGGCAGTCTGATCTATTTGTAAGTCTTTTGAATTAAGACTATCTTTCACGAACTCTTCCATTCTGTCTATAGCACCAAACATACCCTGTACAACTTGATTAGTTAGTTGCATACTCTTAGCTAAGTCTAATAAATATACATCTTTACTAGAAATTCCAGGAGCTACATAACCTCCTGTCTTACGAATTGCTGGAAGAACATCTTCGGTTACCCACTTTCTAAATTCTCTGCCATTTTTTGTTTTAGATTCTAATATAAAATCATATAGCATTACTTCATTCAGATACGTTGCACCATCATGTTGCAACCCTGTAATAGCCCCATTCATCATAACTTTGTCAATTCTATCTTCCATGATTTGTGTATATTCTCTACCTTTTGAAAGTCTGGTTCTTGTATATCCTAGTGCTGCACCAGTAGAATATAATTCAAATAATATTTCTCCATCTTTTCCTTGTGCTAGTTTGACATCTTTTCCTTCAAACTTTTTAGCTAGAATTGTTAATCCTGTTTCCATAATAATATCAATCTCCTTCGTTTATTATTTTATAATCTAAATATACTATATTATATTACAATTGTCAATATATTCTAAAAATATTATTTATATTTTATGTCTAATCTCAAAGTCAAGTATATCTGTAACTTCATCTATATCGTCAATTTCTTTGTCACCATTCAAGGTTTCGCTTATCCACACTATCATTTCTACATTTGCAAATACTTTTGCTTTATATTTCATTATATACTCCTTTCATTATTAAAATCTTAATTCTATTCAATTCCATACTTATTTAAGATTGTTGCTATTTCTTCTTGTCTTCTGCAACCACGACAACCATAGTTTTCTCCATCACAATCTTGACAAATAATAGCTAATAATTCTTGTATTAATTTTTCAATATTTTCCATCTACAGATTCACCTTTCCTTATAAAATGATTGTTTTAAAATCTAGTTATATTTTATTATATATTTGAATTGTGCAACTATATACTATTACAACTAAGAACATTATTAGGATTATTGTCGGTAATAGTTTTAGGTATCTTTTTACTTTGTGAGCAATGGATAGCTAAGCTATTGTTTATTATTCCATCAATATAAATACACTCTCCAAGGTCATCTAGCTCATTTAAATGACTACAGCCATTTGGTACAACATAATACTTGCATTTCTTTTTTAGTCTCATATTGTTCAATTCTAATCTTCCTTTTTCTATGCAATTGGTACAAATGTAGCCTTCATTGCTCTCGTTATCTATAATTTCCTTGAATAATTTTAATCCTTTTACTTGTACTCTCTGACAAAGAATACATTCATTTTCCTTCATAAATTTCTCCTTTCAATCTTTCGTCATATATTCAAAGCAATCCCTATTTTTGAATTGCGACTATTAGTTTATATTAATAACCAACATAATCTTTATAAAAACAAAATCTTTTTGTTGTAAACACGTAGGACAACACAGAGGCTTTGCTTTGTTTACTTCTGTTGCAAAATGATTTTCACAACCCCTACACCAATAAAAAGCTAATTTATCCATTATAAATACTCCTTCTTTTTAAAAATTGCATATCACTTCAATTCGTTTTCTCTCATTATGTCTGTGATATCTACACCTAATATACTTATAGTTGAATGTACTTCTAACGCCTTAGTATTCATTCTTTTTTTGTTGCCGTTACTCCATTTTACATCAGCCCAAGTACAATCTTTAGCCACTCTTCTTACAGTTCCGTATGTTGGCGGAAACCCAACACAAGTAACCCAATCAGACTTTTTAATATTCATAAATTATCTCCTTTCAAATTCACACTATATTCATTTTAAGCATGTGAATTAATAAAACTATTAATCATATCTTCCAGTGCTATTAAGGCCTCATTATATGCCTTTAGTTGAGACTTATCCTCTGAAGATGCTACGAACCCACTTGGAAGATGCTTAATCTCTACAATCCTTATTACATCATCTCCTATATATCTTTGCCTAAGATCAATTCTCATGTCTTCTTCTTTAATGAAGTCGCTTTTATATTTATCCATTATTTCTCCTTATAAATTATTCTTTGTAATAACTATCTCCATTTTCTGATAATTTATATTTATATTTCATTGCTATATAATCCATAACATCACATGCGTTATCTGATTCTTTATCTAAATTTACATTAGACTCATTCTTATCAATTTGAGATCCTTTTATAAATACCCACATATTTATTCTATCAGAAACTTCTACTTCGGCGACAACTAAATCGTTATTCAATCTCAATGATATAACGCTATCTTCATCACTATTATTAAATGACTCAAGAGAATAACCCTTTTCAATTAAAATTTTTGTTAACTCTAATACCTCTGGTAAATTACTTACATCTTCAAAGTTTTTAATATTTTTCATAATCAAATCCTCCTTATAAAATATCGTTTTTATATATAGATATTAATATCTCCTGATCTTAATTTTTCTAGACTTTCCTTTGCTAACCTTAACTCATTAGTTTTATATTTAATGCTACTTTCAATTTCCTCGATTTTATATTTCAATACTTCTTCCATTTTAGCAGAAGACCTTTCAGCACCTTTTCTTTTATAATATTCTTTATAACATTGATGTTGCGTAGATAAGTTAAACAAATCTTCATCTGCATAATAATCAAATTTATATTTTTCAATCTTCTCTATATCATCATAATTACAAACAAAAGTTAATTCTCCTTGTTCTAATGCTTTTTCTAGTGTAAAAGTTTTATTCTCTGTACCTGAACTCCAATATGTATCTTCTAAATACAGTTCTCCATTTCGTCTTTGCCTAACAACTAATTGCCCATCGAAACAATGATCTGACATAAATATTTTCTCTCTCCATATCTTATTATAGTTAAACTCATATACATCATTTAATTTTAATTCCATTACTACTCCTCCAGTATTTTATATTTTGATTGTAGACAATATATTTGAATTGTTCATCAAACTTGTCTTCTTTTGGCATTTCCCTCATCCAACAGGCATTGCAACCTATTTTCTTGGAATCTTTTTCTGTTTGGCAATTGTAATGTTCTTCTAATCCATAAGATTTTGGACATACAGGGGCTAAACATGGTATCATTAGCTTAAATCCTGATTTTTCTAATTGTTTTACTTTTTCTAAAAATGTCATAAATCCCCTTTCTTATATTCGCACTATTTTCAAATGGTTCATCAACATAAATCTTTGATTTTAACTATAAAGTCTTTAACCAATCTTCTTTCTCTTTATCATTTACCATTTCTTTACAATGCTTTACCGTTACATTCTCAAAACCATATTTCTTTCTGTAGGTAACTAAGTTACACATTAAAGCGTATTCGTTATAACACATGTTGACTAATTTGTTATTGACGTATATTCGATGTTCCATGACTACCTCCATTCAAAACTTGATTTTATTCATTAATTATTTCTTGTATTCTCTTTAACTTATTTAGGTTTAAATTTAGTCGTCCATACGAATTAAAAACTTTTCTCAATTCCCTGTTTATTTTATCTGATTCTTCTTCATCTAATATTTCTTGAATTGAAAAGTATAACGACCATTTACAACCATAATTACTAGTCTGTCTGTTGTCCTCTTTGTCAAATTTTAATTCCCAAAAACTATCTTCTTTATTATTCACATAAAAATATTTTCTGCCTATTTTAGTAATTTTCCATTCTTCAATATGGTTCATAATATCGTCTTTTATATATCCAGCATTATCGCCTATTGGTTTTAGATATACTGTTTGGTTAATTACCATTTTATAACTCCTTCCAATAAATTAACATTTTTAATAGATTATTTAACTTCAGCTTTTAAACAATCCTTACATCTTTCATAGGCGTGCATGTCAAAATCATAATTTAATACTTCTCCAAAAAATCTACATTGGCCATATCCGCTATTAAGCTTTTTACATGCTAAGAAACAACTTGATCCACTACAATGGATATGTGTTGGATTTCCCTCCAATTCAATTATAAGTTTCAAACCTATACCTCCTTATTCGCTATTAACCTTTCTTCCTCTTTTTCAAAGAACTCAATGATTTTTATTGATTTTTGAACTACTTCCTTTTCCATTCCTTTCGTTGTCCTTTTACCTTCTTGATTATAATAAGCATTAAGTAATTCTCCAATAACTTCACTTCTTTTCATTATAAACCTCCTTTCATATAAATTTCCTGTTTTATGCCCAATCTAAATGAACATATTCTTCTCCTATATAATCCTTATCAATCTTTACATATGCTACTTCACAAGCACCAAAATCAAATTTCACTTTTAGTTCTCCAAGTCCTTCATCTTTAAGCTTTTGTAATTCTATTATCAATTTATTTACATTCATATATATCTCCTCCCATTTAAAATGAACTTTTTATATTATATTTATCTCACAACCTCTAATCCTATAAACGCTAATAACTTATCATACTTACCTTCAACAACACTTGCTCGACTTAAATTATATGCCGGATATATAGTTGTATCTACAAACCTAATCTCCAGAAATGTAAAGTCTAATTTAATCTTTAACATAATTCTTTCCTTTCCTTACTAAATTATTTATTAACCATTAAAATTTATCATTTATTTCTATATATTAAGTTTATTATATTATATTAGGTTTGTCAATAGATTACAACAATTTCCATAGATATAATTATTGCAGCAAAGCTTTTATACTCTACTGCATTTCCTTCCATTATATTACTCCATGCTTTATGTTTGCCAAGTTTTTGTACCAAACAAGTGATTGCTTACTTTTTAAATTAAATAATCCTAATATAGTTTCATCATCAAAATATTCACGATTTTCAGGTGTTAGCATATAAACTATTTTACTTCTTCTTATATCTTCCATTGTCAAATTATCCACGTCTATACCTTCACAACTAATATCGTTATTCTTAAAAATCTTATGCAATGTATCTCCAGGATTATTTAGAAAATCTTCTTTCTTACCTTTTCCAACATTTACAGGCTTAACTAAATATTCAGAACTTCGATAGGACATCCTCTTATATACATTATTTTTTGTGGTAACTACGTAATACATTTCTTTCATACATTTTCTAATATCCTCTACGATTTCAAAATCTTCAATTCTTACTATTCTTCTAGTATTCAAAAATAATATTGCAATATTTTCTCCTTCATCATTTTTGGAGAACTTAATCATATCATTTTTTAACATTTTGATTTCTTCATTTGTAAGACTCGACCATGCTAATTCAAACATTAATTTATCTCTTACGTTCAACTCTTCTGCTCCGTCCATCTTAGATAACTGATTTTTAATATTCATATACTGGCTATAATTTAATGTAAGATTGAGAATTCCTTTAATATCTATAAGATTTTCCATGTTCAATTTTTCTGTATCAAAATTTTCAATATTACAATTCTCTTTTTCGCAAATATATTCTACAAATCTTCGTACAACAGATGCATATTTATTTAAACTCGATGGTGATATCGCTTTATAAGATTTTAAATAATTAGATATATCTTTTTGATTCCAATCCAATACAGACTTCTCAATTATTTTTTCAAATTTAATAACTTTATTCAATATAAATCCAATTTCTACTTCATCGTTAGAATCATTTAAAAAACTTTTTAAATATTTATTTGTTAACATTTTTAATCGCTACCCTTCTATAATTGATAATATGATTTAACTAATTTTTTATCTGCAATAAATGCTTTATTGTGTGTGGTAATTCCACTCTTCATATATTTTATATACAATTCATTAATATCGTCTTCTGGCGATTCAATTAAAGTAAAATGGTTTGTAACTCTTGTTAGTTCTTTCAATATAGTATTTTCTTTTTTCATTTCATTTATCATCATTTCATTTTGTTTCAATTGCTTTCTAAGTTCTTCTATTTCCTTTTTAAGATTGGTTGAATTATCAATATTATTTTTGATTTCTGTTGTAGTATCTTTAGCAGTGTTTAATTCACTTGCAAATGCTGCAATTAAGTTATCTATTGCTTCTTCCCTTATTCCCTCTAATTCTCCATTAATAATCTTTTGAGATAGTATCTTGGCTTTAATGACATCATCGGTACGCTGAAGGGTGTTTACAATTTTATTGATTTTTATTTGTTGATTGTCTTCTGATTCGACAATTAAACTATACAAGTATTCTCGCTTATCCATTTTATTCTCTCCTTTTTATTTTGCTTATTGATTTTATATTACTACAATTCTAATGTAATGTAAATACCAAAATTTGGTTTGTTGAATGATTTATGATATTATGCTATTCATTATACTATTATTTGCCTGTTTTATCATCTGTTTTTCATCTACTTGTACGTATATTTGAGTTGTTGATAAACTTGCATGACCTAGAATTTCTTGAAGTGTTCTTAAATCCATCCCGTTCTGGAAGCTGTTTGTAGCGAATGAGTGTCTTAAGAGATGTACCAACATATCAGAATCACCTTGTGGATTAACACCGGATTTCTCCATTGCTATTCTTACCATGCTTTGAATTGATGTCTTATCCATCCTGGACTTCCTTTCACTTAAGAATAAAGCATTTTCACCTTTTACATTAGCTCTTACCTTCATATACTCTTGCAATAAGAAGTTTATTTGTTCACTCATATACATAGTACGTTCTTTATTACCCTTCCCTATTATTTGAGTGACTTCTTTACCTACTATGTCAATATTCAGATCAACAACCTCGCTCAATCTCATTCCAGTATTAAGTATCAACAGTATTATTGTTTTGTCTCTTACAGCATTTCTGGGACTAACACTCTCCAATAACTTTTTGCATTGCTCGATGTTGAGATATTTTGCTTTTCTCTTTGGTATTTTAGGTTTGTCATCTTTGTCTAGTTCGAACATAACATTTTTATTAATCACCTTGATCTTTACTAAATAAGTGAAGAAGTTCGTCAACGCACACAACTTCCTTCTTATAGCTGCTGCTGCATTGGTGTCCTTTAGATAGTACATGAAATTATATATGTGAGTTACTTGAATCTTTTTAGCATTAGTCTTATTAATTTCAAATTCCTTTTCCTTCATGTAATTACAGAACACACTTACATTGCTTTGATATCCCTTTACGCTTTCCTCACTTTTAGTAAGAGATAAGTATTTTACATAATCTGTTATTAAATTCATTTCTTACACCCCCAAATTTCTCATGACATTAAAAATTTGATTGTCTTATATAATTGTGCTGCTCCAAATAATACTAAACCTATCAACCAACCAAACCCATAACAGCATCCGAATAATAAATAAATCATAATTTAACTCCTCCTACTATATATTATATTCATTTTATCATATTTTATACACATTTAGTAAATTATTTTTATATCAGTTTAATGTAGTACAAACTTTTGTTAATCGTGTTCTTTTATTTATTATTCCTATCCCATGTTTATCGTGTGAATTTATACATTTAAACACATTGCTTAATGTCTCATGTTTTTTATGAGAGTGCATATATGCGTTACCTCTAGTATTTTCATGATATAGTTCTATTGCGTGTCTCTCATAATCCATATTTACTATATACCATGTAGCTCTATAGCTTTTAATTCTAATGTAACATCCTATCTCATCATAGGTAAATCCATACTTTCTACATAAGTTATTCAATAATTCTTTATTCATATCTTACATCTCCTTTGTGTTTTTAGCAAAAAGAAAGGAATAGAAATTTTCCTCTCTACTCCTCATTCTATATAGTATGTTGTCCCACATATATTATATTTCATTTCTAAACACGTTGCCGTAAGTTCTCCTACTATATAAGTACCATCGGATTTCATAACATATCGGTCTCCCTCTAATTCTTCTATGATAGTATCATTTATTTCCTCTGCGTCTTCTGTTGTGCATCCTAACACCAGTAAATCCATTAATATTGATTCTTCTGTTAACTTGTAAATTTTAATCATTTTTTAATACCCCCATTTATAAACTTTTGTAGATTTTAACCATTATTATAATTTAACTATGCGCTTGACCATATATAATATCAAACCTTCTTTCTTTTTACTTCATAAGTATACGAACAACCGTTCTTTAAATTTAGTATACTACCGGATAATTGAATTGTCAAACATTTCTTTTTTATTTTATTTTAGTATTCTTCGGGTAATAATACCGTTGTTGAGGATCTATCGGCTTCCGTTATTATCCAGAAAGTTATACCATCTTTGCTCTCGTATACACTTAATATTCTATCATTATTTACAAGAGCTTCATCATTAGCCTCAGCGTCTTCTGGTTCTACTAATCCCCAATCTCCTATACGATGTCTATCTAATGCCATAATTAATTCTTCTCTTGATATTACTTGCTCGACCATCTTCGTCATAACTGTTGTTCCAAGTTTAAACATAATAATTTCTCCTTATTATTAGTATAATGTTTCCACTGTCCTATTTTTGGTACTACTGAGATTATTTAAATTTAATATTTTTACACCTATATTCTTCTCCGGTCTTTAGAGTTACAAGTACATCGTTGTTGACTGCTATAACTGCCCACACATCTTTCTCTTTTAGTTCTATATTCTCATCTTTATCAAGATCATATAACTTTATCATTGAATCACCTCTATTCAATTAGTTGACAATAGTATTAAAATTTATACACCTCCTTTTTCTATTTCAATTAGAGAAAATAATATTTTAATCAATCTTCTAATAACACATAAAATAATGAGTAAAAATATACATGAGTTAGATTCCATTGAATTATCCTCCTAATATTACTGTGATGTACTATTTACTTTAAACTTGTTCTTTTATTGTAGTAACGCATATACTTCTGGAATTAATTCTTTTTGTCTTCTGGTCAATATAGTTCCTAACCAACCGATTGTTTTAGGAAAATCTATAGTGTACGAATATGAATGATCTTGATATTGTTCTACAGTATAACACCATGATATATCTTTAGTATCTTTTCTAAAATCAGAATAGTTATGAACGAATATTTTATACTTTTCTTTTCCTACTATAACAATGAATGTTTCATTATTGATTTTTGTATAAGACACCAGATGATATTTATTAAAATTTTCTTCATACTCTCCAGTAGGTAATAAATCATTTTCTTTTAACATTTCCGATAATTGCATTTTTAATACACATCCTTTATATATTATATTGATTTAAAATCGTACGTTTATTGTATTTTTAATTTTTTAATTTCAATTTTAGGATTGCCTATATATTGTACTTCTTTAGGATAATATTTTCTTTTATAATTTTCAGCTTGCTCTAATGTTTCAAAGGTTTTAACTATATATTTTCTTATAAAATCAGTTATCCATATCACATATGGTTCTTTCATTTTTCACATCCTTCTTATAAATTTATTATTTTATCTTAACAATGCATTATTCCATATATTTATTGCTCCATCTTTATTTGAAGCTTCTTCAATGTATTTTGATTCAGCTACGATATAAAATAATTCTTTATTTGTAAATTCTCTAAAAGGTAAAGGAAGTTCTATATTTTTAATAACTCTTTTTCTTTTTTCTTCTTTATACTTTGTTAGTTCTTCCAGTGCATTTTTAAACCTGCTAAACTTTGCATAGTCTTTACTTATAGTAATTAAAAATATACCTTCTTTTTCTAACTCACATATAAGATTATTAATATCAAATTTAATAAGATCCAAATTAACACCAGATAGAGAATATTTACATTCTGAATAATTTTCAATATAATTTAAATTACTATTTAAATATTCTTTCCGTTCTTTTTTAGTTTCTAACATTATTACACACCCCTTCTTTAATCTCATAAATTCTTTAATTTAGATGAATTTACTTGTATAAACTTTATGCAATTGGCTATACATTTCTTTAATAGAAATAATCCTTTCTACATACATATTAAGAATTATTATATAAGCTATTAACATATTATTAGTAATACCATAACTATAAATTGGTTTAGGTAGTGATCCATCCTTAAACATTCTTTGTCCTTCTATATAGTCCTGAAATATGATGTTTTTATTATTCAATGTGTCAGTATGTTTGATTATTTCAAAATTTCCTACGCTGCAATATAATACTTCTTCAAACTTTTTATATTCCATTTAATACACCTCTTTCATATTTAAGCTTATAGCTCTACACGTTATACCCTTTAATATATAACGTGCTCGTCTTAATCTTCAAAGACTCGAAGGAGCTTTATTTTATATTTGAATTATATTAATTTTAACCTCTTATTAATTAACTTTAATTCATCACTAAAGAATTTTATCTGACCTATGTTATTATTCTTAGTATGGTATTCTATTGCGTTCTTAGTATATGATATTCTGTTCAGTAATTCTTTTTTAGATGCATTCATAACACTATGATAAGCTTGAGATCCTATATAGTCACACTCAATGTAATTATAGTTCATTGTACCACCTCCTGAAGTTCTCTTTTTCTACTATATATCTTTACATTTTGTTTACCTATAACACTATTTTTATGACAGATCAATTTATTATTTAAATATAGCCTATTATCTTCTAATGTTAAAACTGTATTTACTGGTACTAATATTTCAAAACCTATTTCAATTTCTTTTGTTACAATGTATTTTCTATTTGTCATTTTTAACACTCCTTATAAAATTTAGTTTTTAATTCAAATATTTTTGAACAAATTAATAATTTGCTTGAGTTTATTTGTAAAGAAAAAGGAATATATATTTTTATACATTCCTTTAAGCTTATAGTATTACATTTTTTCTTTCTTCTTCACATAAGATTATAAATTTACCTTCATACTTGCCAGCAAAATATGATCTTGCCTTTGTAAAACTTGTTGTCTCTATACTGTCAAAATAGCATCCCTCAGCATTTATTAATTGATATTTTTTCATTTTTAAAATCTCCTTCTCATTTGACTATTTTTATTATAACATTATTTGTAATTTACATACAATTAAAATTCAGGTTTTAAATTATTCTTCTTGTCTTACTGGTTCATAATTTCTCAATGCTTCAATTCTAGTAATGATAAGATCGTTATTGTCTCCATGAGCAAATAATTGTAATGTTGCTTTATCCTCAGATATAATTGCATAGTAAGTTTTGCCAGTTAAAGTATTTTTTAATTCTAACATTTTTTCACCTCCGGTATATTTTAATTGTTCTTTTATTCTGTTTCTAAACATTCTTCTATAAGTTTTAGTAAATCTATTCTTGAATCTAATAAATCAATATCGGTTAAATTTTCTAAAGCTCCTTTAATTTCGTTGAGATTATTTAATAATAATTCATTCATTTTTCTTTGCCTCCTATTTATATAATATTGAGAATTCAAAGATATTAAGAATAACTATAGATGATATAACCAGATAAATAATATATGATACAATACCGTAAAATCTTTCTTTGTCTTTTATTCTTATATGTTTCTGCATCTTCTCACCTCCTGGAAATATTAATATATTATTATTGGTTAAAGGTTTATACCTTCTATAACACATTAAATTATGAGGAATACTATTACACGCCTTACCCTCTTTAATGCATTATACAAGCTATAAAAGCCTGTTTTTATGTATTGTTATCTCTCAGAATAACGTTAATACATATTATATTATTATTGTTACATTACTATTATTTTAATGATAATTTTCTCCAGTGATCTTAGGATTATATTTTTATTTAACTTTTTAGCCTCTATTACATGTTGTTTTAACTCCTCAGCTACTTCTTGAATTTCTTCTAAACATGTTGTATAATCTTCTTTGTTAAAGTCTACATCGTCATTGTAAAATTCTCTTATAGCTTCTGCAATTTCCGGCTCTAATAAGTCTAAACAATCTTTAATATTATTTACTATTTCTATTTTGTTATTATGATTTATAACCATTTTTACACTTCCTTATTATTATTCGATTGTCAAAGTTAAGATATTGATATTGTTGTTAATGCTACATTTATTTTGAAAGAATTTAAATTCAATATGTTGCTCTTTACCTCCATAATAGTCACATAATACTTTATTATTTCTTCTATCAAACTTTATACTATCACTTATGACAGTACCGTCAATAATTTTACTAATGTAATTTTCTGCGTATGTTATGCATAGTTCTCTTTGTTCTTTAGATGTCATTTTCTCATTGCCTCTAGCTTCATCATAAAATTTTAATAACCTTTTGAGTTCTCTTAATTCGTTCATTACTGGATCACTTCTCTTTCATATAATGTATTCCATTTTTCTTTTAGGTAATACTCCGGAATGATATAACCTTTTTTAATAATCTTTTTGTAAGTATCTATAGTTATGTCAATACAATCTGTATTTGTTAGCATAGTCATATTTTTATAATTATCATAATGTTGTCTATTCTTCTCTTTCTCACTTTTAGATAATATATATCTAAGGCCTATAAAGTTATTATCATAATCAATAGCGACATAAATTTTCTTATTAAATGCATCTTTGATATTTTCATCAATTAATTTACGATATCCATTATCTAATATTATTTTGCTCATTTACAATCATTCCTTTTTTATTAATAGTAGGTTATATAAAACCTCTAAAATGTATTTTTTATTGGATATGCAGCAAGTGCAGAAAAATACATTTTACAAGTATCAAGCCTATTATATTTGATTTATTACAATAGGCTTGAATTGATTTATTATAGAACTATACTGAATAGCATTTCATTATTATTGTTTACATGCTGAGTTAATAAACTTCCTTCTAGGATTGATCCTCCAGTTTTCTTAGCTTTTTCTATTGCGTTTAATACTTGTCTTTCATTTCTTCCATTACCTTCTACTAATATTCTTATCATTTCCTTTTCTGTTTTATTTCTGAATGCTCTCATTTTATTTCACCTCTTTGTTATTAATAATATTGAATATTCTTTGTATATCACTGGTTAAATTATAACTTTGAAATACTGTATATTTTGTCTTTGAATCTGCTATGATTGAGTTTAAATTTGTTATTATCATTTTAAAAACACATCCTTTTATTATGCTACATTCATTAGATACATAACGTACTTTTTAGCCTCCGACAATGTTCCTGTTGATTTCATACTATGCACTTCTATACCATCTTTATATATTCTAAATGCTCCCCAATTATTAATTATTTCATATTCTTTCAATGTATGACTTGTTACACTCCACATTCTATCTGTTATGGTATTTATGTTTCCTACTCCATCAATAGGAATATCTTTTTTAATTCTTTTGAATGTTAATACCTCACCTACATTTTTTAAATTTTCATCAATTGCAGCTTTTATTATTTGTTCTTTTTCTTGTTTTTCTTGATACTTAAAAGCTTTTATTTTAGCATTAAATTCATCAATTAAACTATATAAATTCATTGACATATTATTCAATTGTTCTTGTTTCTTATTGTATCTACTAACATTTAAGCCACCTCTACCAGTTACCATCCAAGATGGATTATTAGCTTTATGTGATAATACTTTTATATATTGTTCGTGATATTTCTTTTTAAAGCTCTGTAAATAAGTTTTTGCTTTATATTCTGTATAATTGTTACACCCTGATTTTACAAGCTCTATAATATCATTGTTAGCACTTAATAGAGTGTCTTGTAGTTCTTGTTGATGATCTATAGGTGTATTTCTTATAAATGCGTTATCATTTTCAGTTCTACTTAATTCTTTAGATACTAAATAAGTTTCTATATCTTCAATATTTATATTTGGATAAATTGCATTATTTTTTTCTTGTTGTGATTCTTGCTTTTCTTCTTTCTTAGTCTCTACTTCTTCTTTAGTTAAAGTTACTCCTATACTTCCATTACTTGTAAAGCCCATCTTTTCAGCAAATTTAATAGCTCTATAATAACCACTTTTTTCTCGTGATACCCATGCTTTAGCTTTACCAGAAAATAAGAATATACTTTTTATTTCTGCTTTTGTTGCTCCATCTAAATTTTGATATTCCTCTTTATTAAATTGTAATTCAAGTCTTGAAGTTTCATTATTGATAATATAAGTTTTATTCATTTATATAACCACCTTTTAAAATTTAGTAATACATGATATTACTTTATATAGATTACAATGTACTTATGTAATATTATTTTAGTATTGTACATTGTAAGTATTAAAAGTATTCAAATATTATTTTATTTCTTTAATAGTTAAGTTTGTGATATGCTCGTAATTATCATAAATCTTTACTTTTAAATTTGTTTCGTTTGATGCTTCTATAGTCTCAGATATATTATAAAATTTTCCTATTGCATTTAATTTTCTCCCTTTAAATTTTACTAGATATTTATTCATTTTTACATTACCTACCTTTTATTATTATTTTTTATTTGTCTTTAATCCTGGAAAATTGATAAGAATATTTTAATATGACCTTTGCAGCATTTCACATAATTAATTTTTTAAGCCACTTGTAAAAGTTGTTCTATCCAATATTCATCAATTACCCTGTCAGAGTAACTATTGATGTATTCTATAACTTTTCTTATATCTTCTAATGTTATCTTTTCTTTGTTAAAATCTGCTATAACTTGATTGTAATTATTACCTAATATGTCATAGATAATTAAAAATTGTTTATATGTGAATGGATTATGTTTATAAAGTTCTATTCTAATATTATGTTTTATATCGTTTATTTTTTCTTGTTCTTTTATAGTTTTATTCATTTCAATTCTAGGATCAATCATACTTGATTCTTTTACTTTTTCATCTAATGCTATCAAATATAAATCATATTCTCTTTTATCTTTCTTTAACTGGTTATATTTTTTTACACTACCATAACAACACTTTATTAATTGCCTGTCATAATTTGTTAAAGGTTTCATAATTTTTATCATTCCTTTTTAAGTTATTAGAATAAATAAATATTCTAGAATGCACACAAACGATGTCATATAAATTTTATGTGCATATATACAATATTAGCGATTCATTCTATATTATTAATTGTAAACACCTCCTATAATTGATTGAGTAGAAATTTGTTATCAATTTAGTAAACATACATGTATCGTTAATGGTATACATATATTTGTATTTATTTTAATATATTTATATTTTTTCACGTTCTCACCTCCTTAGTAATTAAAATAAATCTTTTATATTAACGGTTATAAATCATAAAATCATATGTTTCAATTTGCAGTTTCTCAGCTAGTTTATACATAATTTCCATTAAGGTTTTATGTTTCTTACAGGTGTATTCAGTTTCTAATACCTCTAATTTTTTAGTAACATTATAATAAAAACCTTCATGTATATTTTTCTGATAAGTGGCTATTAATTTTCTATTGACTATATAGCCATATTCGTCATATTTTATTAAAAAATATTGAATAGCATTGTCGCTTCTTACTTGATTAATTTTAATATAATTTATATTCATTGTTATTTTACACCTTCCTTTTACTGGTTTATTTTGTACTATTTATCATTCCTTTTTATTTATTATTTTAAAATAATATTACTTGTTTAATATCTTCATAATTTATTGTTATTAGTTTGTTATTCGAATCAATTAGAATATTGTTTGTATTTAGTTCAACGTCTGTACAATTGTAATTTGTGTTGTCTGTTAATATTATTTTTAGATACTTACAGATATTTGATTCTTTTTTATAATTAAAGTCAAAAATTGATTTTATTACTTGTTTTCTTATTTTTGAAATTTTTGGATTGTTCATTTTTATTTAGTCTCCTTTTTATATTTGATATATGTAATTTAAATTCTAAAATAAAAATATAATTTTATCAGCTACGATATTATTTTCTATTTGTATAAGTTTATCCATACATAACATTCATTTTCTTCTATCCATTCAAAACTTGTATAGCATCCACAGTCTTGAACTTCATCAATTTTACATATATTGTCGCCCTCTGTCATCCAATTTAAAAAGTCTTCATCATTAGTATTTTTTAATATTTTATTCCATTTCTTTGTAATAGTCTCTATTGATTTTCCTTTTATAGTAGCATCTAATTGTTTGTATAATTTCATTTTCTTCATTCCTTTCACTGGTTTATTTCTTAGCTGATTATTATATTCTTATTTTAGAATTTAAAGAAGGGTAATTTTAGTAATGTCTCAGTTACCCTTCTTATTATATTCTATTTGTTCACACCTTTTTATATCTATTATTTCCTTTACTGCTTATGCCAAACGGAATACTATTGAAGTGGTATTTGTTTTTAGTGCTCCAACCTACCTAATTTATAGTTGATATAAAAAGCTTTATTCAGTTTTCAAATAACTACTTTTAGCTATAAATCGTAGAGCCCATAAACTACGATATCACAGAATGTAGACACACATTACAGATAAGTGGAACTTTAAGGAGTTCAACCCATAAGGCACGATTTATTTACTAACCTTATGTATTTATTATAACATATTATATTAGGTTTGTATATAGTTTTATATAATATATTTGATTTATAATTGTTAACAATTTATGAACGTTATCAGGTAATTGATCCAATGTCGGAATTATTAGTTATGCATTAGAATTTCATTGAATGTATAAGTTATTGTATATCAATGTATAATTGTATGTGTTTATGCATAGAATTTTATAGAATGGTATGTTTAAAGGGTTTATGATATCGATTGTGTTAAATATACATTAGTATACATTGATGAATGTATATAGCTGATTGTTTATGATATAGTTGAATTGTAGAATTTTATTAGATACGATAAATTGATATGCATTATTAGTTTATTGTATGGATATTATTGGGTATTGATTGTTAATATATATTAGTGATATAGTAGGAATTAAATCAGGGATATGAGGATATAATCATATGACTTGTATATACATGTATAGAGTTGTATAGTGTTTCATATAGTACATTTTACTTTTGACACTAAAAAGTTTATAAGTGAATGATCATTCATTTTAGATATACAATATTACTTTACTAACTAAATAGTTTACTAACTAAATAGTTTGATTGTCAAAGTAATAATGTCATATTGATTATATCGTTATTGCCAGTAAAGTTATCCACAGGCTAATAAGTTATCCACATTTAATCCACAAGTATTTGTAGTTTGTTCATTAATTGTTCATTAGTTATCCACAGATATTGTATGGTTATCCACAGTTTTATGTAAGTTATAAACAAGTTATCCACAGATTATATGACTTATCCACAGAGTTATCCACAGGTAAAATACTCATAAATGAAAAAATGCATCTTGTATAATTGAACAAAGTAAACATTTTACTATCATATAGTTATTGAAACTACATTACGTAAATATCAATGTCATAATTACCCTGTCCACATATTCACCTACTAAACATAGATATTTTACCCTAAACACTAGATTAAACATATATTTCATTGAATGTTTTTAGTGAATATGACACAAATATAGTCATATCAACGTACTACAGGGTATTAAAACAAGCCTATTTTGCAGCAAACTAGTGAATTAGCCATATAAATTACAAGGATCATAGACCAGGGGCGTGTATTACGTTCAGCCAGTTCCGGGGTTTTTGAAATTTGGGCGTGCCTCACTAACGTCATTACCCTATCAAAAAATCACTTCCGTAACAATAATTTAAACATTATTTTCATAAATCCATCCTCCAATTTAAACATATTTTATAAATTCAAAACCTCAAATTCCTACAAAAATTCCTCAAATCCTAACCTTCCATCGCAAATAATACGAATCTAACAATCAATTTCCTTCCTCTTTCTTCCAATATCTCACAAATTCATCTCAACAAAATTCAATTCCGTTATCCCCTATCGTAAACACTATCGTATTACCTTCAAAATCCCTTCCCAAATCTCATCAAAACTCACATAATATCACCTAATATATCCCATATCTCACTCAATCTCATACAATTCTACCTCATTCTCATCTGATCTCATAACGGTCAATATACTAAAACAATCCCAAACCCTATCACGGGGAGTACATTTACTTCAGAAATTATATCTTCCATATATACCCTACTACCTTCTAAAATTCACTACACTAAATTCTCTATCTCACAGCAACAAAATCATATCCTTTTCATTAAGTTTCACAACCAATACTATCATACCTATTCGCAACTTCTAATCAACCTATACTAAAATAAGCCACTTTATTAGTACAATTTCATCACACTGCTATTGGAGGGGCATACACTTACATCTCAACTACAATTCTCCATACCCTACCTATACCTTCCTAAAAAACATCACATCTTCTATCCCCCCTACTCCAACTCAACAAAACAACACCAATTTCCTCTCAAATTTTCACTAACCCAATTCTACCTATTCCATAGAACTATTTAATCCTGCTCTAAATAACCTACTTTTTTAGGACAATTCTATATCCTGAACCTGTCTCTACTAATATACTACATTCGGCAGCAATAATAAATCTACATCCTAATATCCTCTGGACTATATCTAAATAACATAAAATTCTTCCTAACAAAATAACTCCATTCTCATACCCTACACTAAATCAATCAAAATCACCTCTAAAAACGATTCTACCTCCTAGCCATACAAATATACTCCTAACCCTACTTTCGTTTAACCTTGCTCTAAATATAGCTACGTTTATAAGGATATTCTTTACTAGAAATATATTTTACTATTACAATCAGAATATAATATATATTTATGAATACCTATTGACAATACGAATATAATATAATATACTTATGAGTGATATAGAAAATACATTACAGAACATAGCAGAGAAAGGCGAACGCCGTCTGAGTGTTGCAAGAATAACATTACTATACATAAGAAAGGAGGAAACTAATAAGAAAACAAAAACATTACGCTCACGACTTCAGGCGTGAAAAGAGTTACTTCAGTAACGATACTATTAGAACAACAGAAAGGAGGATCATATGAAGAAAGAACCAATAGAACATAAACCTACTCTAAAGGAAATACTACTTGACGATAGTAATGGATTCATACCACTACCAAGACAATTAATTACCATCCTAGGATTCAATGCAACAGGCTTACTAGTAGAACTATATGATAGATATGATTACTATAGTTCACAGCAATCACTAAATACCTATGGAGAATTTTTCTATACAGTCAATGATATTGAAATCAATACAGGACTATCGAGGAGAGAACAAACCACATCTATCAAAATACTAAAGGAATACAATTTCATAGAAAGAATTATATCACGCGATATGCCACCAAAAAGATATTTCCTCATGAATAGTAATATCACACACCTCCTAAAGAATATCTATAAGAAAGCAGAAGAGAAGAAATCTAACATCATCGAAAGAAACAAAACTGAAATAGAACGAATGTTAGGAACATAATTTCCCATATATTTCCCAGAAAAGCACATGTCTTCGGAATATAGTTTTTGATTATAGTTATTGATATATAGTTATTAGTAATAGTTATTAGTATTAGTTATTAATAGCAGTGCGTTTCGCACTAATTAATTGGTACGTTTCGTGCGTTATTTACGTGCGTTTCGCACTAATCATACGTGCATATCGCACTAATCTTACGTACGTTTCGTACCAATTGGACTCCCTAGAGGGCTAAGAGGATATAGGTTGAAGAAATAAGGCTATGACTAAGAGCTTGTAAATGAAATATTACATAAAAATTAAGAAGACCTCTATAAAGATTATTAGAATTATAGACAAATTATATAACAATGAATAAGTATTAATTATATTCATGTTGTAATTGCAGAGCTACTAATGCATATGGTGAGAAATCTGCTATAGCATATCTACTTAACAGATTCTTAAATCCACTTGATAAAGGATTCTTTGAAGATAAAGGTATTTCTATTGATGAAGATTTATGGGCTTTGAGTGAACTCATACAATTCATCTGGAGAAGTAGGATCAGAAATGATAAAAGTATTAATATTTATATCCCAAATAGTCGTATGAGAATGCTGTTTAAAAATTACCTTGAAAATAACCTTGGGAAATCAGAAGTCCCAAATCAATTTTTAGATGGCTCAACCATGCGTGTTTGAAGGGTGTACCCCTTAAAAGAAAATTTTATATAAAAAGAGAGTAAAAGAGAGGTTAAATTGACTATAATTTATTACTATTTTCTATAGATTATTGCAGAGAAAGGAGAACATAATTGAAGGGCATAATTATCTTCTCTACGACTTACGTCGAACTTGTATAAATATATTTAACTTCTTATTGACAATTCAAAAGTAATATGATATAGTTATAGTAATAGGTTTATTTTACTTCTACACAATTCAAATATAATATATGAAAAGAAGTAATCAGAAGCTATCATGAATCTGTCCGAAGTATTTGGGGAAAGTGTGTTCGTATAAAGGAGGTAGTATTAATGAAATGTCCATCATGTAATAAAGAAATGAAGCAAATAGCAGTAGATACTTTTTCTTTTGAAAATTCTATGGTAATGGCAGAAGAATGTTGGTGTGAATGTGGAGTTGTATATCAGTTCTCATGCGGAGCAGAAAGATATATGAAAGATGGAGAAGAAATTAATTTCAACTTATGAAAGGAGGAAATATCAATTTGAATATAATAATGTTTCTCACAGGTATAACAATAGGAATGTTTTTAATTCCAATAATTAAAGAAGTTAAGTATCACATTGATTTTAAATTTAGCATTATAAAAGATCCAGTAGAATTTATCAAAGATGTACTAGATAGAACATTTACTGGAGGTTATTAATAAATAATATTAAGGAGGAAATTATGAACCAAAACGAACTAATAGAGAAAATTATTTACTGGATATATGACGAAAGAGTTGAATTAACCGATCCAGAGAAAACCATCAGACAAATTAAAACTAAATTGAAGGAGGACAAGCATGTTAAATTATAAAACAGAATTTGTCGTTAAATTTGAAAAAGATTACAATGGTAAAACATATAACGTTGAGGATAATTATTTAAGTTGCAGAAATAAATCTAAAATATGGAGATATGACTCATCCACCCTAGTATTCGAATCATCCAGAAGACCTAAACTTAAGAAAATTGACAAGCTCACAGGTAAAGTAATATTCGATCACACATACTTATTTCTAGAAGTAATCGATACAGATGCAGAACGTTTAATCTACTTTAAAGAAGAGAATTTTGATTTAGTAAAAGACCTATTTAAAGTTCGTGTTAGACGTAAAATGTCAGAGGAACAGAAAGTTGCTGCCAGAAAGAGATTACAAGAATATAGAAATAATATAGGAATTACTGCTGATATTACCGAGGAAGATTTAGAAGAAGAAATTAATAATATCGAAGAACTTAATGATAACAATGATGAGGAAATGGATATTGAGGGTGAGATAGAAACGGAAGAGTTTGAAGATTAAAAATGTGCTAAAAACCAACTGTTTGAACGTCAGAATCGTCCAAGCTAGTAGTTAAGGTACATTTGTATTCCTAACAAATTTAAAACGAATTATGCCCTATTTTATGTTCGGTAGACACAAATAAAATTTAAGGAGGATTATTATGGAAAATGATAATTTAATATTTAAAACAAAGATATGGAGATGTGGATGTCTGGAAGTTAAGTTATATTTATTGGAAAGAGGTTATTGTGGCATTTCATTTCCTCAGTATTTAGAGAAAGAGAAATGTATTAAGTTGATTAGTGAAAGTAAATATGAGGTTGAGAGTGTTGTAGATTGTACGGATATATTTAGAAAGGAAGAAAGATTGACGTTTAAGGTTGTTGTGAATATTGTTGGTGTCGATGGGAATTGGGAATGTATTTCTGAAGAATGTGACGTAGATGAAGGGGACGAGGTATGCGAAGACAGAAATTAAAGGATGATTTTGAGGGATATTGGTGTGAATATGAGTTGGCTGAGGATATCAATTTTTATGAAAAAGAATATATGGAAACGATGAGGGATTATATTGAATTTTATGAGTTGCAAAGTTGGGAAGAAATGCTGGTTCGGAATTAGGCGACAAATCGAATATAATATATACAGAGGAGGAATAGTATATTTGGAGGAAAGATATGGTGTAATATATAAAATTACAAATATCCTTAATGACAAAGTTTATATAGGACAAACAATTAAGAGAGGCGGATTTGACTCTAGATATCATGGAAGCGTCGAGAAGACACACAACTCTCACCTAAGAAGGTCTATAGAAAAATATGGCAAAGAAAATTTTGAAATAGATAAAGAATTATACATAGCTTATTCTAAAGATGAACTCAACAATAAAGAGTTAGAATTTATAAAATTATATAAAAGTAATGATTATAATTATGGATATAACATAAAAGTTGGAGGAGACAACATAGGCAAAATTGAAGGTAAAAATAGAGCTGATATATTATTAAGACAAGGGAGCTGCATTATATGTAGGACTACCTATGAGATATTTTTATCCTTTACGGATGCGAGTGAAAAATATAATATAGGAACTGAACAAATAAGGAAACAATGCAATGGGCTCACTAATTTTAGAAAAGAAACTTTTTATAACAAAGAACTTAATACGTTTTTAGAATTCGAATATTATGATCATGTCAAAAAGGGAATTAGAAAACCAGTCATTTGTTGTAATACTAAGGAAATATTTAAAAATTGCAAATGTATTTCTGAAAAATATGATTTCATAATTAGAGAAAGTCTTAGGAGTGCATTATATCGTAGTCAAAAATATGAAAAGAATGGACTTGAATTTATGTATTTATATCATTGGGTGATTGAAAACTATTAGTACAATTCGAATATAACATAAGTATTGGAGGGATTATTATAGCATTGAATAAGCAAATTCATATATATAGTGTAGATACTAGTGCGTTTTATAACGAAGCCGAAATGATAATCCATAGAAGATTAAGCAAATTGTATTCCTATAAAAAAGAGTTGATTCGCAAACGAGATAAATTTAAAGTTGTATTTGTTAATGAAAAATGGAAAATAAATATAAAAAAGCGTATCAGACAGTCTAGTTTGGCAATTAAAAATACAAAGCAAGGTTTATATGTAAAATTTGGAGAAAATATTGGTATAAGAAATCTCAATGAAAAATCTTTAAATAAATATAATATAATTTCAATGTTCGACTCCAGTTTAACTAGATTAATGAAAATACCAATAAATACTATTACAGAAGATATTATAGTTGTTCAAACATATTTCTTTGAAGTTATAAAAGATATTATTATAAATGGGTTTACCTCTAAAGGAGAAAGATATGTTTGCTTCACCGCTAGTGCAGGACAAATAAGAACAAAGAAAACTGTATTCATAAAAGAAAAAGTTCTGAAAGAACATATAAATGCTATTACCTGTGGACTGAGCCTAGAAGAGATAAACAGGCATGGAGGAGTTAATGTAAATAAATACTTAGCATACTTAGCCTTATGCAATTCAGCTACAGATGAATGGGAAGGATTTGATATAACTAAAACAATAGTTGTAGAAGATATGGATACCGAAGTTCCTGGAATTGTAGATTTTATTGATGATAAGACTTATGAAATTAAAAGAACTCCTATGGAGATACCTATTTCACATACAGATGGGTGTGGGGTTATGTTGCCTAGCAAATATAAGAAGTCAAGAATGGCTAGACTACCCTGGATTAAAGGACTTTTAGTCCCTATGCCCTTTGATAAGTTTATTCGTGAAAAATCTAAGGAAACAGGAGTATATTGTGGGATAATACAAGATATTTATGGAAAAGAACATGATATTCTAAAAGAAAAAATTGAAGTTATATTTACCAGAAGTCAATTTAAGATGGCGAAGTATTATGATTCGTGGGAACAATATAAAGAGAACTTTATTAAATTTGGTTGTCAATCATGTAAATGTAATGAGGAAGAAGATATTTTCAGTGAGGCTAAATTGAATTACCAGATGCTACAAACCTTAATAGATATGGAGGTTCATGAATTAAAGCCTGTTATTAAAAAAACTAAATACAATATCATAAATATTGGCAAAGATAGAAAAACAATGTTGAAGGTGTTGGGTGTTGTGGCATCTAATATAAATAAGAACTATATTCAACAAGCATTAGAGATATATCCTGAATTATTGAATGATACCTATAGTAAAGAAATATTAAAACAAGTTAAAAAGAGTTTAGTTAAAGAAGGAAGATCTGGTAAATTAGATTTAGGCAAAAACGGAATATATACTTTTATCATTCCAGATTTATATGCTTTCTGTGAATATCTATTTCTTGGAATTAAAAATCCGGAAGGAATACTTAAGAGTACAGATGTTTATTGCAGTCTTTATAAAGATTCTCCTAAGTTGGACTGTCTAAGATCTCCTCATTTATTTTTAGAGCACGCAGTTAGAAACAATGTTATAGACAAAGAGAAAGATAGATGGTTTATTACAAGTGGACTATATACAAGCTGTCACGATATGATCAGTAAAGTGTTAATGTTTGACAATGATGGTGATAAATCCCTATTATGTGCAGACACTACTATAATTACAGTTGCTGAAAGGAATATGAAAGATATTGTTCCCTTGTATTATAATATGGCTAAAGCTCCTGCGAAAGAAATAAACAACGAGGTTATATATGAAGGATTAAAGGCAGCATATACGGGAGGTAACATAGGTTTATATAGTAATAATATAACAAAGATATGGAATAGCGAGAATATTAACCTTGAAGCAGTAAAATTATTATGTATGGAAAATAACTTTACAATTGATTATGCTAAGACATTGTACAAGCCTAAAAGACCATCTGATAAACAGGAGTTAATTACTAATTATACCAAATCTAAAGTTCCAAGATTCTTCATTTACGCAAAAGATAAAGAAAAGGATAAAGTTGAAAAGGCCAATAATAGTACAGTAAATAAATTACTAAAAATGATTCCAAACCCTAATATTAATTTTAAGAATATGAAGTTGGGTGAATTTGATTTTAAAATGTTAATGAAGAATAATGATGTTGAATTAGATGAAGTTATTATTAAAAAATATACGAAATTGGATTTAAAGAAACATTTTATGTTGAGTTCACATGATGAAGAATCTAATAATATGTGTTATTTATATCAGGATATTAAAAATCAAATATTAGAAGTTAATAGTGATATTAATTATGTAACAGATGTGTTGGTTAGGTATTTATATGAAGAAAAAAAATCTAGTTTCAAAACTACTTTATGGGAATGTTTTGGAGATATTATGGTTAAAAATTTAAAAAGGAATATTCCTAATGGTTTTGAAGATGGGTATATGTTGTGTGAAATATGTGGGGATAGAATTGAAGATAGTTGCAGCACTAAAAAATATTGTGAAAAATGTGCCAAAGAACAATGGAAAGAGCAAGTTAAACTAAATATGAGAGAATATCGTAAGAGAATCGTTATAAAACGAACCGAGTCTGTTAACCCTTGATATGACTGGTTTGTAGGGATTTAAATTATTTATATTTTTATCAGTATGACTATAAACCTAGTGATATAGCCATTCTTATTAAAGTTGTTCAAAAACACGATAGTCTATAAAGGAGAATGAACTATATTTACACAAAAACAGAGATTTATTTTTCCCAACAATTCTAAAATAATATGCGGTGGTTACATAGGGCGGAAATTCCTTCTGTCCTTACCACATTATTTTTTAATAACAATTCAAATATAATATATAAAAATTTATAGGACGAAAGGTTGATTGTATGTGAGTAAGAACAAAGATAACGAAGTAAGTGTTCAATTTATAGGAAACTCTGCAATAGATGTCACAGGTTCAGCAGTCCTAATAACATTTATGAATAAAACATATTTAATAGAATGTGGTAGCGTCCAAGGATATAGTCCTGACAAATGCTATACAATCAACAGTCAGTTAATTAGTAGTATAGATGTTAATAAATTAGAAGTAATCTGGCTTTGCCATAACCATAATGATCACATTGGCATGATCCCTGGCGTAGTTAGAAAAGAAGGATTTCACGCAGATATATTTTGTACGCACGAAACTGTAAGCTTAAGTAAAATAATGCTGCTTGATGCTTCTCATATAATAGGTAAGGAAGCTGAAATTCTAAGTAAAACTAAAAAAGTATCTCCTTTATATAAAGATGAAGATGTTTTGAAAGCTTGCGACTTCATGAGAGGTTGCGATATTGGAGTAACATATAAAATCAATGATAATGTATCTTTTAAATTACATAATAATAATCATTGCTTAGGAGCAAGTCAACTGGAGGTATTTTTTAAGAAAAGTAATAATACGATTAAAAAGTTAGTTTATACCTCAGATTTAGGAAGCACATTAAATAAGCATAAACCATTTGTAACAAAACTTGAAAAGGTTACACAAGGGAATGTCACAGTTTTAGAGGGCACGTATGGTAAAAAAGACAGAAGTTTTACTTCTAAAGATGTCTATGATGAAAAAGAAGATTTAAAAAATAAGATAAAATTAATAATTGCAGGCGGAGGTAAGGTTTTACTCCCAACCTTTAGTTTTTCAAGAACGCAGGAAGTATTAGTGGACATGTATAATATGTTTCACGATGATCCAGACTTTGGAGATACACCAGTTATAATAGATTCTAAATTATCTGTAAATATCACAAATTGTTATAAGGATATATTAAAAGATAAGAATCTAAAATTAATTGAAACGGTTACTGCTTGGAAAAACGTAGAATTGAATAAAGATTTTGAAGGAACTAAAATGATTATAGCGAGCAGTGAACCTTGCATAATTCTCTCAAGTCAAGGATTTTGTGATGCGGGAAGGTCACAATTATATGCAAAGAATTTTTTAACAAATCCTAAAGATGCGATATTATTCGTGGGATATTGTCCTGCAAATAGTGTCGGAGGAAGAGTTCAATCAAATAAACAAGGTGGAACAGTAAAGATATGTGGACTAGATTATGTAAAAAGTTGTTTTGTTAAATCTTATAGGACGTACTCTTCTCACGCACAGAATAAGGAATTGGTTGATTATATTACGTCAGTGAATAGCGAACAGGTTATAATTCATCATTCTGATAAAGCCGCTAAAGAAGAATTGATTAAAGATGCAAAAGAAGCATTAAGTAAGGTTTGCAAGACAACGAAAGTTATTGGTAGTACAAGGAATATGGAATTTTTTTTATAGACAATTCAAATATAATATAAGGGCGATGTTGCGAAACAGCAGTAAGACCTTATAATAGAGAATATAATAATGTCGAGATGACACAATTCAATGTTCTCCTTTTATTAATCAAATTTAAAAGGAGGATTTTTATGGAAGAAACTAAATTATTATTGAAAAAATCTGGGCGATTATGGGTTAATGAATATTATAATAAAGAAGATTATATTTTATTAAAAATGTTCAGAAAAGATTTAACAGAATCTTATGATGTATTAATTGATAAATGTGATTTTGAAAAGGTTTCACAATGTCAATGGTATGGATTTATGAATAGGAAAAATTCACACTTAAAGAATATAATACAAATTTTATGGATGGTAGAAATAGAAGGTAAAAGAATTGTATATAACATATATCAATGGATATTAGATACAAAATATAAAGATATAATGATTGATCATAAAAATACAAATAGGTTGGATAATAGGAGAAATAATTTAAGAATGTCTAATCCTGTTGAGAACGCTATAAATCAAACATATAACGGCTATAACTATGATAAAAAAACTAAAAGATATTTGTCTAGGATTAAATGTTTTGATAAACAGGTTAATATAGGTAGATATGATACTGAATTGGAAGCCGAAATAATATATTTAAAAGCAAATATATTACTAGGATATGATAAAATCTCACAATATCATAACGATAGGATTAATGAACTAGGTATAAATTTAACAGAGGAAGATTATAAAAATAAATACATAACCAAACTTATAAATTTAAAAAATTTATCAACAAATCAAATATAAAATAAAAGGAAATAAAGGAGAGATATTATTATGGTAAAAACTGAGAAATCAGAAATAATCAAAATTAGTGCAAAAGGAATATTGGTGTCTGTAGATTCTCTTGGAATTAAAGTTAAGGACGTAAAAGAAGGCACAATTGACACAATTCTATTTTTAGATGTTATGGCACTAATTGGTAAAGAAATTACAATTGCAATTCAGAATAAGGAAGAAGTTTAACTAAGGAAATAAAGGGAGGTCAGAGGGTGATAAATGAACTTGAAATACGTGAGGGTGAAACGCCTTTAGAACATCATAAACGATTAGTATTTGGAAAGTTATTAGATAAAAGTTTATCAGATCAAGATTATACTGAATTATCTAAATATGTATACAATCAAGAATTATCTTCAGATGTTTGCAGAAGAGAAATGTATGGTTCTAAATATACTTTGAAGTTGATGGAACAAAATACATTGAAAGCTGAACCTAAAAGTCACCTTTCAGAAATAAGAGAGAAAGTTGGAGAACTTGACATTATAAAACGTCAAATCCAACTTGAAAAAAGTGAATTAAAGAAAATGAAAAATGAAATTGTAAAGTCAATATCTGTTTCTGACGACCTTAAACAATATATGGATGACATTAATTTTCAAGTTAGTATTCCTGAGTATTGCAGCATTCCTATAGATGAAATTAGTCAGTATGAAATGATTCTTCATATCACAGATTTTCACATAGGATATGTTATAAATGACTGCAAAGGTAACTATTATAGCTTTGAAATTGCAAATCAGAGAATAGATAAATTGATTAGTGAATGTTACAAATATATTGAAATGTATAATATCAAGAAGATTTATTTGGTAAATACTGGAGACGTAATAGAACACATTAGTATGCGTGCTAATCAATCGCAATTCTGTGAATTTAATCAATCAAAACAGATCAATAAAGCAATTGAAATAATTTATAGACTTATGGTTGCTCTATGTAAATTCTGCGATGTTGAATATGATTCTATTTATGGCAATCACGATAGAATGAATGGTGATAAAAAAGCAAACTTAGATGGTGATAATGCAGAAGTTATTATTAGAGAACAGTTGGGTAAATATGTTGAGATTAGTAAGAACGCAAGAGCAAAGGTTATAGATAGAAAGTCTACAGATAAAGAAATCATAAAAGTAATCAATGGAGTAAATTGTAAATTTGTTCATGGAGAAGATAAGTCTAATGATGGCAGACAATTTATAAAGAGTGAAATATCTATGGATAATCAATTCTATACGCTTCTGTTTAAAGGCCACTTACATAATTTCAAACTAGAAAGTGAGAATAATGGAAGATATATTATTAGCACCGGATGTCTTAGTGGATACAATGATTATTCTGTAAACTTTGGTTGTACAAGCCTTCCATCACAAACAATAGTTATTGTGGCAGAAGGTAAAGTTGAATTAATTAAGGATGTTCAGTTAAATTAAAAGGAAAGTAAGAGAGGTGTCATTATGAAAGCAAATTGGGATATATTTTTCGAACCAGAGGTAAGAGATTTAACAAAATTACATTTACCTGACCCCGAAACATTAGATTATTATGAAAGAATCTTAAATAGGGAAATATCTTGGAATTGTGAAATTGATGATAGTTTAATTGACTTTTCATTGATGATAATTAAATGGAATAGACAAGATAAAGGTATACCTATTGAAGATAGAAAACCTATAAAAGTATTGATAAACTCTGATGGTGGCGAGCTTGTAGCAGTTATGAATTTCATAAATACAATGCAGCTTTCTAAAACACCTGTATGGACAATAGGTATGGGTAAAACATATTCCGCAGGTGGATTAATGTTATTGGCTGGCACTAAAGGACATAGATACATATTTCAAGATACTACTGCTTTAATTCATGCAGGATCTACAGGAGCTATGGGAAATACCGACAAAGTATTGGATAACTTTGAATTTACACAAAAACAAGAAAAAAGAGTTAAGGAATTCGTAGTTGCCAATACAAAGATAACTGATAAATTATTTACAAAGAATTATAGAAAAGATTGGTGGTTAATGTCCGAGGAAATAATTTCATTGGGTGTGGCCGACAAGATTATAACTGATTTGGACGAAATATTTTAATATAGGGTTGCTACCATAGCAGAAGGAGATAAGGATTATGTGTGAATGTTCAGAGTGTTGTAGTGCGGAAGAATTTGAAGAAGAAGAATTAACTCAGGAAGAAGTAGTTTCTCTATCTTTAGAGATGATAGAAGATGGAGAATGTCTTAAGTGTACTTTAGATACTATTTTCGAATATGCTTATTCATTAGGCAAAAGAGATTTAGCAAGAGAATCGAGAGACTTTTATCAAGATGTTTTAGATGAAGAAGAGTAGATAGAAATTTAAGGGAAATCTGTGATTACTATAGGAAGTGTTATATAGACGTATATAACGGGATACACAGACATGTGCTTAGAGGTGTTAGTAGCACAAAATAAAGGATACTGAGTAAGTGAAACAGGCAGACACTTCGCTTGATGCAAACTAACCTATATGGATTGTGTGTCGAGTCTTAAAAATAGTTTGATTGGATTATCAGACTGAGTTATGCGAGAATGCCACCTCGCCTTATCCTTTATAGTATGATTATAAACCCACTTTCCAGTATATTTCTTAGTATACTCTCTTAAAGAGTGCGGGAGTTAAGGTGCTGATTGTTCAGTGACACAAGGGTCTTTATAATTTATATCTTTATGGAGCTAAAGGCTCGAAATAATAATCTTTGGGATAAAACTAAATTAAGTAGTGGCGGAATATTTACCATCGTGGTAATAGTAGACGCTAGATTGATTAACATTAGAAACTATCGAGGTGTAATTCCTATAACGCCTTTGGAGTTGATCACCATTGACTGCGTAAGGTTTTCATGTTGGGTGCAAATCCCTACCTACTTAATCAGTTTTAAAATTTAAGAGGTAGTTTAGGCATATATTTATATGTTTATCTACAGCCTTCCATGATTGCAAGTGGAAGTTTATAATAGTGCGAAAACACTTTAAATATGGAGATAGCAGAAGCAGTCTCCTTCTGTACCTAGAGACAATAAATACATAGGTTAGTAGGCTTGGTTAGAGTCTCAGAACTAATCTGCTTCTATGGGTGTTAGTGTAACGATAGCACACCTTCAAAGGATACGTAGAACACGTTTGACTCGTGTACATCCTAATAATATTATTTTAAAAGAAGATTTTCTCATAGAGCGTGAGAAATTAAAAATAAAGAAAGCTCAATTATAAGATTTAGTTGTAGAACGCAACTAAGTAAAAATAAAGAAAGTTCAATAGAAGAATGTTTTATAGCAGACGTAAGGTCAAACAAAAGACTGTTGAGGATCGGAAATGTTCCCGACACGCTATCTATATTGATAGTTAACAGGTATGTAGGAAGTGCAGCCCTACCAACAGTCTAATTCTATGTAAGCTATATACCTATTCGCACCTAGAAGCCTGTGCGAGGACGATGATAAGGGGAAACATCTAAAACCCTATAGCAAAAAATCTATAATACTAGGCAATATAGGTTTAATCTTATTTATATTACAAGGTGTATCCAGCCTTCGAAAATGGAAACTTTAAATTCATGCCATACACCAAGGGGCTTTGTACCTTGGCTATTTAGTCCGATAAGGACAAAAGTTGCACGAGTAATGACGATAGTTAACAAAGTGTAATGAAGGTAATACAACAGTTCGGAGATTACCTTTGAGACGGGAACTCCTTAAAAACGCCTAGGGAATCGCAGCGCAAATAGGAAAGGTCTAAAGTGTTTTGCGATAAACATACACTTATAGATTTATCTCACTTCTTTAAATAACAGTTCTCTCAAGCCTCTGTTTATAATGCTATTATAATTAAGCGTAACAATGAGAGCCAGAAATTTATATTTTGATAGCGACATAAATCATGTGGTTTATGTGGTTTAGGAGGAGGATTATTTTCTAATATTAACTTAAAGTTAGTGTATCTGTTGAGATACTAGCCTTTGTTACTTTATGCGATAAATTAAAGTAAATAGTATGTCGCTACTCGATATGCGACTAATAAAAGGTCGAGTTCAAATGTTGTAATCTATGGAGAGTCCCTACCATATAGTGGGAAACTTTAAACTCAAGTTCTTTAAATTTAGTTATAAATTCTTTATATATGAAGACTTTCGTACTATTGTTAAAGAACTAATAAGTAGTGGCGAAATATAAACGCATGACACCTACGACTTGACTACTTTCTAGAGGTAGAGATTAGGTGATTAAACAATCAAGTCCTGCAAAGGTGAAAGTCCTTTGTCTACTTATTCTTAAAATATTATGACTCATTTATATTTAGTAAGCCAAAGGGCATACACAATCATACAAACTTCCATGAACGACTAACTACATTGGATTTGTTGTTCTAAAAAAGTAGAGAGGTGTTTAGAAGTGCTTAGATTGCCAAATGGTCGAAGCTACCTCGATACTAGCCTGAGTTTGGGTTTGTAGGGCTCAAAAGGTTTTGCTGCTTTCCGAAAAAGCAGATTTAATATGCTGATATGACTCAACGGTAGAGTAGCACACTTGTAATGTGCAAGTTGTAGGTTCAAATCCTATTGTCAGCTCCAGGAGCTTTGGTGATGGTACTCCGTTAATAACAATCACCACCCCCTTATATTTAGAATAATGCACATTTTAAAAGGTGTCTATTGTTAAGGTGTTTATTCTTGTGGATATAACTAACAAATCAAATATAATATATAAAGGAGAGATTTACTGTGGGTGTAGCATCTGTAAGTAAAAAGTGTCCGTTATGTGGCGACAATAAAAAATTTGAGTCTTATTACAGCCATAGAGATAACTCAAAAGAACATGGAAGAGACGTAATCTGCAAGATTTGCAGTAAAACCATGGCGTCTTCTAAAGAAGGAATGATGAGATATTGTAGTACCAATTCAAGAAGGTTTGATGAAGTTCTTTGGAAGTGGGCTGAAGATAAAATAACATTGAAACTTAAAGAAGATATTGAACACAACTCATTGAGTGAAGATAAGAAGAAAAAGATACTCAATGAAAAAATAGCGAGTGCTTATTTTGGTCAGATGAATCAAGTTAATTGGTATGCGTTTATTCCGGATAGTTCGGTGGACATTAAAGAGCTAAAAGCTGATTTAGAGGATGAAGAATACGACAATACTCCTATTAAGAAGAGAAAAGAACGAAAAACATATTCTTTAAAATGGGCAGGAGATTTTACAGCAGAAGAAATTATTTATTTAGAGGATCAATATAAGAAAGCACAAGATCAATATGATCTTAAGACTGGAAATGATTTTGAGTATGCTATGAATGTTGCAGTTGCTGGATTGATAGTTCGTAAAAATCGAAATGGATATTTAAATGGAGAAAATGGAGCGGATAAAAGATATAAAGAGGCGGTAGCAATTTATGACTCTTTGTGTACAAGTTCTAAATTTAACCAGAAGACACGCTCGACCAACGATACCGCTGGCTTAGGGTCTCTAAGTGAAATTGTAGCAAAATTAGAACAAACAGGATTTCTTCAGAAGAAAATTATATTTGAAGATGATAGTATTGAGAAGGTTAACGCCGATTTACGTCATGTTTTAAGCAGCGTAGGTGGTGACAGTTAATGGCAGTAAACTATTCTAAAAAGAAACAAAATAAACAGTTTAGAACAGATATTAATGGAGATAGTCCAGATAGCCACAACGTTGTCAAGCAGTCTAGCCTTGAAAATCCTGAAGAATGGGAAAAGCAAATTTTATTCTGGAGAAGTCATTTAGATATTTTCATAGAAGATTATTTTTCTACTCCTGAAAGACCAGTTGAACTTAAAGATGTTCAGAAAGTTGTTGCAAGGAATTGTGGAAATTGTACGAATGTAATTGATATAGAATCACGTTCTTATGGTAAGACATGGAAGATGGCGTGGATATTGAGTGCCCTGAGCATTTTATACAGCGACAATCGTATTTTGGTAGTTTCTGGTAATGTTAGCCAAGCCATGCTCGTAGCAAATTATATTAGAGATATTGCGAATGTTAATGTCAATTTTGCTAGGGAAATACACCTACCTGTGAGAATTGCGAAGGATGGAGCTACAGTTAAATTTAAAAATAATTCTACAATAATATGCAAAGCCATGGAAAAAGATGGTAAGAACATAGTTGGGTTGCGGGAAAAAATAATTTATATTGACGAAAGTTGGCTTATAAAATCTACTGTAATTCAGAAGGCTTTAAGACCAATGTTGTCATACACCCGTGATGTTGCAAGAGAACAAAATTTTGAAGATTTTGATTCGAAATTATTTGAAACATCATCAGCATATTTGAAAACATGTGATTTATATAAAAGATTTACAGATAATGTTAACGACATGAAAAAAGGTAATACGAATAAGTTTGCATGTGCTTTAAATTATGAATCGGGAATTAGAACTGGTATTATTAAAAAAACATTTGTGGAAGAAGAAAAAAGCAATATGCTTGAAAGTTTATTTAGCATGGAATATGGTGCGATTTTCATTGGGAATCAGAATGGTTCATTCTTTCCATATGACCTTACAGAGCCTTGTAGGAATATGAAATTTATGGAATTAAAGCAACCTGCTCATTCAAAATCAAGATATATACTTTCATTAGATGTAGCCACTTCTGAAAAAGACGGCGCAGATAATGCTAGTTTATTGGTGACAAAATTCATTGAAAAAAGTGATGGAACTTTTCATAAATATGCAGTCCACATGAAAACATTTCACGGATATGCTCAAGAAAAACTTGCAGAAGAAGTAAGAAAAACTTGTATTAGGTTTCCTAACATAGAGTCAACTATTATTGACGGAAATGCTATCGGCGAAGGAGTCGTAAGTTTACTAAATTTTCCTTATGTGTGTGACAATGTAGAGTATAAGCCTTTTGTAAGAGATGATATTGGGTACACTGGTACTAATGCAATTCCCATTGTTAGATTTTTTCGTGGAAGTAATGATATCAATAATAGAATGGTTACAAAAACTAAATTGTATTTTGAAAACGGAACATTGCATCTACCTATTCCCTCTTCCGAGGCAAGAAGATTACAAGATGATACTTTCGATGGTTCAAATAAAAATGATAAAGCAAAACCAAGAGAGTTATTAATTGAAGAAATAACAATGTACTTTGAAGCTGATAAATTACAATTTGAACTTTCTACGATAATTCCTAAACTTACAACAAAGGGATCAACTTTTTATGAAACGGCTTTGACTACACAACATAATGATAGATGTTCTTCCCTTTGGATGGCTATGGATTATATTTCACAGTTAGAGGAGAAGAACAGAGAAAGTTATAATAATAATACTGAAGGTATGTGTATGGGCATAGCAATGACTTGGAATTAATAAAACAACCTTATAATTAGGAGGTGACTATATGTCAAGAAGTAAAAAGAAAACAGCAATTGCACAGAAACAAGTGAAACATATTCAAGTAGTAATCCCAGAATATTCTCTTGGATTCGATATGAAATCATATCAAGGAGATGGGGGTAAACCTATTACTGTATATGAAAATAGATATTCATCTAATGGTGATGTTAAAGGTTACAATGTCGATCAGATTTTAAAAAATAAACAAGATAATATATATAAAATATTTGAACTTTGTAATTATTATGTTGATGCAGACCCAATATATGGAAACGCAATAAAAAAGATATTAACTCCATTCTCATTATCTGGATGGAAACTTATGGGTGCATCTGAAAAAATAAAGCAAAAGTATATGGATTATTTTGAATCAGTGGGGATTTTCGATTTGCTTAGGGATTCATTTTATGATCTGAATCTATATGAAAATTGTTATATTTATGATAGGGGTAACTGGTTTGATATATTCCCTCCTCATAGAATCAGAGTTAGTTCTATAGGTATTAATGGTGAACCTGTACTAGAATATAAGATTGCAGAATTTGGAAATAGAAATTATACAATTGCAAAAGAAGGATTTATAAATACCCTATTGAAACAATATGAGGGATACCCTCCTGAAATACTCGATGGAATAAAAATGGGTACTTTATGGGTGCAATTGTCACCTGATAATTGTTATTCCTTGCAAGGTGTAAAATCTCGTTGGGAAAAATATTGTATTCCATTTATAAGTTCATGTCTAAAATCTTTTTCAAATAAAAATCTAATTGGAGATTTTGAAAACAGCCAATTATCAGCAGGAATGAAGCCATTTCTACATGTTAAGGTAGGCTCAGAACGTGTTATGCCTTCTCCTTCTCCAGATATCTTAAAAGATGTTGGACTGATATTTCGTAATGCAATTAATGGTTATCCATTAGCAATAACTTCACACGTGGTTTCTGCAAATTGGGTTTCAACCGATACTAAAAATATGTTTGATAAAGCAAAATATGACGAAGTTAATACTTCTATTTTGGCGAGTTGTGGTTTAAGTGCAATAATTGTAACAGGAGATTCCACTGGTTCTAACTTCGCAAGTGCAACAATTAATGTATCTGTTGCTGAAAAAAAAATTTCTGCTAATCAAAAGAATGTTGCAGAATTTCTAAAGAAGATTATGAAAAAAAGAGCAATAGAATGGAGAATCGCAGAAAATAAAGTTCCAACTTTTGTATTTGACAAAGTATCAATTCAAGATGATCAAACTATGAAAGATGAAGTATTGAAATTATTTCAAAGTGGACTTACCTCATATGCTACAACTATTAATACTCTCGGCTATGACTACGACCAAGAAAAAGAACGCAAGAAAAAAGAAAAGTCAGATGGAGATAAAGAAATATTTGAAGTGCCAGCATCTTTTAATACTCAAGCAAAAGGAGATAATGGTGGAGGTGCACCAGAAGTTCCGGGTGCGAACAAGGATTCAAGCGCCACAGGAAAACAACCAAAGCCTAGTACAGCTTGATAAATCAAATATAATATCAAATTAAGGAGATAAGGAATGAAGAAACATTTAGTTTTTAACAATCATTGCGCAGGATGGATGATGACTCAGAATTTTATTCTTCAAGATATATCAAAAAGAAATAAAGGTAATACAGATTTAAATGTCTATGTTTTTAATGAAACAGAAGATTTTTTAAACAAACTCAATGAATATAAGCGGTTGCTTAAAGGGTGACTGCTTTTATTATATCAAATTTTAAAAATCAAAGGAGAAATGTATTATGTTATTAACGACAGAAGTGGCAGTAAAATTAGGTAAAAAAACAGATTCATATTACGAATCTAAAGGGTACATTATACCAAAGGAATATGATAAAAGGCATCATAGATGGCATGTTAAAGAAGGAACAACTCTTAAAATAAAAGTGAATGATTTATTATCTAATAGTAAAATTACCGTTGAAGCTTTATGTGATTACTGTAAAGAAGAGCATATATTTACAACATATCAAGGATTTAATAGAGGTAGACACGAAATTGATAAAGATTGTTGTTTATCTTGTAAATTTTTAAAACAACAAGATATTATTAGAAATAGATATGGTGTAGATTTCCCATCACAAACTCCAGGCACAGGCACTAAAATAAAAGAAGCTTTGAGAAAAGATTTTACAATAATACAAGAGGCTTTTATAAAAAGTAATTTTAAATTATTATCTACTGAAAAAGAATATGAAAACGCAGATTCTATATTAAGGTTTATATGTTTAAAACATGAAAAAGAAGGAGAGCAAACATGTAATTCTAAAGCTGCTAGATATGAACGTGGCAATGGTTGTATATATTGTGTAAGAGAAATTCATATTGAAACCACTCCAAGAGGAAAAGATAGTCCTCATTATAATATAAATATGACCGATGAAGATAGGAAAAAACACAGAATTATAGAGGGTTATGATTCATGGAGACTCAATGTTTATAAAAGAGATAATTATTTATGTCAATGTTGCGGTAAGAAAGCCACAAGAAAACAAAAAATTCATGCTCATCACTTATATAACTACGCTGATAATGCAGATTTAAGAACAGATATAGATAATGGTATAACCCTATGTAGAGAATGTCATTATGGATTTCATTCAAAATATGGAAAGAAAGATAATACTCCAGAACAATATGAGGAATTTAAACTTTCTCAACAATTCAAAAATAATATAGTTCAACCAATTCAAGAAGTTATTTGATTATAACTTCTTTTTTTATTTATGTAAAGGAGGTGATATATGGTGAATAGAAAAACAATATGCCAAGCAAAGAGAATTATTTCTATAGCAGAAGAACAATCTAATTCAAATTTATATATGGTTATAGATTTTGTACTTTTGGATACGCTTGTCAATCTTAATGATATTCAATATTCAGAAAAGTTTATTTTAAATATTGCCGATAATTCAGAAATATATGCCGGAATACCTCTGAAGGTTGACTATAACAAACTTATAGCTGGAAAGACGGATAAACTTACACATAATTACGATCCTAAGACAAAGAAATTAAAAAATCAAATGATTGGTTCTTTCTTTAAGTTTTATCACCAACATAATGAAGAAGGCGTATTGGAGTTATGTGGACAAGTTCGTATTCCAAAAGAGTTTGAAGAAGCTTGCGCCGTAATTGAGCGACTATACGAAGATAACAATTTAAATGTATCATATGAAATTATAGTTGGAGAATCTACAAAAAATGGAAAAGTGACATTTGTTGATGCTAGCGAAGAAAACTATTTGTTTGCTTATTCAATTGTTTCTAATCCTGCTGTAACTTCTGCCACGGCAATACTTCTCGTAGCTGAATTACTAAATAATCAAAATATTGAAGAAGGTGAAATTGTGTCAATTGTAAGAACAAAAGACTTGACTCAAGAACAATTTTTCGCTAATACAAAAGTTCATTTGAGCACACAAATTGCTGAGTTAGACATGTCGCAGGTGCAACGCAAGATATACAATGCTATGAGAGAATTTATCGTTGACGAATGGTATTATTTTGAAGTTGTAGATATGACTATGACTTACGTAATCGCAAAGAAATATGAAGATGGAGACTACTACAAAATTGATTATTCTGTTGGAGAAAATGAAGTCCAACTTAGTAATATGAGAAAATGCACAAAAACATATACTGATATTCCAGAAGAAGGAGGAGATCCAGAAATGGCAGAAAAGAAAAAAATGTCAAAAGAAGAAATGTTAAAGAAAATTGAAGCTATGTCAGAAGAAGATATGCAGAAAATGATGGAAAAATCAAAGATGGCTGAGGTGGCAGAAGTTGCTGAATTAGAGAATAAATTAATTGTTAAAGAAACAGAAATTGCTACTCTAACTGCAACAATTGAAACTAGCAAATTAGAACTAGCTTCAAAGGAAACAGAATTACTTGAGGTAAATGCAAAAGTTGTTACACTTTCTGAATCAGTTATTGCAAAGGATGTTGAACTTGCTGAGTTAGTACCGTTAAAGGAAGCTCATGCAACAATGTTAGCAGAAAAAGAAGCAATAGAATTAGTAGCAAAACAGACTGCATTAAAAGAAAAATATGCAAAAGTATTAAGTGCAGAAATATTAGTAGAACTTGCAGAATCTATAGTTTCACTAGATGAAAGTAAATTAGTTGCAAGAGTTGTAGAAATTGCAATGGCAAGTGCTTCACAAGAAAAAACAGAAGTTAAACCAATAGTTACCCTAGCTTCAAGAATTACAGATAATGTAAAATTAAATGGAGCAGAATCAGGATCACTTAAAGAAAAGTATTCAATCTAATACATACAAAATAATACAAATACAGGAGGAATATTAAAATGAACGGATTAGTTAAAAATGGTTTATATTCAACACAAGGTGGCTTTACAGCTAAAGTTGCAGGACTAGGAAGAGGTATATTTGTTAAACCCGACTACACAGACAAATCAGTTTCACTTCCAGGAGCAGATGCATTAGGAGATGTATATTTCGTACAATGTGATATAGATACTCCAGTAGAATTAGGACAGGCTGATAAGGATTTTGTACTTCCTATAGGTACTGCTGTTAAAATGGAAAAACTACAGTTAGGTTGTAAATTTGTTTCAACTTCATTAGAAGCAGCTATCGGTACATATACAGTTGGTGGAGTTGTAATGATTTCAGCTATTGGTAAATTAAAAGCAAACCTAGCAGGATTATTTCAAGCAACAGTTACAGAAATAATTGCAAGTTATGATGGCGAAGCAGCTCTAGTTTGTATCGTAACCGCAGTTTAATTAAAAGTATTAACAATTCAAAAATAATATAAATACAGGAGGAATATTAAAATGGCAACAGTTTATAAAGAAGTAGACATATTCATTGCTCAAGCTAAAGGAGAGGTAGACGTAAAATCCCCAGAATTAGCAGAAGCTCGTGGGGTCATGAAAGATTTATCCGCAAGATACATTGAAACAAAAGATAAAGCTATCAGAACAGAACTTGCAGAAATAACAACCGTTGTAACTAATCAGATATTAAGAAACAAAACCGCTTATCTTGAAACTTTTGGTGACGTTGCAAGAACAGCAGTAGGTGTAAAACAACAGTTTGAAATTGAAGTAGATCTAACTTCCGCAGAGTTCACAGCCAAGGGCGTTGCCGGAGACAGAGGGACATTAACCAAGAAATATGTTGGTATGGATACAAAGCATGTAACCACAAGACCAAGTATTTCATGGTTGGACATGGCCTCTGGGAGAATCAATTTTGATAGAATTGCATTACTTTCTGCTGAGAAAATGGACAATGCAATAACTAAAGAATTAGAAACAGTTTTATTTAATGCTTTTTCAATTTTAGCATCCCCTAACTATGAAACTGGTACTGGAATTGATCAAACTCTTTTGAAAAATCAGATTAATACTTTTTCAGAATTTGGACAAGTTACTCTACTTGGAGATATTTCAAAATTATCTTTGCTTGATAATATTTCTGGATGGACTGCTAAATTACCTGAACAACTTGCTATCGAGCACAATGCTAATGGATTCATAGGAACTTTCAATACTGCTAATGTTATTAAATTAATAAACCCATTACTTAGAGGAAGTTTAGTTAATAGAACACTTAGAAAAGATCTTCTGTACATACTTTCTGGTGGAGACGCTTCACAAAGAGGACTTAAAGTTCAATTTGAGGGTGACGTTTATATGAGAGAGCAAGAAGATTTCAATTCAGGCGATTACGACCTAATGATGGGATTAATAGTGGGCGCAAAAGTTGTAGGAAGCGAATTGTACATGGGTGTTTACAAAGCAAACTAATAATGAGAGGGGTAATTCCCTCTTTATCTTAATTAAAGGAGATAAGGATATTTATGAAAGAAAGTATAAAAGTAATAAACAATAATCAATATAACATTGGTTTATTGTGTCAGAAGTGGAACAAACACAGACAGGTAAAACCTAATTCTTTTATTTATTTGACAGAAGAAGAAGTTAGGGAATTAGATTCAGATTATGAATTTTTTAGTTCAGGAGAACTTTTAATCGATGATACTGAAATAAATGTAGCTTTACATTATGCAGAAGTAAATCCTAATACTCTAACAGAAAAAGAAATAGAAGATATATTCAAATTATCTGCTAGTGATATTAAGGAAAAACTTTCAAATGTAACAGAAATGTTTGCACTTGGAAAAATTCATGATATTGCAAAGAGAACTGATTTAAGTGTAACAAGGTTGAAAGTTATTGAAGAAATAATCGGTAAGAAAATTGAACTAGAAGATATTAAGCCAGTTGAAGATATAAAACCTGTAGTTGAGATTAAAAAATCAACTAAGAAAAAGTAAAGGAGGAGTAAATCATGACCTCCCTAACAACAATTCAAACTAGACTTACAGAAAAAGTTAAATATCAAGAAACTCCTATTCCTTTAGTGGCTGTCGATTATAAGCAATTCGTTATAGAAGGTGCTCAACGATTATATGTTGACGGTGGTTTAGATTCATGGGATTCAGATTATAATGCACTATCATTTGAAATTAATAGGAAATCTGATTTAACTGAAACTGAATATATTTATATTGCTTCACAGATTGCTTTCTTTAATCAGATTAAAAATTATTGGACAACGATCGTAAGTTATACAACGGATGCAATTTCTGTAACTGGAGCAAATAACATATTCAAGACAATAAATGGAAATGTTACTGATTTAGAGTTACGTCTATCCCAATTAGCGTGGAAATTTTCTCATAGGTCGGTGTAATTATGAAAGTAAAAATAGAAATACGAAACAAGAACTTAGATTTAATTGAAGTTAAAAAATACGATTTCGATGATTATTTTGATTACCTTTCTAATAAGACTACTTCCCTACTCTACTCAATAGAAGAATATAAACTTGATTTAATTGGACACGAAGTTTTACGTAATGCAGTATTAGACTTAGCAGGACACTTGAAAAGATTGCCTCAGAATTTAAGATTTCTTGATGATGAGGAGGATGATTAAAAGTGAGATTTTATATACCTCCGAAAATGCAAAGTAATTTTAGTGATTCTATTGCAGCGTTAGGAACTGACTGTATTTTGAATTTTGTAATAGGAAGTAAAGTTAGAGTTAGATTTGATAAAGTAAACTATCGCACACGCAACGGGGTTGTGAATTCTGATGAAGTAATTTTCGCAGAGTTATCCTCTAATTTAAAAATGGGTGATTACTTACAATATAACGAAGAAATACTTCTCATAAATCAAGTTAAGACAAATCAGTTTCCAGCTTGCTATGAAATTTATGCTAGTGCATGTAATACAAAGTTTAACATTACAAGATATTTTGCAGAAGAATATAATTCAAGTGGTGTGATAACTAAAATAGCAGGAAATTATGCTGTAGTTAGTAATTTGTATTGTATTACAACTGTAGGAAGTTTTGAGTTTAATACATCTAATGGAAGTCCTGGGATTATACCAAAAGATACCATTTCGTGTCAATGCCAAGTTAATACTCTAACTAAAACTATTACTGAAGGAGATAATTTTCTTTGGGTAAATGATAAGTATAAAGTTGTGAGCGTAGATTCAAGTCAGATTGATCTAGACGGTCTGGATGGTGTTTTAACTTTTAGTGCTGAGAAGGTAGTGTAGTTATGAAACTAGAGTTAGATGAGAAAAGGTTAATGAATGACATTGTAAAAGAGCTTAATGTTTCTATGGATGATGTGGCAAAAGTTTTAGTTGAGTTTATGATTGGTGAAATTTCTATGTCCTCATCAACTAATGCTAGTTTTGAACAATGGAAGTTGGATGTTATTGATACATTACATTGGAGAGCTGTTGCTAGTGCAGGACAATTAGTTAGAGAAGTAGGAATATTAGATCAATCTATGCCCTCTTTATATAAGGCTATGGCAGTGGAATTCGGAACAGGAAGTAGAATGTCTGGATCGGGCGTTAACCCTTGGTTGGGAGAATATTTATCTTCTGAATACTATCATACTAGCAGAAGCGGTATGGGTATTTATTCACTTCCTGGAGAAAAAATTTATGATCCAGATTCGAATACATGGAAAGAAAGTAATGCTACAAAAAGAGAAGCCATGCCTTTCTTAGAAGAACGTGGTTCATTATATTGGACAAACATATTTGGAAACAGTTCAATAATGGCACAAACATATTTCGACAAAGGTATTGATAATGCAATTTCTAGAATTGATTTTAGTAAGTATTTAATTGTAAAGTAGGTGATTATATGGGTGGAATTAGCTTAGATCAAGCACAGATGATGGCTATTATGACAAACGACATAATTTTGAAGCAACTTATGTTAGTTCCAACAAATGTGTTTACGAATTTTGCAGAGCTTAGAATTAATTATTTTGTTGAAGGGTACATAGCTGAGTCTATAGTGATTCCTAATGTGTGTAGATTGTTAATTAAATCAGCACATATGTCACCTACCAACAATGAATTTGTTAAAGAAAATAACGTTATAATTGAAGTTTTTGTTCCTAGCTCACAAGATAGGATGACAGGATTTGAACGTAGAACTAATATAATAATTGGAAGATTGATTAAATTATTTCATAATCAGATGATACATAATAGAAAATTTAAATTAGAAACAAGTAATGAATTATTTTCAAGTGAAGTTGGATTTAAAAGAGCGTTTGTAATGTTTAGTTTTAAAAGAGCTTTTTCATAAAAATAAATAATACTGAAAATAGAGACTAGAAATAGTCTTTTTATTTTATACAAAATAATTAATATTAGGAGGAATTTTAAATGGCAAAGGAAAATTTAGGATTCATAATCGATAGCCCGAATTGCCTCATTAAATCTAGTAAAGGCGATTTAATAATTGACAAGGCTTCATCTGGGACTGTCACGTTTACAGGAGATCAGATTGAAATTTCTGCGGGTCAGGGCTTCCTTGCTCTTGCAGCAATTCCAAAAACTACTAAGATAGAAGTAAAAATCACAAATGCTGAATTTAGTTTAGAGCAAATGGCTATGTCAGCAGGTTCTAGCGTAGTAGTTGGTGCTCAAGAATTTACAAAGTTTGATACATCATTTGCTGTAGCTACTGGGAATACTTTCATTATTCCAGAAGTTGCAGTTATCGGTTCAATTAGGATAAATGGGTTCACCGAGGTGACTGCAATTCCTGCTACAGGAGAATTTAAAGTAGCTATATCTGCGACAGAAACTACGTTGACTTTCTTTACAGATGTTGAAGTTGGTACAATATTAAAACCATCTTACAAAATATTAACTTCTGCAACTACAGTGTCTGTTAGGGTTAAGAACAATGAAGTACCTGGTAGTGCAGAGTGTATTTTGTCATGGCCTATATACGAAAGTGATACTGTCGAATCAGAAATATGGGGCACTGCACAACTTACCCTGTTCAAAGCAAAAATTAACCAAAGTTTTTCAATCGGTGGTTCATATAAGACGGCCTCTGTTTTTGACCTCAACCTAACTGCATTAGATGCCAGACGTCCAGATCTTCTTGCCTGGAGCTTTGTTATTTTACCACTATTGGCAGAATAATACTTGACAATACTAATATAAAATAGTATAATTAATGTATGGGATAGAGATAAATCTTGAGTCGACACTTGATTTATTCTCGACAAACACAATATCCTAATTGTGCTTCCCTACTTTATAAATTAGGATAATAAATTCTATAGGAGGAATTATAAAAATGGGATTAATAACTACAGAAATTGAAGTTATGGTGAATGGAACTAATATTAAGCATCTTATAGAAATGGGTTATAAAATACCTATGTCAATAAGTAAAAAAGGTAAACCTTGCTATATTTGTGGTGCTCCAGTATTAGTAAAAGTTGAAGATTTATCGGATGGTAGTCATACGAAGGTTGAATGTCAATGCGATGTGTGTAATAAAATAGTTAGTCCTAAATGGAGTAGTTATAAAAGAAGTTTTGAAAATCATAAAAAATACTATTGTAATGAATGTGTGGAAAAAGTAAGAATAGATAATAGTTTAAAAACTAGAAGAAGTAAAGAAAATTCAATCGCACAATATCTAATAAATACATATGGCGAAAATGCAATAGAGATATATTTGGATTGTAAGAAAAATAAACAGTTAGGACTTAATCCTTGGAAAATAAGTTGCGGAAGTAACGTTAAAATTTGGGCTAATTGTATCCACACAAATTATCATGAAAGTTATTCTATTGCAGCAAGTAGTATCAAAAGAGGAAGAGATTGCCCTTATTGTGCAGGCAGAAAAGTTCATCCTTTTGATTCTTTAGGTAAGATATTAGAAGATGAAGGATTGTTGAATATATGGTCTAAAAAGAACGAAAAATCACCTTATGAATATCCTCGACATGGCAGGGAAAAAGTTTGGTTTATATGCATAGATGATACAACACATGAAGATTATTTTAGGAGTATAAGTAATGCAATTAGATATAAGTTTAGATGCCCTGAATGTCAATGGTCAAAGGGAGAAACATCTATAAGTATATATTTAAATAAAGCTAAAATAATATTTGAATCACAGAAGCCTTATATTGGATTAACGGGAATAAATGGTGGAAGTTTATCATATGATTTCTACTTACCTTTTCCTTATAACATTTTGATTGAATATCAAGGTGAACAACATGAAAAACCTACAGATTTTAGAGGAGAAGGTATAGAAATTGCAAAAAAAAGATTTAAGAATCAAGAAATTCACGATAAGCTCAAAAAAGAATATTGTCGATTAAACGATATTGAATTATTAGAAATTTGGTATTACGATTTTGATAATATTGATTTGATTTTATCACAACAGCTACAAAATAATATGATTACGTTAATTCAAGAAGCTATATAACATGGCTTCTTTTTATTTAATCAAATATAATCAATAAAAGGAGATAAGGGAATATGGTAGAGAAAAAACTTAAAGAAAACGAAATTATAGTTGGTACAAAAACTTATATTATTCTTCCAATTAAAATTAAACATTTGAAAAACAACTTCTATTCGAATTATATGACTGTTAAAAAAATGGGATTAGTAAAACTTCTCAATTTCAATGATGGAGAACAATTCATAATAGATTTATTAGAAGCTATATTAGACAGTGAAGAATTAGCAAAAGAAGTTTTGGAAAATATTGACGCACAAATTTTAAAAACCATTATGGAAATAACTAAAAAAATAAATGAGATCGACGATGAGCCAGACGAAAAAAACGCTTAAAGGGTGAAAAAGGACTGACGTTAAGAAGAGGTTTATCTCTCCTTTCAACCCATTGCTCGTTTACACCTAGCGAATTAAATGAGTTTACATATACTGAATATAAGGACTGTATTTTTGAATTAGGATTAAAGCTAAACTATTCTGCTATATCCCACATCTTAGGAAATTCAAATGTAGGAGAAGATGGTTCAGAAATGGTTAATAAAGCAAATCCAATGAACTATGAGGATAAAACTAAGAACAACAAACCTCAAAGAATGACTAAGGAAATGGCATTAGCATTTTTAGGTCAGAAGCCCTAAATTAATAGCATCAGAAGTGAGGATTACATAATTTTCCTCACTTTATTTTTTAACTTTTTTATCCTATAAAATTTTCATTTTAAATTGTAGTTTCTTTCGCCTCAGCAGCCTCTTTTAATTCCCTATCACGTTTCATTCTATATTCTAAAGGAAGATTGTTTTCATGAAATTTATCCCAATCTATATTATTCCATGATTCTTCTATACGTTCATCCTCCTTCTTCCTATCATTAACATATTTCATAAGATAAATCACGCTAAAAACAATCGCTAACCCAACCCCTATTATCCAAAATTGACCGAAAATCAATATTACACACAATATTAATATAATAAAAAACATTTAAATCACCTCAATTTAATTATATAACAATTGGAAAGTTTATGCAAGTTTAATTTAGAAAATTATTACTTAATGTAATTTACATATCAAATATAATATAAGTTAAGAGTAGAGACTTTCTACTCTTTTATCTTTAAAAGAAAGGAAGTTTTGTAATTATGGCAGATAATGATAAGTTATTAACCTCCCTCCGTATAAATTTAAAGTCACTTCAGGAAGACGTAACTAAGGCAAATTCCATACTTAAAAGTCTAACAGATTTAGAATTAGAAGCGGTAAATATAGATAGTGGAAAAGAAGCTATTAAATTATTAAGACTTATTCAAGATGAATTTAAAAAGATAAATACAGTGAGTACAGTAAAAATCGACACTAAATCAATTGATGATATGGAAAAGAAATTAAAAGGTCTAGGTGTCACCTTAAAAGAAACATTGCAGAGTACCACAAAATCGGTTACTACTGTTTTAGATGATGGTGGCAATCCAATTAAGAAAACAATAAAAGAAGAAATATCATTATTAGATGAATTAGGTAGAGAATATAAAAAGGTCAACTCTGAAATTACGGGAGCAGGAGATTCTACAACAAAAATAAATACTGAATCTGTAACTAATAATGTTGCAAAGCATGTAAAAGAAGAAGAAAAACTTGCTCTTGCAATCAGCAAAACAAGGGAAGAAATTGAGTTTAAAAATAAAGAAGCATTGAAATTTAATCCTAAAACAGCAATGACCTCCATAGAAACAAATTATAATAAATTATCATCTAGTGGTGTAGAAAAAATAGCAGATTTACAAGAATATACAACTAAAATTGAGACTTTGATAAAAGATTATAATTTAGAAGGGGATGCGTTAAAATCTGCAACTGCCTTAAAAAAGAAATATAATGATGAATCTATAAAAATATCCGACAATTTAGATAAACAAGCAAAAGCTAGTTCTAAGAAATCTATTACTGATGAAATAGGTAATATTAAAACTGCATATAATCAACTTAATACTTCTGGAAATGAAAGAGTCGAGAGTTTAAAAAGCTTAAATATTCAAACCGATAAATTACTAAAAAATGAAAATTTAGAAACAAGTAGTATTGTTACATTGACAGGACTACAGAAGACATATACCAAGGAAATAAATAATGTGGCTGAGGCTACCAAGAAACTAAACCTTGAATCTCTAAAGCAATATACCCAAGAACAATTACAAGCTGGATATGGCGCAGGAAATAAGACAATGACTGATAGATTAGGTTCTATATCTGGTGCTTCAAAGAATCAAACTTTGGGTTCAGGAGACGTTAGAAACTCAACTTTCGTAGATAGATTCAATGTTGCTAAAGATTATGTTGTGTCTAGTAAAATATTCAATATGGCATTTAATTCGATGGATCAAGCGTATAACAGCATAGCGAAGTACGAAGAAGGACTCGTGGATTTGTCAAGGACACTTTCCAATGTTTCGGATAATGATTTAAAGAATTTTGGAAAAGAAGCTATTCAAGCATCAAAAGATTTTGGAGTGCCTCTGGAACAGGTTCAGGCTGCTTATACTGAATTAGCAAGGGCTGGTGTAGATAATAAAGATGATTTAGCATCGATGGTAAAATCTGTTTTGACCGGAATCAACACAACCGAGATCAAGGATGCCGCAACTCTAACATCCTTTTTAGTAAGCACCGTCAAGCAGTTAGGAATGTCATATCAAGATACTAACAAAATAATTGATAGTTGGAATATGTTGTCAGATAAATATGCAGTAAAAAGCAATGATTTTGCTGAAGCTATACAGAAGTCTGGAAGTGCTAGTAAAAGCCTAGGCCTCGGACTTAATGATCTTAATGCTATGGTTGTAGTTTTGGGTGAAGCTACACAAAAAAGTGGAAGTGAAGTAGGTTCGGCTGTAAAAACCCTAGAAACTAGATTATTGCGTCCGGAAACAGTGGCAACTCTCGAAGGAATGGGTATTGCAGTAAAAAAAGATGCTGAACATTTTAACTCATTTCAAACCATTATGGCTCAAGTAAATACAAAGATGGATGAGTTTGGGGAAGGTTCAATTAAAGCTAATGAATTAATGGATAATCTTGGAGGAGCATGGAGACGCAACGATATCGCAATCCTAGCAAATGGTTGGGATCAAATAAATCAAATATCAAAAGAAAGCCTTGGTTCATCTGGTTACAGTATAGCTGAAAATGAAAAAGCAATGAAGACATTGACCAAACAAGTAGAAACACTAAAAAATGTATTTGCTGAATTATTCATTTCCTTTGGAGAAAGTGGCGTACTTGACCAATTAAAATTTATGGTTTCACAAGCAGCTAAAACCGTAAGTGCCTTTTCATCAATTCCACCTTCTGTAAAAAATACAGTAATAGTTCTCGCTGAACTTGCAGTTGCATATAAGGCTATAAATTCTGTTCAAAAGATGATAACCGGACAAGATTTTAAACAATGGTTAGATATGTTATTACCAAAAATTGGTGGATTTAGTAAAGTATTTGGTGATGGTAATGCATCGATGAGAGCATTTCAAATGGGAGCTAAAAGCCTAGGAGATAGTTTATCAAGTGGAAATATTAATATAGATGAATATTCTACAATATTAGGGGAACTTGGGAAACAATGTGGAGTATCTGCTGTAGGAGTAGACCAATTAAAACTTTCAAAAGCGGCATTAGATAAACAATTAGATACTGGTAAAATTACCCAGGTACAATATAATGAACAATTAGAAAAACTAGCAACCACGACTAAGACTGCATCTATTGCAAATAAAGCACATGAATCATCTCAGAAAGCAGTAACAGCAGCGAAGAAAAGTACATTGGTTTCTACACTCGCATTAAACGTTGCAACCATAGCATCTACCCTATTAATTTCTGCGGCAATAGCAGGAATATACAAACTTGCAGATGCCCTAATTATAACTAAAAAAGAATTAAAAGAGATGAACGAAGCTACAAAAAGTGCGATGGACGCAATAAGTAAAAATGCAACAACATCTCAATCATCATTAAATAGAAAAGTAGAAATTGAAGAACTTCTAAAAGGTAATCTTGCAATAGATGAACAATCTAAATTAGAAAAAGAACTTTATGATATCAAAGTCAAACTTGGAGAAATGTTACCCGGAGCAGTATCTTCAATTAATGCTGAAGGTAAAGCTATTGCAGATAATAATGTTTTAATCCAAAAACAGATTGACTTAGAGAAAGAAAGGGTAAAAGCTAAAGCCGATGCTTATTTAAAAGATAATAGTAAGTTTAATATACTTGGAAACGATATAGGTAGCAAAGCTACAAAAACAGGTAATGATATTAGTAGATATGAGCAAATGAAAACAGCATCAGATCAAGGCAGAAGTAGTTATGATGAAATTCTTGGAACAAATGCTCAGGGTAAAGTCATGACAAAATCTGTAAAATTTGACCAAACTGATATGTCTAAGTTGAAAATAGCAATTGAGGATAATAAGTTAAGTTTAATGGAATGGGATATGATGTACTCTCAGGCTAGTGATAGTATGAAAGCACAATTACCAACATACGAAAGTGTTGTCACTAAAATTAATAGCATGAGCAGTTCAACAGACTCAAATACTAATTCAATAAAAGCTAATGCGTTAGCACAAGAAACTAACGTTATGACAGCAGAACAAATTAAAGCAGCACAGGAAGCACTTCAAAAATCCTTTCAAGATTCAACAGCCAAAATTGAAGATTATCAAAAAATACTTCATGACCTAAAAACCAATGATAGTGAATTAAAATCTGCAACCATGAAGAATTTAGCCAAAGATCATATTGAACTCCTCCCCTATCTTAAAGATGAAAAGATGTTAATAGATAAAGTAACTGAAGCATTAGAAACAGAAAAGAATACAGCAAATCAAGCTTATAGAGAAATGATGATGTCAAACAATGACTATTATAACTCTACTATTAAGGGAACAAATATAGTTAAAAATGCTTTAGGTGACTATTATAATCAGTTATCTGCAAGTCAAAAGAATGATTTAGCCAATGCTAAAAATCTTGCAGAAGCAAAAGTAATAATAGAAAGAGAACTCATTAGTCGCTTAGCTAAAGCGTGGGATTCTTATAATAGTGCGGTTGCTAGAACATTATCTAGACATGCTGATCTCGCTGCTCAAATGGATTCTGGAGATCCTTATGCAGAAGCACAACTATCAAAGTTTATAAACAATAACAGAGCAGTTCAAAACGCATTAACAGATGCTAGAAGTATTCAATCACAAATAGATGGTATAAATACGAGTTTCAATAATATAGGCGCAAATATAAATAATCCATTTACTTATGGTAATACTTATGCAGGAAGCGACGCTAAAGCAGGTTCAAAAGATTCCAACACTGTAGATAATCTATCTCTAGAAATTGATCGTTATACAAGATTAAATGCAGTCATATCGACACTAAATAACACAATTGATATGAATAATAAACTCTATGACCAAGCATCATATGCTGATAAAATATCCCTTTTAAATCAGGAAATTGTTCTTCTCGACCAAAAGAAAATCGCTATAAAGAACTTAACTGCCGAACAAATAAAAGAAATGAATGAATTAAAGGCAAACCTAAGCGGAAATGGATTTGGTTTTGACTCAAGTGGTCAAGTAACAAATCAAAATGATAGACTTCTTCAATTTCAAAACTCAGCCAATTCAAAAAGCGGAGATTCTAAAACCGCTGCAATTGAAAATGTCAAAGCATTGCAAACAGAAGTTGAAAGGTATAATGAACTTGTTAATAGTTTAATTCCAGGATCTAATAGCAACTGGCAAGACGTAGCGAATGAAATTAATACTGTCAAACAATCAATAAAAGACTTAAATCGTGAATCATTAGAAAATGTAAAAGAAGTTCAAAATCAAGTCATAGAAATGTTACAGAAACAAATTGAAGATAAAAAGAAATCACTTGATGACGATTTAAAACTTACAGAAGATCACTTTGCAAAACTTAAAGAAATAGAAAGTCGTCAATATTCTGAACAGGATTACAATAAAGGACTTAAAAAAGAATTAGATGCTAAAAAGAAACTTCAAGCAGAAATTGAACAACTTGCAGATGATACATCTAGAGAAGCACAATCCAAACTTGAAGACTTAAAAGCACAACTTCTAGAACAACAAACTGCAATAGATGATATGCAAGAAGGTCACGCTAGAGATAGCAAAACCCAAGCTTATGATGACATGTTGAAATCTGCACAGGATAATGTTGAAGCTCAAAAGAAAGCATTAGATGATCAATATACAGATACAAATTTACAGAAAATTGCAGATGATGCAGTTAAGACAGGGGTGTTTAATAATCTAAATGGAGAAGTAGTAAATGTACAAACAGCTTTCACAACATTCTTTAATGCAACAGCAGAAGGTATGAGTGCAACAGGTAAACTTGTACAGGAGGAATTTATAGATAAACTTAAATTAGCAGAAGAAACCGCAATAAGATTAAGTGCTTTAATGCCTAACTTATCTGCTATGACAGTTTCTTCCATATTACCTTCATTACAATTACCATCATTAAGTATTCCTAAATTTGCAATGCCAGATATGTCTATGTTAAATAATAATCAAAATATACCTACTGTAAATAATTTCAGTTTTGACCATTTAGTTCAAATTGATGGAAATGTTATGGATACAGGAAATATTAAAACATTAATTATAGAAGGAGTACAAACAGGACTTAACGGAATTCTAGGATATGCAACACCAAGTATAAATTATTAGAGGGGATTAATTTCCTCTCTTTTTATTATGTCAAGAAGGGAGGAAATTAATGTTTTTTGATACAGATTTTATATATGACGGACAAGAAAGTATAAATATGGGAGTTTCTATAATAAGACTTGAAGGTGGATTAATAGAAAGTTCTACATTAAAACAACAAATTATTGAAGAGAAAATAAATTCAAAAGATATACCAGTTTTCTATGGAGTTAGTAGAGATGTATTAACATTTCCTATTGTTATAACAAAACTTGATGAAGATGGAATATTCACATATGAAGATAGAGTGAGAATCCTAAGATGGTTATGTAAAGGAGAATATAAGGAATTTGCTTCTAAAGATTCTCCTATAGTTTATTATGTATTATTTGATGAAGTTAAGAAAACTTCTAATGTATTAAGTCAAGGATATATTACATTAAATGTAAGACTTAACGCTCCATATGGATTTTCCCCTATACAAATAGAGGAACATGATTTATATGATAATACTACTACAGAAATTATTGAGCTAGAAAATAATAGCAATATAATAGACTTTTATTATCCAGAAATCGAGTTTACCGTTACAGAGGGTACAAGTGTCACCTTTAGAAACTTAACGAATGGTGGTGAAATATTCACTATTAATGGCTTAATTCCGACAGAGGTTATTTACATAAATATGGAAACAGGAAGAATTAAAAGTAACATAGGTATTTATCATTTAGGAGATTGTAATAAGAATTGGTTATATTTGGTATATGGAATTAACCGTATAGAAATTACAGGAAAAATTCAACTAAGTGTAAGAATGCAATTTCCAATGATATTGTGAAAGGAGGTAAACTATGCTTGTTGATAATATAGATTATACGAAAAAATATGACATGAATTTAATATTATGCAGAAGTTATGATAGAAAACAACTAGTACAATTAAATGATTATATAAATTTCAATACATTTCAACTTCATAAAGTCCTAGATAATTATAATGATATTACTTTTGAAGTTCCTTTTTATATAGTTGAAAATAACCAGACAATTGAGAATCCTTATTATGACTTAATCATGGACGGATATTTAATATTTCTAAATGAGACGGAATATTTCATTATAGAATCTCCAGAAGAAGTAGGAGTAGATAGAGATAAGAAAATTATTAAAGCCTATGGATATGAGAAAACATTAAATAATAAAAGTTTAATTTCTTATGAAGATACCGCACAGATATATCATGATGTTGTCGAAACAGGATTAGGAGTATTGGATAGATTTATAGAAGATAATCCTGAATGGTCGATAGGTTATATAGATTCTATCGCAAGATTAGATGACTTATCAATTGGTCAAAATCATAATAAATATAGAAGTTTTACTATAGATGAGAAAGCTTGGCTATTATTTCTTCGAGAAGATTTTAGTCAAGCTTTTCACTGTATCTGTGTATTTGATACTTTGAATATGACAATAAATATATATGACAAAGATACAATTGGAGAAGATAAAGGATTGTATATATCTGAGAAGAATTATCTAAAATCTATAAGAAAGAAATTAAATACAGAGAAAATTGTAAGTAGATTATTTTGTTATGGTAAGAATGGATTAATATTTAATGACGTAAATTCTACTGGTTTAAGTTATGTATTTGATTATAGTTATTGGAGAAAACTTGAATATATGCCACAGGAACTACTCGACGCTTTTACTTCGTTCGACGCATTGATTACAAGTAAACAAGGTGAATTTGGTGCACTACTTGTTGAAGTAAATACAATTAATGGAAGTATAACAGATAGAGAAGCTGAACTTGTAGAATTAGAAAATGGGTTAAGTTTACTTAAAACTCAGAAAACTATATTTATAACATTAGGAACTTCTGATTTAAGTGTAATTAATACACAAATAAATAATAAGCAGATTGAAATTGATAATAAGAAAGTTGTTATTGCAAATTTGAATGTTGAGTTAGTTAATGTAAGAGCATTGAAATCTGCATTAGTTGTATTGTTATCTTTTGAGAGTAATTTTACATTAGAACATTTAAAAATAATAAATAGTTATGGACTTCATACCACCTGGAAAAATGATACTATAATTAATAATGCTGATTTGTTAGCAGAAGGTAAAAAAACTTTGACCGAATACAATACTCCTGTTATTGAAATTGATACAGATGTATTAGATTTTCTAAAGATGGCTAAATGTCAAGATGATTGGAACTTTCAATTGGGAGATATTGTTAATTTAGAGTATAATAAATTAAAGATGAATGTTAAGGATAGATTAATTGAATATACTTATTCTCCTAGTGGAAATAGTTTAAAATTGATATTTAGTAATAAATTGTTTAAAGATGATCCACAAAGACAGTTAGGACAAGGAATTTCTAAAGCAATTTCGTCTGCAAATGTAATCAGTAAGAAGAAATATATTTGGGATTTATCCGAAAGTAATATGCTGAGTATTGATGATATAATGACAAATAATTTTGACTTAATGAAACAAAGTGTTGCTACGAGTGATAATACTGTAAATATTGATAAGCATGGAATTGTGTTACAAGATAGAAATAATTTAGATAATATGCTGTATATGACAAGTGGGGTAATTGCAATGAGTACAGATGGAGGAGAAAATTTCAGATTGGGGATTACTCCTGGAGGAATTTTAACAGAAACTTTGATTGGTCAAATTTTGATTTCTGAAAATTTATATATCGTGAACGAAGCTGGAAATTTTAGTATTGATAAAGATGGATTTACATTAAAAGATGAAAATTATAAAACATTAATAAGCCCAAAAGGAGTGGTTAATTCAGACAATATAGGATTCCCAGAACAAGTCGATTCAACTCATCCTTATATGATGGACTTTTTCATTGATGATAACGTAAATGTGATTAGTCAAGTATTATTAAAATTAAGCGTCCAGAATTTTAGAGCATATGAAACTGGCTCAGCAGCGGGAGGCTCTGGAACACAAACAAGTTCCAGTGGAGGTGGGTCTACGCAAACAAGTTCTTCTGGAGGAGGAGGTTCTGTAACGAGTTCTGGAGGTTCTGGTCAAACAGCAGCTTCAGCAGGTTCTCATGAACACGATATATTCAGATTAGCAGACGTATACCCTTATCCTAGTTCCAATGTTTCCGATTTTTATAAATATTATATAAATGGAGTTGCTAATCTTGATTTTGCAATACTTCTACCAGAAGGATATCAAACAACAAACTATGATGTCATTAAAACTTACGGAAGTTCTGGAAGTCATTCCCATTCAGTTTCATCACACCAACATTCTGTAAGTACTCCAGATCACCAACATTCTGTAAGTACTCCAGATCACCAACATTCTGTAAGTACTCCAGATCACCAACATAGTTTAGTCTATGGAATTTATGAGAAACCATTAACATTAGGCGCTATGAATATATATATAGATGGAATATTGAGAGCGAGCGCAATTAATCAGAAAAGTTTAGTTGATTTAACCTCAAGCATAACCGTGAAGGGGTGGCATCAGATTTTAATTACATCGCCTGATTTAAATAGATACTCGGTTTCCCTATCAATAAAAACATACATCGGTGCATAATAAAGTTTAAGGAGGAAATTTAATGGCATATAATATAGATATAAAGACTAATTATGGTATAAACTGTAGTCATTGGAAAATATCTAAAATTGAAAAAGATTATGTTTCTCAATCTGCATACATAGTGCTGTATGGATATCCATCAAAAGAAATAAAAGATCAAAAAAATGAATGCCTCGAAAAAAGGTATATAAATATATATCCTGTCGATTTTGATGAGGTTTTTGGAATAGAAAAACTTAATCAAGAAGATATGAATGATATAAAATCTTTATATGAATTTATTAAAGAAAACTTTGATGAATTTAAGGATGCAGAAATTTCTTAGTCAAATAATGTTTACTCAACGGTAGATAGGAACTCGAGATCCGACAAGATATAACCTCAATTATCTTCTACCGTATTTTTATATATTATAAATGAGGAAAATCATAGAACAGAAGTTTATTTCTTCTGTCTTTTTGTCGTCCAAAAATATATTATGAGGAAGGTGTATTAGATGGTTTCTAAGAAAACAATTGGTATTTATAGTATAACCAATATAATAAATGGAAAAATCTATATAGGACAGAGTATAGAGATAGAAAAACGATGGAGAAGACATAAAAATGAATTGAAAAATAATAAACATGACAATATTTATCTCCAGAGATCTGTAAATAAATATGGTTTTGATAATTTTCAATTTGAAATAATTGAAGAATGTAAAAAAGAATTATTAAATGAAAGAGAAATTTATTGGATATCCAATTATAACTCCAATAGTTTCATCAAAGGATATAATTCTGAATCTGGAGGTAGTTTGGGCAAAACATTAAGTGATGCTACGAAAAAGAAGATAGGAAATAGATATTATCCAAAAGGAGAAGATAACGCAAATTCCTCTCTAACAAACCTTCAAGTTGTGAAAATAAAGAAACTATTAAGTGAAAAGAATCTTGATTTTTCTCAAATAGGACATATGTTTAATGTTAAGGGTTATATAGTAGGAAACATTAAAGATAAGCGTTCATACAAAAATGTTGAAACAGAATATGATGATATGATTGAAGAAAACTATCCTAAAAAATTTCTTAATATTAATCCCAAAAAGTTAAATGATAAAGAAATAATACAGATAAAACAATTACTAATTGCTAAAGAAAAACCAATCTATGAAATTGCTGATTATTTTAGTGTCGCAAAAGATGTAGTTAGTGCAATTAAAAATATTAGAAGTTATAAATCTGTTGGGAAAGAATATAATGAATTACTTTCAGAGGATATTAAAATTAGAGTTGTTAATAAACAAATAGTTATGGAAATAAAATATCTATTATACGAAGGCATTCTTAATTCAAGAGAAATAGGAGAAGCTTTTGGTATATCAATAGGATTAGTTCAAGATATTAAAAAAGGGAGAGCATGGAAAACTGTTATAACAGAATGGGATGATATTATAAAGAATAAAGTAAGCGAACATTCAAAAGATCAACATAGTAAAATTCCTATAAATGATATTGTTAAAATAAAAACATTATTATTTGAAAATAAATTAACGCAAGTTGAAATAGCTAAATTATTTAATATAGGAAGGGACGTTATATTGTCAATAAATACATTAGAATATAATGCTGATATTTCTCCAGAGTTAAACGAAACACTAAAAAGTCAAAATCGAAGAGAAAAATTAACAGAAATAGATGTTATAAAAATCAAACAAATGATTCAAGATGGTTTAAAGAATAAGGAAATAGTAAAAAGTTTTAATATTGATCCATCCACCATCTCAAATATTCGCACAGGTAAGATTTGGAAACATATACAAATCAAAAATAATATACCAGCATAACCAATAATCAATTAAAGGAGGAAATACTTATGGCTTTCGATAGTCCAATATTAATAAAGTGGAATGAAGAAATGCAACGAATACAAAATGAACAACAAGTAGTCACGACTGGAGCAATTATAACTTTATCACAGATTCCTTCAGAGTACCAAAAAGTTCAAATCGAAAATATGACAGAGATAAAAGAAAACAAAGCTATTGCAGCCACTTCCCAATTTAAAGTTAATTACAGAAATGGAATTATTACTTTCCACGAAGATAAAATAGGTCAACAAATTACAATTCAACAATACTATGGACGTGGGTATATATTATATTCCTCAGATCGAATATACGATTCATCTACAGGTCAAGATATAAACACTGTTAAAACTCTACAAGATTATATAGACTCTATTCGTGCTTTAGGCTATAAGGGAGATTATTCTAATATAGAGACTTATTTACCTAATAGCATAATCTACTATCCTTTAGAAAAGGCAATATATAGATGTATTAAACTTTCAGTGGGAAATCTTCCTACAAATCTGGAATATTGGCAGATAATGGTATCTGTTAAAACAGAAGCCGAATATGCAGTTATCCAAGGAGATTATGCGAAATTAGAGGGCGACTACGCTAACGATAAAGGAGATTATGCGAATGCTCAAGGCGCTCTGGCAAATACTGCTACAGCTAACGCAAATGCAACAAGTAATGCAATAAAAGTATATGAAGTATACGATAATACACAACCCTATATACCCTTAAACAAAGTGTCTTTTAATCGTAATTCATATGTAAATATTGTAGCATGTACTGGAGTATCACCTTCATTAGATACAGATAACTCAAATTGGATACTTATGGCAAAACATGGTAGTGATGGATTTTCCTCAATGCTAGAATCCTCTTTCACAGCCACAACAGATAATACAACTCATATTCCACATAATTTAATCTATGATCCTACACATGACAAGTTACAAGTCAACGAAGATTATAGTGGTGGAGAACTTAAAATAGGCAGGAATTATAGTGAAAATGTAGACAATCTATCAATAGATTTATTAGGTTGGTCAATTAATATAGGAGAGATAATTAATTTTACTCTCTATAAAAACTTAAACGAAGATACGCTTCAATCTGAAATTGCTCAGGCCATAATTAATAAAACTAATTTAGACGTTAGTAATACGACTGCAAATTCAACTAAAGACGCTTTAGATTTAAGTATATCAAATGGACAATTAGGAGTAATTAGTAATCTACTAACAACAGATAAAAGTAGCCACGTAAATGCTATCAATGAGGTATTTAATAAAACTGGTGTTTTAACAACGCTAAATACCCAAAATAAGGATAATTTGGTAGGGGCGATTAATGAAACTGTTTCGTCATTGGCTGATAAGGCGCAACAATCAGACCTAGGAAATAAAGCAAATTTACCTACTACAGATAAAACAAGCTTTGAAAATTCTATTAAAGAATTATATTTATTATTGATTACAAAGTTATCACAGACACAAATTAATTTATTAATAGGATTTGCAGATATTAATAAAAACCTTAGTCAAATTGATGAAACAATGTTAACGAGTGGATTATTAGCAATGATAGCAGGAACAGCTGGGGTAAATGTAACACCATCGGCATTAAGTGTTCTAACGGGTATGTTGGCAGATAAAGCCATTACGCCAATAAAGTTATCATTTACGCCAGTTGTAGGTATTCCAAGCAAAAATTTATTCAATAAAGATACGGTTGCGTTAGGATATTTACTGAATTATACTACAGGAACAATAGATGCAAATGCTAATTACTCGGTTAGTGATTGGATACCTGTATCATCTAGTACGGCATATATTAAAAATCAAAACAGACCAATTGCATTTTATACGTCTGCGAAAGCATATATAAGTGGATTACCTACCGCCACAACATTTACAACTCCTGCGAACTGTGTATATGTAAGAATTGGAGAACTTACTGCTAACATAGGGATTGACCAGTTAGAATTAGGAAGCGTTTCTACTTCTTATGAAAGCTATTACACCAAAATAAATCCACTAAATATTAAAGAAAAAACGATAGAACAAGTAATGCTGAACTTTTTATCAATAACTGGTACAGCTAGTAAAAACTTGTTTGATAAAAGTGCGGCTATAAAGGATTTTTATGTAAGGTATGATACAGGAAATATTGAAGCTTTAGCTGGCTATTATGCAAGTTATTGGATACCTGTTTTACCAAGTACGGGATATGTAAGAGTTCAAAACACACACGTTGCATTTTATACGTCTGCGAAAGCATATATAAGTGGATTACCTACCGCCACAACATTTACAACTCCTGCAAATTGCTATTATGTTAGGATTACTGTATCTTATGGTAATTTTGACGTTGAACAGCTAGAACTAGGAAGTATTTCAACTTCGTATGAAAGTTATGGAAACAAAATTGATAATTCATCGTTTCCTAAAGAATTACAAAATATAAACAATTATACTGATTTTGGTTTTACATTGCCTGATGATATTTATTTAATAACAGGAGAGAATTTTAGTATATATTATAACAATATTATTAAATATTCACAAAAATTTAGAAATGGTAATTATTATATTACGCATATTTTGCAAAACAGCACACCGACAGCTACGGTAAAAGGAGAAGGTTATCCTTACAAATGGACAATTACGCCAACAGTGGCAGAAACTTTTACAATGGAATTTGCCATTATAGAAACTTACACAGGATTAAAAATGGCTAGTAAAACGGTTACTTTTCATGTTGCAGATAGTTCATTAGCTGTAAATCATGGAAGAACTGCAAATATAATTTCTATCGGTGATAGTTTTTTTGAAAATGGCTTAATTGCAGAAGCATTAAACACTTTTGTAACAACAAAGGGTGGCATCAATAATATAAATCTTTTAGGTACGAGAGTAACAACGACAACCGGAGTTAAAACAGATGCTATACCTGGATGGAGTTACGATAATTATATCAACTATGCAACTGTAGGTGGGATTGTAAATCCGTTCTGGAACCCATCAACAAGCTTGTTTGACTTTACCTACTATATGACACAATACTATCCTACTTACACTCCAGGTGGACAGGCAGGAGAGCATATAGATGTATTTGTATCTCTTTGTGGTATTAATGATTTAAGCACGCCTAGAACGAATATAGCTAATGAAACTTATATACAAACTATAATTGATTCTATTCATGCTTTTGATCCTACCATAAAAGTACTTTTAGGGACAGTCACTCCTCAACCATTAGATGATAAGTGGTCGACAAATTATCAAAACGATGGTAGACATTATGAAAAATTTAAGTACAAGCAAGAATTATTCAACGAAATGATATTAACACTTGCGAATATATCAACCAATATTTATTTACTTCCAGTTGCAGCACACTTCGATACTAGGAGTGCCATTAAAACACAATTGTATTATCCTGATAAATTTGACCCAACATACTCAGAAACACAAACACGTGATATTCATCCTACAGAAATTGGTGGAAAGTATATGGCAGATTCAGTTTATCAATTTTTGTATAGTATGGTATTAAGATAATGCACAATAGGATTCTACGTTTAAATAGTCAATAGAGTTTAGTGTATAATAAATTTAAGAGGTGATTTTATTGTTTATGGGAGATAAAGAAAATCAAAGGTTAATGAATGAGGGTAAAAGAGTTTGTTTTGAATGTCATAAAGAATTTGTGCTAGAAGAAAATCTAAATAAAGATATTCGCAAAGGTGGATATAAGTGCCCTCATTGTGGAAAAATACTTAATTTTACGTTTGATTAGTTATTACGCAATAGGATAATAGTGTGACATAGTGTGTATTAGTATTTACTTATATGACAAAGTGTAAAATAAAATATATAATCACTTTTAAGGGGTGGTTATATATGGCAGTAAAAAGACAAAACATGAGCATTGATCCAGTTGTTTATCAAGATTTTCTTAAGTATTCAGAGCTTAAAGGAATTAAAGTTTCTACATGGGTGACAATGAAAATGAAAGAGTTTGTAGAAGAAGAAAAAGCTCTGGAAGAATTAAAAAAGAATAAAAAATAAGGGCATCAAATTTCATATTGTTTTACACAAATAAAGGATTTTACTTTATTATAACGAATATGTAAAATTAAAGGTGGTGGCAGTATGGATGAACAATTAAAACAAGAAATCAAACAAGAACTTTTAGATCTAAAAGAAGAAGTCTCAAACGGAGATATTAATGATAATTGGCGCAGGTGTTATAAATTATCATCAGAAGTACATCAAAAGGTTTTTAATAATCTTAATCATGATTTAAACAATTTCAGACTATCAAGCATAACGCATAAAATTATTCAGTATTTTTTTGTATCATTAAGAAATGATTATGACAAGGAAATAGTCTTAATTGATATAGAAAAAGCTATTAGTTTAATGTAAAAAATAAGGCACTCGAAAGGGTGTCTTTTGCATTATTAAAGTTAATACGCAATAGTTACAATTAGTAAATACTAGTGTAAACTAAGTCATACCAACGGTTGCAAGGATTTTAAAACCACATAGGATTCTATTCTTCATTAACCGTCACAGAATAAAATGGGAATTAATTCACCAATTAGTTTCCATTTCTCTTTTAATCAAATCAAATAAAATGGAATTTTTATTGCAACAATTCAAAAATAATATATGAAAAGGAATGGTTCTTTATGAATAAATATACACAAAATATGAATAATTATACGGAGGTTTTATAATGGGATCATTGAAAATGACTCAAGATATAAAAACAATACAATCAGACTTGGCAAATATTGTGCAACAAGTAAACAATACAATGTCACAAGTTTCTATACAAAATATAATAAATACTTATAAACGAGTTAGATTTAAAAGCGGTATTTATAATATAGATTTATCAAGTGGTGTAGGTCTTAATGTTAATACAGGTAATGTAATAGAATTTGAAAACGGTGCAATACTCCAAGCTATTGGAGGTAATTTAGGTAATTATAAGATTTTAGCTATTAATAATGTCAATAATGTAATTATTAAAAATCCAACTATAATAGGCGAAAGGGATACCCATATAGGGACAACTGATGAATGGGGAATGGGTATTAGTATTCAAATTTCACAAAATATAAAAATTACTAATGCTTCATGTTCTAAATGTTGGGGCGATGGTATTTATATAGGTGATTTAAACGAGAATTTAATATTTGAAAATACTATATGCGATAGCAATAGAAGACAAGGAATATCCCTTATAAGTTGCAAAAATTTAACTATGAAAAATACTAAACTTACTAATACAAGCGGAACATTACCAAGTTGTGGACTAGATATTGAACCAAACCCAACAACAGTTTATGGTCTTGAAAATATAAATATTGAAAATATATATACAGATAATAACAATAATGCTGGAATTGCAATATATTTAATGTATTCTAAAAATACTGATAAAATAATTTCTATAAATATTAAAAACCATATTGATAAAAATAGTATAAATGGTATGTATATCGGCTGTGCTGATAAGTTAATCGGTTCGATTAACATCGAAAAACCAATATGGAAAGATAATAAAAGTCAAGCGTTAATCATTGAGGATTGGTCGTCAACCTCGCCTTTAGTTAATATTATAAATCCATTAATAATTAACCCTCATAGAACAACAACAACCGCATTATTATCTAGTGCAAAAACAGGCTCGGCTATATCTATTTATAGGAGTTCAAATGATACTGTAGCAAGTTCATTCGGAAATGTTATAATTGATAATCCGACAATTATAAACGATACTGTAAATATTTTTGCTAATATATCTATAGTTGATACGATTTCAAATAGACCATTAGAAAACATATTAATTAGAAATCCGATATTTAGTGGTATCTATCAGAGAAATATGGCTTCCTTCGTAACAAATGATATGATGAAAGTTACTGACTATTATCAGCAACACATACTTTCAGCGGCATACGCCATGCAAGATGGTGATGTGGTGAAATATTTTACAAATCAAAATGCTACTACCTCTTATTTAATTAACTTAGCTTCTGCCACTCAAATAGGTTGTAAAATAATAATTGAAGTTAAAACAGCTCAAAATATTCAAATTTATCCAAATACACATCAAATAAACGGATATACAACGGGGACACAAAGGATGAATAGTAACACAGTGGGAAGTAAATTAATAATAGAAAAAACATCTGCTACATTATGGGATGTTACTTATAAAACAGGAGTGTGGACAGTAGCACTACCATAAATTAAGTTACTACACAATTGGATTATATGGCGCAACAAACCAATTAATTACCAATATAAAATACTGCACGTTTACAATAATATATAATGTATAAATATACAATATAAAAGGCTTGTTTTAAAGTTTGAGCACTTATTAATTAATTTTGGTAGGTGCTTTTACTATACCCTAAAATAAACAAAGAAGAGAGGGAGACGGTCTCCCTCTTCTTACAAGTATTCTTTGGAATTGTTACATCCCAAAGATAGTATATGCGATTTAAATGAAATTGTAAATAGATAAATTAAATATGTGGTTTCTTAGTTGGATTGCAAGCTTACTAAGAGTAATTAAAAGAGATTGTATTCCTTAAATATGATCTCTTTTCCCATTCAACCTCTCATTAAGGAAGGAGAAATAATAATTATGGAAACTAAAATTTGTAGTAAATGTAAAAAGGAATTAACATTAGATAAATTCGGAACAGATTTAAGTAAAAAAGATGAATTAACCTCAAATTGTAAAGAATGTGGAAAAATAAGTCGGGATATATACAGAAAGAAAAAGAGATTGGGAACTTTGGAAATAAAGAAAGTCTCACATGAAGGTATGAAGATTTGTATTATATGTGACAAAGAATTGGCATTAAATATGTTTGGTAAAGATGTAAGTAGAAGTGATGGATTAAACCCATTATGTAAAAAATGTACAAACGAACAAAGTCACGCATATAGAGAAATAAAGAAATTAGAAAAAGGAATTATAGTTAAAATTCCAAAAGAAGGAATGAGATTTTGTACGCATTGTGACAGGGAATTACCATTAGATATGTTTGGAAAAGATAAAAGGATTTTAGATGGATTAAATATATATTGTAAAGAATGTGCAAGAGAGCTAGGAAAAAAGTTTAGAATTGATAATCCCGAAAAAAGGAGAATGGCTTCTAAATTATCTTATATTAATAACAAGGAACAAAAAAGGGAATATGGTAAAAAATACAATGAAGAAAATTCCGAAAAAAAGAAAGTAGCATGTAAGCGGTGGCTACAAAAAAATCCTGAAAAGAATCGCCAATATTCTCAGAGACGTAGATCAAAGAAACTTAAGTTACCTAATACCTTGACATTAAAACAATGGGAAGATACTAAACTATATTTTAATAATAAATGTTGCTATTGTGGTGAAGAGGCATCTCTACAACAAGAGCATTTCATACCATTGAATAAAGATGGAGAATATACAGAAAAAAATATTATACCCTCCTGTGGAAGCTGCAACAGTAGTAAAAATGATAATAATTTTGAGGATTGGTATCCAAAGTATAAATTTTACAGTAAATATAGAGAAGATTATATAATTGACTTTATAAATCATAAAAATGAAGAACATAATTCAAATATAATATAGAGGAGATACATACATGGCTCGAAAAACTTTCAGAAAACTGATAACTTCTCCAGAATTAATAGAGCAAATAAATCCCATCAACAAAGTATTAGTGAAGAAGTTTTTAAAATATAAAAATGCTAAATGTTCTGACACGACTATAGTTAATTACGAATCAGACCTAAATATATATTTTTGCTATAACATAGTTGAGAACGAAAATAAGTCTTTTATAAATACTAAAAAATTAGAAATGTCAGATTTTTTTGATTATGGATTATTGGAGTTAAAATGGAGTGGAAATAGATATCTTAGAATAAGAAGCTTAATGAATAGTTTTAGTGATTTTATAGTTAACTTTATGGATGAAGATTATCCTAATTTTAAAAATATAGTCAATAACTCTGTGACAAAAGTTGAAAAAATTCCAGTTAGAAAGAAAACAATAATTTTACCAGAGCAAGTTTATAAGTTAAAAGATATTTTAATAGCAGACGATAAATTACAGGAAGCTGTATATTTAATGCTATTGGCAAGTTCCGGTTCAAGAATTAGCGAATCTTTTAGGATCGACATAGACATGATAGATGAAAATAATACAGCATTTGAGGGTTTATTTTTAGAAACCACATGTGATTTAAAAACAAAAGGTCATGGTAAAACAGGTTTGATGATGACACGTTTTATTATAAAAGATGTATTTTTACCTATATTTAAACAATGGTTACCTGTAAGAGAAACTATAATGAAAGAAAATGGAAAAGAACATAATAAGATGTTTATCAAGCCCAACGGAGAACCTTCTACAGATAATATAATAAGAGGCTGGATTAGTAAATGGGAGAAGATATTGGAAATAGATTTATACGCCCACGCATTTCGTCATTTTATTGTTAGTGATCTTACAAGAAAAGGTTGCTCAAGTGACTTTATTGTAGCAGTTATGAAATGGAAAAGTGGAACAGTAATGTATAATATCTACAATGATATTGAGGATAAAGATAGAAAGTGGAAAGATATAGATAAATTAAAAGAGTCCATGCTCTTACAAAATTTAAATATAGCAGATTAACAACAACACTAGGAAGGAAGGTTTACATGAGTTCAATTTGAAAGGGGAAATTATAATGGCAGAAGAAAGATGTAATGATTGTAAGCCATCAGTTTTGGTAATAGAACTAACAAAAAGGGTTGATAAGATAGAGGATAAATTTGAAAAGGTTGATACTAGATTTGAAAAAATTGATGAAAAGATGGATGTAATTACCAAGGAAACTAATGCAAGTATATCAGGCTTAAAGGAATCATATGCTGAAACAAGAGCATATGCAAAAGCTACTCTTGAACAAATTTCAGATTTGAAAAGTCTCTTTAAAAATAACAATGAAAGTAATCTTGGATTAATTATGCAAATGATGAAAACAAATTCAGATGCAATAGTTATGAATAATAAGACTAATTTAGAAGCTAATAAAATTACAGCGAATATTACTAAAGAAATTGAAATTGATAAGACTTCAGGACGCATAGAAGTTACTAAAAGTAAAGCTGCTCTCTTCGGTACGATAATCGCAGCAATAGTTACAGTTATTGCCGTTATTATAGAAAAAATATGGAAATAAAAAGGAATTAATAAGGAGGAAAATCAATGTTTGAAATTATCACAATCGAGCAATTACTAATAAAATTAAACAATTATCATCACACAGAACTTCATGTGCATCATACTTGGAAACCGGAGCACAAAGATTTCAATGGTTCAAATGGTTTACAATTACAACAAGGTATGAGAAATTATCATGTTAATTCTTTAGGATGGGCAGATATTGGACAACATGTGACATTGTTACCTGATGGTAGTTTTGTAACAGGAAGAGATTTTGGTCAAACTCCTGCTTCAATATCTGGATATAACACTGGAGGATTTGCATGTGAAATGTTGGGCAATTTTGATATTGGGAATGACGTTTTAGAAGGCAAACAAAAAGATAGCATTTTAAGACTTGCTAAATACTTCAATGATAAAAATAGATATATACGATTCCACCGGGAAAACGCCGCAAAGACATGTCCCGGAACATCTATAGATAAAGCAGTATTTATGAATGAAGTTGTTAATTATGGAACTCAACCTGTCTCCCCTACTACCTCACCATCAAGAGGAAATACACCGACCCCTACTCCACTACCTGTAGAAGAAACAGCATTAGAAAAAGCTAAAAAGTATGTAGGTGATAGATGCTTAGAATTACAGAAAAAGATAAATGTTTTAATAAGAGCGGGATTATTAAATATACCCCTACTTGTGGAGGACTCGGACTTCGGAGCGAAGAGTTATAATGCAGTCATACAAATACAACAGAAATATGGCCTAACACCAGACGGTTTAAGTGGATTTCAGACCTTCCAAAAACTCGATTCTATAATTGCCGAAATGAATAAGCCTAAAGAACAACCTAAGCCTTCATATGACTTCAAATCTCTTCAAAATTTTATTAACGCCGTAGAAGACAATATTCCTGGAAAAGAAACGCTTTCAAAATGCCCTATAGTAAAGTATGGCTCAAGGGGTAACGTCGTTAAATGGGTTCAAAATAGGCTAGTTTACTTGGGATATAGTTGCGTATGTGATGGAATCTTTGGTAACGCCACTAAGTTAGTAGTTATCAAATGGCAAAATGCAAAGGGTTTGACGCCAGATGCAATAATTGGCAATATGTCATGGAGAAAGCTATTAAATCTATAATTCAAATATAATATTAAAATTTAAGGAGATGTATTATTAATGGAAAACCAATTATTAGACATGTTAATGAAATTTGTACTCAGTGCTTTAGGAGTGGTAGGAACTTATGCTCTTGCTAGACTTTCTTTATTCTTAGAAGCTAAGAAATTACAAGTAGTTGCTTCAGAAGGTGCAATCAATTATAACCACGCATTAGATATTGCAAAGGGATTATATTTAGTCCTAGAACAAGAATTCGCTGGAATCGCACAAGCAGGATTCGATAAGAAAGCAGAAATGGATAATAGATTATTAGAAGTATTTCCTCAGATTACGGCAGTAGAATTATCTGCTATTAATAAAGAAATATGGAGTCAGATTAATGAGAAAATTATAACTCCTATAATCACTCCAGTTCCAGTTGTTGTAGAAGTAAAAGTTGTTCCTGTAGAAGATACTCCATCACCCACTATTGAATTAGGAGTGCCACAAGATTCTGACATTTAATATCTTTAATAATCACATAACATTCTTTAAATATAACGATAAACGTACGATTATTAAAGAAAATTAAAAGATGACTTTTAATGAAATGTAAAAATATCAATCAGAGATGGGTTAATTCCTATCTCTTCTATTCTATAAAGAAAGGAATGATTATTTATGAGAACTTGTAGTGGCATCTTCCCATTGCAACAATGCCCATTGACTACAGTTGAAAATCAAGAAATATTAAAACCAATTTTAGATGCAAAGAAAGCAAGTGAAGCACAGCTTGTCGGATTCTTGCCTACAGTATCACCTTGTAGTATCTCTATAAATTATGGAGATTTTATGCCAATTGAGTTTTTAGAAACTTCTGAGAATTCAGCGTCAATTTCTAGTATAAGAGTAGCTACGATAGGAACGTCATATATGCTGCAAGTGGAGTATTAGAATACAGTTTTTATTGGAAGGCACATCTGAGATAGGTGTGTCTTTTTGTTATGTAAAAAATTAGGAATGTAAAAAACAGTATGTTAAAAATGGTAAGGAGAGATGTAAATGTATAAACAATTTAAAGGATATAAATGTTATAGCGTACCTCAAAAGGATTTTCTATTATCAAGAGGTCTAGAGTATATAACAGTTGCTTTAGATCCAACTACACGTTCTACTTTTTGGCTATTTCTCAGAAATGAAATTTTAGATAGTTCTCTTACTGAATGGCAAGAGAATAAATCTAAATTACGCTAAGGAGTTGAATGTAGAAGATGGTACTTGAAGAAATAACTCGACAAAGACAATTAGACGTATTGGAATTACTTTTTGAAGTTAATAAAGAAATTGATAGTGAGTTTGAAGCTCATAGATTGATTACCGAAACATTCAAAAAGATAAAATTAGAAAATAATTTAGAACACTATAATATAACTGCATATGTAAAGGATGATTTAAAACGGAAATGGAAAAATTCCAAAGGTGAAAGAAATGAGTTTATAAAAATATTCATGAATGAAATAGACGCTGCTACAGAAAATTATGAAGTGTCTAGATCGGAAGTCCTGTTTTTATATTCATTATGTCCATATTTACTTTGGGAAGAAAATTTGCTTGTAGATAAAGATGGATTGCCTTTAAACCAGAAAAGACTTTGTGAGGAATTAGATTTAAATAGAAGAATTGTATCTGATAGAATGAAATCATTAGAACATAAGAAATGCCTAATTCGTATCTATGCAGGAAGAGACGTATACTTTTTAGTCAATCCAAATCTGATGTTTAAAGGGCAGGAGATTAATAAAAGCTTGCCGAAACTGTTTGATATGATAGGTTATGAGTATAAGAATACTAAGATAAAAACTCCCTAATTTCGTTGAATATAGCGACTTTGAGGGAGTTTTTATGTGCATTATTATTCACATGTCAAGTATTTTAAACCTAGTGTTTTCAATGATTACTTTTTGATATGTGCACAAAAACTCACATATCCGATTTTCAAAAGGTTATAGAGGGCAGAGATACTCTCTATTTTTTATGTAGAAATATAGTAATCTAGGAGTGTGTATTGATGGAGAATGAATTAATAGATAATAAAATATGTAATGGGTGTGGAGAAGAATTCCCTTTAACGGAAGAATATTATTATAAGTTTAAAACTAATAAAGATGGCTTCAATAACAAGTGTAAGAATTGTTATAAAGAAGCACATAAGTATAATTCAGAAAAAAGTGCTGACTATTATATTAGAAATAAAGATATGGTATTAAATAGACAAACTGAATTTTATAAAAACAACAAAGAAGAATACAGTAAGTATTATTTTGACAATAAAGAAGAAAAATTACAATATCAAAAGGAATATGTTGAGACTCATTATGATACACTTAAAGTATGCTGGGAAAGAGCACAGTCTAAAAGACAGGCATTATTGCTTGAACAAGGAGGTTCTTACAATAAAAAAGAATGGCAAGAATGTTTAGATTTTTTTGATAATAAATGCTGTTATTCGGGTGAATGTTCAAGTAAAGGAAATCTTTCAACAGATCATATAATCCCGATAACCAAAGGAGGCACAAGTCATATATGGAATATTGCTTGTTGTGATGTAAGAATAAACACAAGCAAGGGAAATAAAGATTTAGAACAATGGTATAGAAAACAACCATTTTTTAGTGAAGAAAGGTTGAATAGAATATATGAATGGATTAAATTAAAACAAATTACATAACCCAAAATGAGATTATATAATATCGTAGATTAATTTCTACTTTACTATATAATCTCATTTTTTTACATTTTCTAATCCAAACTTGTCAAATATATCTTACCCAATTTCAACAAATATCTATTCCCTACTATCAAACATTGACTTATTATATCCCTTCATATATAATCTACAATTATAGGGTAGTATATTACATAACTAAGGAGATTAAATTATGGCATCCACAAATGAAGTTGTCGAAGTCAAAGAAAAAAGAGTTGCTTGTTTATACAGAGTTTCTACAAAAGGACAAATGGAAAAAGATGATATTCCAATGCAGAAGAGAGCATGTAGAGAATTTATTGAAAAGCAAGTTAAATGGAAACTTGTCAAGGAATATTCTGAAAAAGGAGTATCCGGATATCGTGTTGCAGCAAGTAAACGTGATGAATTACAGCGTGCAAAAGTTGATGCTGAAGCAGGATTATATGATGTGCTACTAGTATTCATGTTCGATAGATTAGGTAGACGTGAAGACGAAACTCCTTTTGTTGTTGAATGGTTTACTAGGCAAGGTGTAGAAGTATGGTCTACTCAAGAAGGTGAGCAAAGATTTGACACTCATGTTGATAAATTAATGAACTATATAAGATACTGGCAATCAAGTGGAGAAAGTCAAAAGACTTCAATGAGAGTTAGCGAGAAACACAGACAAATGGTTAAAGATGGGGAGTTCAGAGGTGGAAAGCCACCCTATGGTTTTCACTTAAGTAAAACTGGAGTAGTTAATAAAAAAGGTAAGGAACTTTTAGGTTTAGAAATAGATAAAGATGAAAGTAAAGTTGTGAAGGAAATGTTTGATTTAGTATACTTACAAGGTTATGGCGGAGTGAGAATTGCTAAGTATTTAAATCAAAAAGATATTCCTCCTAGATATACAGATAAGTGGTCATTAGGAGTTGTTAATTATATACTTAGAAATCCTATTTATAAAGGTTATATGGCCTATGACAAAACTACTAGTCTAGAAACTGGATTGTCAAAAAGATTAAAGCCTGAAGATTGGATTCTATCAGATAATCAAATCGAAAAACTTATTATCATAGAGGAAGACGTTTGGGATAAAGTTCAAGTTATCAGAGCTAGTAGAGCACCTAATATGACGGGTAAAAAAGGTACTATTGATGATTATAATTTAGAAAAGTCTACCGTTCCAAATGGTACTACTAAAAGCCCTTTATTGTTCGTAGGAAGGATTAAATGTGGTTACTGTGGTTCTCCCCTTACTACAACATATCACTATAAGAGTTGGACTAATAAGGATGGATCTGTTCATAAGAAACTAAGACCAAAGTATAGGTGCAGTGGTAAAGCTTTAGGCAAAGGTTGTGAAGGTCAAACCGTATACGCTCAAGATAGAATTGAAACTACTGTGTTAGATGAAGTTAAGAAGTACCTGGAGGAATTAAAAAAAGTTGATATGACTACACAAATTAATAAATTTAAAAAATCAAATATGGATGAAGATTCTACGGAATTAAAAAATTTACACAAACAACTTGAAGATAATTATGAGGAATTAAACGCTTTAATGAAAGAAGTTTCTAAGTCAATTATGGGTAAAAGTTCTTTTAAGCCAGAACTATTACAAAGCATAATAGAAGAAAAAGAATCTGAAGTTCAGAAGTTGAATAATAAAATATCCATAATAGATGAAAAATTAAAAAGTAAAAATGTAGAAGTTGGCGAAATGCAATTGTTACAGAAATATATTCCTATATGGGAGAGCAACTTTGATGATGGTACAATTGAAAATAAAAAAGTTATGTTGAATCTTATCATCAGCAAAGTCACTGTTTTCAAGGATTATATCGATGTTAGCTTTAAAATTAATATTTCTAACTTTGTATCAAACACTAAACTCTTGGGGTTGCAAAACAAGCGCAGCTGGGAGTACAACTACGTCAGTAACACGACCCCTAATTCTACTGTAATTGAGAAGTTGTCAAGGTTATTATTATGTGATATAATCAAGTCAACAACTAAGGGGCTGTAACTCAGTGGGAGAGTGTTACGCTGGCAGTGTAGAAGTCGAGGGTTCGAATCCCTTCAGCTCCACCAAATAAAGAAAAAGGTTACGAATGAACTCCAGTAACCTTTTTTATATATATGCTAGATAATATTGATGTTAAAGTTTTTTCTATGTCGGGATCTTGTTCTGTTGCAAAGTTTAATTTAACCCACATCTTAGTTTTATGATTATATCTTTTTAAACTTATTGTTCCATCTTCATTATTAATTACCTCATAGTCATCACCCTTTATATTAATTACTTCCATTATATATACCTCTAAAATTCTCAATATGTATTCTCATCTTTTCATAGACATCTTTTAACTTATCATCGAAGACGCTTATCCTGATTTCTGTCCTTGGTTCGTCCTTATCGTAATTTCCAACTATCAGCAATGGATTTATATGATTGTAATTATCATCAATATAGAATCCACTTTTCACGCATAGCCCATCATTTAAGAACTTTATTCCGGCCGAGATATTATCTAAATCCCTATTGGCCTTTGTTTCTCCGTAGACACGATATTCCATCATTGAATTAGATAGGTTAAGTTTTGTTAAATTATATTTAGCAGCAATCCACTCTCCAAGTTCTCCCCAGGAAGTTTTCTTGCCATTCATTGTATTTCGATTCTGAATAATCAAGAGTTCGTTTAATGACATTACGCCGTACATACAATCATCTATTGCATAATCATTTTTACTAATTGATCTTTTCTTAGTCTTTGGTTTTCCGCCTTTTGTAAGAGCAGGAGTACCATCTTTGTTTAATACTTTTATGGTTTCAGGATTTGCAAAAGGTAGAGTTCTGCATCTAGGATGTTCTTTTAGATATTGTAAGTGGTATTCATGGATCAGCTCTTTATTGATTACTATTTTGTATGCAGTATCCCAATTTATAGGGATAACGTCTTTTAAAGATTCTTCCATACTAATTGTAATGATTTCTTTATTCTTTAACTTGTTTAAATCTAAACTTCTTTTCATACATTACTCCTTTGTATATTATATTTGATTTGTAATTATTTATCTTCTACTTCTTCCGCAAACATATCTGAAATCCAAAGTTCTTTTCCATTTTTATCATACACCATATAAAATAAATCACCATCATCTATAACTGTACGAATTACCTCGTGTTCCACAGTGATATCTAAATCAAATTTTTCAAATAGTTCCTCTAATATTCTTATCTTCATATTTACTCCTTTCATTATTATATCTGATTTGTCATATTTAAGTCTTCTCCACACATTGGACAAAAATTAATCTTTACTAATTGATAGTCTTCATGATAGTCTACTGTGCAATCGACGTTAAGCATACTTTTCTCCACACTCAACGAAACGTATGAACTATAAAATATTCTCTCAATGTTTCCTACGAATTCTCCATTTTTCATTGGCCTTGAACAATATATACACATTATATTTCCCTCCTTATTATATTTGATTTGTCCAATAAAAGTTGAATTTTAAAATGTCAATTATTATAAGATATAGTATGACTATGATTATAGTTACTTCTCATATTCTCCTTCAACGCATCAACTTTCTTTATTATATCCGGTATAGATTCTTCCATTAGTTCCTTGTAGAAATCTTCATAATTATATGTAATTTTCTCTGGCATAAATGTATAATATTCGATATCCTCACAAGCCTTTTCTAGTAAGGCATAATCTCTTTCATATACATGATAAGAAAAAGCTGTATGTGAATATGATCCAACAATAACATTTAACTCTGCTGCTATCTTTACTTGTAATTGTATAAAGGCAAATGCATTCATAAAACTAGCTTTAATGCTATCATTAGATCTCATCATTACTTTCATATGTAGTTTTCCGTCTCTAATGTAAAATCCCATAGATTGTAAGCAAGCAGGATGTTCGTTCTTACTATCAACCTCAAAATCTCTTATATTCATAACAGCTCGTCTAGATTCAGGATTCCTAGTTAGTTCTTCTATTATGAAAGGTAATTGTCTTACAAATCTATCGTGGTATGTATATTCCCAAAGTCCAGCTTTTGTGTCCATTAATTTAAAATCTAACAAACCATCACAAATTTCCATAACATATTGTTGTAATTCCTCATAACCTCCAGGATATATCCTACTTATCATCGGTTCTTGTAATGCGTCTTTCACTTGAAAAGTAAGGCTTATTTCACGCATATTCGTGTTATAATCTGAGCAAGGGTATTCTATCCCATTTTCATTCAGACACAGTAGTGCGTTGTGGTAAGCTTCGGATAGGGAGTTTCCTTCAACTAAGTAGTGTTTCATATTAACATTCCTCCTCAACAATTTTTACTTTATCTTTAGGTATAAAATCCATAGTATCCTCATAAACCCTTGCATAATCTTTCTTGAATCTTGCCATGTCAACAACTTCCAGTTCCTCACCAATGTCATACAGTGTTTCATTTCTAAAGTCATTAATACTTTCAGTTACTATTACTTTCATGGATTAACCTCCTTAAAACCTAATATAATAAACTTCAAAAGATCCTCTTTTATTTTCGCAAAACGTGTATCCACCATCAATATCCATTCCACTATCTTCAGCAAAGTGAGCGTAATATCTAACATAACCTTCACGAATATCATCTTCTGTAAACACAGGACGTTCCTCACCCTCTTTATAACAGTCAAAATGTGATTCATATTCTTCACTATCATTTAGCAGCCAGTGTACAAAATCCTCTTTACTTTTGAATAAAGACTTCTTACCAACTATATCTGTTAAACCTCCATCTCCGCCTTCATAGAATGACATTGTTTCAAATTTACATTTACTCATGGTTTTCCTCCTCTAAATATTCTTCTATAATTCTCTTATCTCTTTGTCTTCTGTGCTTATTAATATATCTCATAGTTTCTCTGTCGTAATAAGGATCAAATCTACAATCACCTGTAATGTAGAGCCATAACTTACAATTACAATCTAATTTATAATCTTTATTGCCTTTATAAGCCATGTTAATCTCCTTTCGCATAATACTTTTGAATTGTAGTTAATCACTTTCTAGAATAGCAGTTCCTATAAATAGCATTGCTAATATTTTGGAAGTTTCCACGTCATTGTTATTTAACGATATTAAAGTGACAGTTAGCAGAATAAGACTTCCGAGTTTCAATTTCATGCTAAATTTCATGATATCCTCCTTTTGAGAGTTGTTCCTCTTCCCATTTATCAAAGCATAATTCTTCTTTAACTCTTGCAATAAGAAATCTAGTTCTTGTATAGATGTGCTTTCCACAATACTTACACTCATATACTGTTATAGCTCTATTTTCATTTTCAAAGTAGTCTGCTGTTAATTCGTCAAATCTCATTATTCTTTTGGGATGTCCAAGTAAACATATTAGTTTTTTCATATTACTCTTCATCTTCATAGCCAATATATTTACAGAACTCATCTTCAGCACCCTCAAATATTTCCTGAAAAGCATTTTCAAAAGGTTCTCCCCAATTTACATTATTCTCATCATTTCTAGACTCATCCATTAAGAAATTAACAATAAACTCTGCAAATTCTTGTCTCTTACCCCTCCTTACTTTTACTCCAATACCTTCCCCATCGTCAGACATATTGTTAGGACTATTGTGAAATAGCCATACTAAATCCTTTAAAGACATTTCCATTTTTAACTTATCTTTTGTAATACTAAATTTCATTACTTGTTGATCGAATTTTTTCATAATAATATTCCTCCTTATATATTTTATTTTTGAATTGTCTTTACATACGATTAGCACCAATTAATTTGGCTGCCTTTTCATAAGTTCCATTCTCGCTGTAATAAACTAAAAATTCTGAATACCTATCCTGTGCAATCTTTTCTGCTTTCTCGCGTGATTCACAATTAAACTGAAATGAAATCCATCCATTAGAATTACGAAATGTGTTGTACGTTATTTTAGAACTTCTTTCTTCATTCCCTGTATAATATTCATATCTCTTAGGTTCTTGTCTCATTCCACTATCAAAATCGAATACCACTTCATGATAACACTTTAACTTTACCCTACTTACATCTGCCATAATTTGTTCAAGGTTTATAACATAATACTTATCCCAACTATCTTTTGAACCTGAGTTTTTTATCGCACAATATTTTTCAGCTTCATCTAAAGTATTAAAGTATCCATGTCCGCTCCAGTCACTATAACATCCACTAAAAATTCCATATATTGTTTCACTCTCCATAATAATATTCCCTCCTTTAAAATTGTGTTTTTAAATTAACTAAAATCCCAATGTTCATATCTTATTTCACCTTTTGTTTCAGATATTTTCTTTAGGAATTCATCTAATGTAAATATGGTTTCATACTCATCTTCTATAAGATATTTATCTTGATTAGCCTCATATAAAATAATAAACTGAGATAGATTTTTATAATGTTCATTTATCTGCCACGTTACTCTAGATGAGGTTTTACATATATGTATTTCTTCTGCATCAAATAATCCATAAGATAAACTAGCTTTACAGTCTTCTATTTTATCTTTTATTTCTTCCTCACAATCTAGCTCATACATATTGCTCGCATCAACCAAGATATCTTCAAGATGATCTATTGCTTGTTCTACGAATTTATTAAACCCTTTTAATTTATCTCGATCTGCTTTATTAATTAAGTAATAATTTGTAGACATATATTCCTCCTTCATATTATACTTGATTTGTGGTTAATTATAATATTAATAGTGGATATCCACTAGGATGCTTTTCAGCGTTGACATAAACTATCCAATTACTACCACTAATACACGGAAGTTTTTCATCTTTTTTCATTTGTTTTACTTCGTGCAGCACTTCAAACATATATTCTTTTTCAGTATTGTATATACCCTCTGTATAATACTTTCCATTAGGTGTAAAATATTGTAATTCTATTTCATACATTCTGTCCGCCTCCTTTCATTTTTGTATTGTTCCTAAGAATGTAAATCATCTGTAAAAATAATTGCATCTTCTTTAATATCATCGACGGTTAAGTAATGTGGCACTGTTCCAAATACTGTTATTTTCTTACCGATTTCCAAAGTCTCTTTATTTAATTGATCTACTACTCTGTCATTATTGATTTGATAAGTTTCTTCATCCTTTTTCTTTACAAAATAATTCATATTAATATCCTCCTTCCATTAAATTAGTTCCATTAAAACCACACTTTTAGGTTAGATATTTTCTTTTCTAAGCAGAGTATAAAATATAATCACTGGAGGTTTTATACTATCATTAAGTTTTTGAATCTCATTAGTGATTGTTTGTAGTTCAGCTAAATGAGTTATAATTTTGTGTCGTCTACACTCGCAATAACTTTGTGCCATACCTCCTTTTATCTCATATTCATAAGCTACGTAATAATAGTAATCGTACTTTTTCAATTAATATTCCTCCTCCATTAAATTTGCTTATTTAATGTTTCTTTAATCTCTGCATATTTAGCTCTATTATGTTCGAGTCCATCTTCAGTGGTTGTATCAATACCATGTCTTGAAACTGAACCTACACTAAATAATTGATGTCCTAATGCTACATACAAACGGTTTAGCATATCAATATCTTTGTCACCTTTAATATTAATATGACAAGCTAATTCCTCTGAGTTATCATCATTCCATTCACCACTAACGTTTATTTCTATCGTTTTTAACATTACATTTCCTCCTCTATTAAATCACTATTTCAGCCCTATTTTCGCTCCATTTCACTAAGCTTAGCCATTCTACCTTTACAGCGTTATCTCTAGCATTTTGCCATGTTTCGTCGTCTATAGCCAAGTGTTTTTGCATTGTATATATGTAAGTCCACCATGCGGTTGAGTTTATCTGAATTATTTGTTCTGTAGTTTCTTCAATTGGAATGCCCTTGTATTCATCTGGATTATCCTCAAGTCTTCTCGTAAATTTTTCAGTTTCATAGAAGTATTCCATCCATATGCCATAAGCTAAATTATACTTTGGAGTTAATAATATATTATCTTCCATACTTACCTCCTATTTGATATTAGATATATTGAATTTCTTATGATGTATTCCATCGTTAAGTCCTGTTTTAAATGCAACAACTATTTGTTTTAACATGATATATCCTCCTTTAGTAATTTTTTTTACTTCAATATCCATTTTGCAAATATGCTATTATCTAATGTTTCGTATACCTTACAATCCATTATTTTGTACCCATCTTTTGAAACATTTATAGGAAAATTCAATGAACTAAGCATAATTTGCAATGCTTCATAATTTACAAGGATTGCGTTTGGTTTAATCATATAATTTCCCATAAATATTCTAAAAGTACTTCTCAAACCCTCAAACATTTCATTATAATCCATTGATATCCTCCTTATTCTAATGGCATTTCAAAAACTACAATACATTGATTAGGATCAGCAGGATTAATGTATCTTAATTCACATATAATTTCTTCTAAGACTTCAATTGCTCTTTCTATAGATTTGTAACTACCTAATACATATTCATATCTTCCAGTATGAGTAGTTATACTCCACATATTTTCTGGCTCTAGATTAAATGCACTCTCAATATGAAATGATTTAGTATCGATATCGACTAGAAGTGTTTTAACTTGATTTCTTATCCACATAATACATTCCTCCCATTTTATATTTGATTTATTATTTTTAATTGACTACATAAAGCTAATCGTTCATTATTAAGTTTATCAAGTTTAGTTTCATGTTGACATATTAGGGTGTTTATTTCTTCTTCAATTCCCCGTAATGCTTCTTTGTAAATTACTTCATAATATTCTTCTTTTGTAATTTCTTCACATTTAAGTTTATCCTCTACTACATCTTTAGCTCTAAAAGAATCAATTCTGCTAAAGCTACCTTCACCTATAAATTCGTGGTGCTCATACCATTCACTTTTATAATTTAGTCTTGCATACCACCATCCGTCATCAAATAGTATTTTTACATATTCTGAGTACATTATTCCCCTCCTAATATAAAATTTTAGTAGTAGGTTGTCCCACTACTAATAGTATATAATATTATATTCTGATTGTCAACCATATGAAAGGATATTTTTATTTTATTTTTGGATTGTTAATCTGCTGTAATATATCCAACTGCTTGTTTACATATATACTGAACATCACTTAATATTCTACGATCGATTCCTTCTTCACATAATACTAAATCTAGCTTTGTTTTACCTGGGCGTAATTCTTTTGCTATTATGACTTCTACGGCTTTATTAAAATGTCTCATGCTCATATGTTGAAGATAATCTCTTGATTTTTCATATTTAACGACTATTGGACATTTATATTTATGTGCCAGTTGTAACAAGGTGTATGTCTTGCCTATTCCTCTGGTATAAATATAAACAGGTTTAAAATAATCCTTACCTTTCTTGATGTAGTATAAAAGTTCATAATATAGTGCTTTTTGCTTTAGTTTGAAGGATAGTTTTTCTAAGAATTTACTTAGTTTTAATAACATTAATAATTACCTTCTTCCATATCTTCATCTGATATTTCTCTTTCAACGACTTTAATTCCCGTTAAATCCTTGATTAAACCCATCCAACCCCACTCGGTTACTTCATGCCCTTCTGTCCATATATCTCCATCAACTTTTAACACTTCCCAATCTCCTTCTGGGCAAGTTATTAATTCTATTTTACGCATATCCATCAATAATACCTCCGATCATTTATTTGTTTTTCGATTGCAACTAACCATTCCTTTTCCTCAATATTGAATATATCCCTATTCATGTCTCTTCCTAAATTATATACAAGTTGTCCGAATCTTAAATCAGGACTTAGCAGCCATAACTCTTTAAATTTTTCTAGAAATGGTTTTATTCTTTCAGGGTCTCTCATAATATTACCTCCTTAAAAATATATTGTGTTTTGAAATATTAAATTACCATTTTCATCCTTTTTATAATACAGCATACAAGAACTATCTTTTGAATTACTAGAAGCTATATCAACTGCTATGACATATTTATCTTCGGCAAGGCACAACTCATTTATAGTGTCTTGTATAATTTCTGTTGAGATAAATTTATTTTTGTCTTCTTCTGAGGTCTGACTTTCTAAATAAATCTTTTTTATCACGTTATTTCCTCCAAATAGAATCTATAATTTAAAAACTACATATAAACATATTCCGGCGTTTAGAAAACTAGAAAAGCTTGGATATATCATATTTGTGTATTGAATTTTAAATGGATAAATTGATCCTCGTTTTTCATTAATTTTTCTAATAATTATTGTGACCGGTAAAATCAATCCAACTACAATCCAGATTATTCCAAATATTAAAAATACTATTTTCATAATAAACCTCCTTTCAATAATATTATATTCTATTTGTTCATATCAACTAACACTAACTTAGGAAATCTCATTTTCATTATCGCCCCTGGATTAAGCCTACCATCAGATTCTTTATCAATTACTATTGCACCACAATTTGGACACCATCTAATTACTTCAATACTCATGCCATCATGTGTTTTACTATCTATTACAATCAAATCATGATTACCATCTTTACACGATTGTTCCACTCTATCACTTCCTTTAATATTTATACAAGTCCTTTAAAAATGCTCTTTTATGTTATATTTTTGAATTGTGAACTAACATATACTTTTATCTAAATACTCAAAATTCAAACTATCATTAAAAATTCCACTACATAAATATCCACTCTGAAAAGGTACACCACTTGCTTTGTTTTCACCGTTTTTTATATAATTAACTCGTGGACTTAAATATAATAATTCTGTTTTGTTATTTTTAAACATTTCAAATCTTTCTCTATGGTCAAATATACCTTGAAAATTTATAAGCATGGCAAACGGTTTTCCTATTTCATAAAGTTTTTTAAACACATCTCCTTTTAAACTATATGGAGGATTGCTTATTATATAATCACATTTTGGAATAGTTACTTTGAAAAAATCTTGTCCAGTTTCTATATGTCCAAAAATAACTTCAAACCCATGTTGTCTAAAGCATTTTACATAATTGCTTTCCTCTTTATCAAAAGGACACCAAATTATACTTTTAGGTTTTAGAAATTTTATCATTGGATAAACTCCATAAATAGGTGTAAAATATTCATCATTTTTATTAAATTCATATTGAAATTGTGCCATATTGCCCTCCTTAATGTTATTGCGTTGTATATTCAAATATTTCATTTAAAACTCGAATTTTAATTGTTATCCTGTAAATACATACTCCAGATATAATCTAATGCCTCATCTAATTCATCAAATCGAATTGATATACTTTCAGTTATATGTGGCTGCACTCCATATAAATAATTATTATTGAAAGCTATAACCGGAATATCGTGTAAAAAACTATAAAATATTTCAAATAAACTTCCTTGACTACACTCTAACTTATCTAGATTAAGTAGAACAATATCAGATTGTTTAAGATAGGCTAAGTTTTGCGTAACCACACCTTTAGTATTGAATTTTTTATTAATATCATAGTTAATGCAAGGATTAAATACTTTAAGATGAGTACCTTCAAATTCTGTAGTAGCAGTTTCTCTCCATTCGGTAGCATCTTTAAAATATCCTAATCTATCGTGCTCAGACATACATCCTGCTAGATAAATTAACATCTACTTCACTCCCCATAGTTTTAGATTTTCTACAATATTAAAAGTAGCGACCTTAATATTATTGTTCTGTATAACGTAATTAACTTCGTGCTCTACTCCTCTAAAGGTATCTCTATCAGAAATTATTCTTCTGCAAATTTCAGTTATGTCATCGCCTCTATTTGTTAATCTTAATAGCCTTTCACGTTCAGGAACTTCAATAAAGAAAGATATTATATTCACTATCTGTCTTTCTAAACTTCTTAACCCACAAGGATCAAGAACAACTATTCTATCACTATTACAATCTGATTTAGCCATTCCATAAAGCCAACCTCTATATCCACTTGTTTCAATAAAGAAATCATTAGATTTCATATCTTTGAACATTTCTTCCGATATAAAATTATAAGAAACTCCATTAATTTCACCATGACGAATTGGCCTTGTAGTATAGCTCACTACTGGTTTTAAACTTGTGAACTCTACTACCTTATTCATCAAAGTATCTTTGCCACTTCCGGAATGTCCACACAATACTACCATATAAACCCTCCTCTAAATTTAGGTAGAAGGAATTTAACCCTCTACCTTTTGAATTATTTAATTCCGTATTTAGCACATTGAAGTAAAAATCCTAAGTGATTCCAAACTCTATTGTAAATCGCATCACGACATATGCCACTTCCTATATCCATATTAAAGTTTGCAGGATCAACACATGAAGATGATTCAGTAATTATAAATCCATTAGCTAAAGTTGCGTTTGCTATTGTAGTCTTTTTTCCCCATTTTGAGAACTTAATATCTTTTACAAAATCATGAACATTTGTTTCCATAATAGTATTGTTGTCTCCTACCTCCATATGAGTCTTTTCAAATTCTTCTTTAGGCTGCCATGAAATATATCCGTCTGGAGAAGTTATCTCATAACCCTCTCCTCCAACTACAGACATACCTGATTGCTCTGAATATTCAAATGCTGACATTGGTTTAGCTTCTACCATTTCAAATCCTATATATTTTTTCATAACATTTCCTCCTTATATTTTACTTTTGATTTGTATTACTATTTTCAATTAAAATCAGAATTTATAGGTTTATATAGATTCAATAACTCCCTGAGTATAATCAAACAATCTAAATTCCCCTACTTCCGTAGTAACGACAAGTACATCTTCATCTTCATCTAATTCCTTTTTTATATTTAAAATTGTGTCTCCAAAATTGTCTACTAAAAGGTTTGCTATATTTATAGCTGTCTGCTCGGCATTTTGAATGGTTTTAAACATTGTCCCATAATTCTTGAAGTTGGTTAACCATAGATACTCTGACCCGTATTCAATAACCTTGTTTACAAAATCCTTAATTTCATCGACAAACTCTTTTTTCATAATGGATATCTCCTTCTGCGTAAGTCGCAACCTTTATTTTTATTTATTAGATTGTCTATCAACTTCAATTACTAATTTAGGATGAGGATCTTCCCACCCTTCTGGCTTCATAACTTTCCCATCTTGTTTATAATGAGCCTTACCATCACTCCATAATTTACCCATGTTTGCATTTTGTACAATATCAAACAACGGTTCAGGATTAACTCCCATTTCAACAAGAGTTCCCAATGCAAAATATATTACATCTATCATTGCATCAGCTTGTTCAACTATATCTCCCTCATGCACAGCCTCTAAAAATTCATCAATTTCCTCTAGCATCCATGAATATCTTTTAGCTGCTCTATCCATCTCCATTGATTTTGGAGTTTCAGAAAATGGATGATTAAAAGCCTTGTGAAAATCCTTTACTAAATTGTACTCTTTATTTATTCCCATAATATAATTCCTTCTTTCCTTATTTTTTATGAACATCCGGTTGTCGTGCCACAGTCTTCGCAAACGAAACATGTTCCATTTTTTCTCATATGTGAACTTCCACATGAAGAGCATGATTTTCCATAAACCTTAGTTCCTTCTTTTGATTTTTTAATCTGATTAGGTGATTTTGATATTACTTCTATTATGTCATGGTCAGTTTTTACATATCCTTCTGGTTTAATCTGACAACTAGAATAATCTCCTGTTTCAATTTCTAGTATCTTTGCCAGTAAATCACTTATACTATCGGCATACTTTATATATGGATGTTCGGTAACAAAACCATGAGGCTCATATTTCTGTCCTTTGAGTGATTTAATTACGTCTGTTATTGGTGCGTTATATTGAAGCATTTTTGATGTCTGTTTAGATAATGAATCTAATAATCCTTTAGCTAGAGTGCCTTCAGCATCAGCAGTAACATAAATCTCACAAATCTTATTTGTATCCTGGTATCTAAATAATTTAATCTGTAATTTCAATCCGTCAATTACCGCACAATGTTTATGTCCATCTAATATACCCTTTGGTTTATTTCTTACTGGCCTTTCTAACTTGGAAGATAAATCATAAGCAATCTTAACCAAATCCTTATATTTCATATCTTCAAACTTCAATTCACTATTTGTATCATCTGTACTATTTAACGGCTGACTTGCTTTACAATTATCTCTATATAATGCAATTCCCTTAACTCCTAATCTCCATGACTCAAGTTGAACTTGCTCAAAATCATTTACAGTAGCATTATTAGGAAGATTAACTGTCTTAGATATTGCACCACTTACCATAGGAGTTAAAGCTGCCATCATTTTAACATGTCCCATTGGTTGAATATATCTAGTTCCACTACCACATTTATTAGCAGTATCAAATATAGGTAAATGTTCTTCCTTTAATTGAGGACAAGATTCTATTTGTTGAGCAGTTATTTTATCATTTATAATATTAATGTCCTCTTCACTATATCCTAAATTCCTAAGTGCTAATGGAATCAATGGATTTACAATGCTCATTCCTCCACCGGAAGCAAGTTTCTTATAAATAATATGTGCGAAGAATGGTTCAGTTGATGTGGCTTCACAATCCATTGCAAAAGCAATAGTGCCAGTAGGTGCAATTACTGTTGTTTGGCTATTCCTATATCCATGCTCTTCACCTAACTTTATAGTGTTATTCCATATAGTTTTTACATTATCAGAAAGATATTTAAATCCTAATGTATTGAGTAGACTATGATTTAATTTAATAGGTTTATAAGTAAGTCTTTCATATTTATCTTCTCTTGCTCCACTAACCCTTGCATGATTTCTAATTACTTCAAGCATATAAGATTTATTGATTTCATATTTAGCAAAAGCTCCAATTTCTTTAGCCATTAAACTCGATGTGAAATATGAATAACCTGTGCATATAGACATTAAACTACTAGCTAAATTCCTAGATTCATCACTGTCATAAGGTAATCCTAATACTAATAATAACCCTGCTAAATTAGCAATACCTAATCCAGTAGTCCTAAACAAATGAGTTCTTCTCGCCACATCTTCTGTAGGAAACTGGCCTTTATTAATTGTTGCTTCTAATATTAATTGTCCTAAGAGAATAGCTTGAAGATAACTTTCTACGTTAAATAATTTGGTTTCATTATCATAAAATCTTAAAAGGTTTATAGATGCAAGATTACAAGAGGTATCATCTAAGAACGCATATTCCCCACATGGATTAGTAGAATTTATACTATTATGTTTTGCCCAAGTTTCTCCATCTTCTCCATTAGGACAAGTATGCCATTGATTGAAAATATCAGAGAATTGTAAAGCGGGATCGGCACATTCCCATGAACATCTATTAAATTCATTCCATAATTCACTAACCTTTATAGTTTTATTTACAGAATCATCTTTTCTTCCTTTTAATAAATGGTCACTATCTTTTCCAGACTTCTTTAACTTATCTACCTTTATCATGAAGTCATTAGAAATTCTAATAGTATTATTTCCATTCTGACCTGAAACAGTTTCATAAGCTTCTCCATTAAAGCCAATGTCATAATTCATCTTTCCTAAATCTCTAACTTTTTGTTCTTCCTTGGCTTTCCATCTTATAAAGTCTAGAATCTCTGGATGATCTACATCAAGTTCTATCATCTTTGCAGCTCTCCTTGAGTTGAAAACAACTATTCCACTACCAAAGTAATTATTTTCTCCTGTCCAAATCACAAAGTTATGACCTGAGTTGGCAGTTTTGTCGTCTAACGTTGGACACTCTACCCCAACATCATATACGTTCATATCTCCAATAGTTTCAATTGATTGGATTCTATGATTGTTAGCGCTTAGTTGCTTCAAATATCCAGCATACGAACCAAAATGATGAACAATTGCTTTCGTCAATTTATTAATAGAACCAACTTTTGCAATATTTTTTTCTCTAGCCTCCACATATTTATCAAAAGTAGAAATATCAATTCCTCTATTTATTAATTTGTATCCAAGATTTATCATTCTCTGATGTGAGGCCAATTCTTGCATACTAGCAGCTCTCCCCGATTCAGAAAGGATCTTACTTTGTTTGTCTTTATATTTAGAGACTTTATCCTCGTCTTTCCAAAAGTCTGAATCACTATGCATTCCATTCAAACTTCCACTATGGTCATATTTATTATTTAAGAATACATGTGTAAAATGTTCAACTTCATCATCCATATGCAATTTAGCGTGTTCGTCTTGATTGGTCAAAAATTCAAAATTAGACGGACTATTATTAATTTTTGTTTTATCTTTATGATGTATGACTGTTTTACCTTCAGTATAACCTCCAAGTAAATCATTGGCAATCATTTGATGTAATCTCATCTTTCCTTTCTTGCCATCTTTGAGACCTATTCTTGGATATCCATCACTGTCGTCTATAGCACAATTAAATATTGATTGCCCAACTTTTAAACTTCCGGCTTTCACTGATTCTTTTGAAGATAACAACACAGGATGGTCATATGATAAATCAAATTGTCCTTTATCTGTAGTTATTCTTACAACTTGTTTCTTTCCTGCTAACCATGCTGTCGCCCATTTAGCTTTGTATCTTTTTGCAGGAGGATCATACGACAATACTATGAACTTTTCATTACTATCTGCAAGATCTTTTACGGCTATTGCACCTTTTTCTGTATAAACTTTTTGATAAGGTGCTAGACACGTCCCTCCTGATTTAATAGTTCCTGCGTTAGTATCAAACCCTTTTAGAAAACTAAGTACGCCACTTGAAGTTCCTCCGCCAGTAAGTTTTTCTCCCTTTGCTCTTAGAGTTGAAAAGTTAGTACCTGTTCCACTTCCATGTTTAAACAATCTTGTTTCTGTTTCATATTGTCTACTTATAGATTTATCTCCTAAGAGCTTGTCCTCTATAGATAGTATAAAACATGCACTACCTTGAGTTCTGCTATATTTATCTTTAGACAGAACTACTTTACCTTCCTTTTCATCAAAGTAATAGTGTCCATCTGATTCTTCACCTGTGTTATATAAATCTAATCCTGTATTAAACCATTGTGGAGAATTTGGAGCTATCATCTGATTTAAAACTATGAAACATACTTCATCATAAAATATCTGAGAAGTTTCTTCATTTAATATATCTTCATCTAATAGTGATCTTCTCCAGAAGTCTACCATTCTATGAGCAACTTGTTTCATTGAATATTCCTTACCTCTATCGTTAGGTACATTTGCCCTCTTAAAATATTTACTTCCAATAATATCACACGCAGCCTGAGAATATTGAATAGGAAATTCCAAATTCCTTTCATCATATAGTGAAGCACCAGTTTTCCAATCTTTTAATATTACATCAACACTTTTCCATTCGAATAAATCAAATACTGTTTTCTCAGGTTGAAGTTCTAATTCTTTTGTAAATTTTCTAACTATGAAATCTTTTAAGTTTAAATCCTTTATCATGTAATCCCTCCGTTGATTTTTATTTCACTATAAAACGCTTCATTTATTATATTTGATTTGTGGGTATATAATCTAACCGATATATTGAATTTTTTGTAGTTACCCATACAACACAGTCATCTTCTTCATAATCTACCACATTAGTTGTGAGTAGTATTCCACACTCAGAATATTCAAATACCATACGTTCGTTGCGTTTGAGACTTACAATTGTTCCAGTTCTACCAACACGAAATTGATGTGACGCTTTAGGTGTAATTTCATCTCTTTCAAGAATTGCTCCTATTTTAAATGTATTCATAGACAAAACCTCCGTTCATTAGTATGTATTAAGTTTACTATATTATATTCGTATTGTCAAGAAATACTTAAATTACTTTTACTTCTTGTTTCCCACTATTATTCCACACAAAGAATGAATAACTTGTAGCGTCTGTTCCATGTCCTGTAAATGATGGCCTTTGACTTAAAACATACAATCCATTAATGGGATGTTTCTGCCAAAAATTATATCTCTTCTTACTTTCTAGAAATGCAGTTCTGAGCAGCATAATAATTTCAGTATCCTCATCTGCAATTTCAAAACAATGTTCAATAAATTCTATATCTAAACTATAAGGTGGATTTCCTATAATTGTTCGATATGACCTTTCGGGTTTCCATTTTAGAAAGTCAATAATTGCAACCTCATTGCTAATTTGTTTTAAATTTTGTTCTTCTTCAGATCTCAGTTCAACTGCTGTGATAAAATTCTCTCTCTCTCTCTCTCTTATCGCTTTGATAAAGTTTCCATTTCCAGCAGAAGGTTCTAATATATTACCATTTTGTAATTTATGATGATTAAGAAAATTATTAATTACATTTCTTGGAGTAGCGTAAAAATCTGCTACAATTCTTTCTGATCCTCTGTTTGTTGCTGATATAAAAATCACGCTCCTTGTAATATATTTTGTTTATATTGATTTAAACTCTCATACTTTAGATCATAATATTGTGTTGCTATCTCAGGATATTCTTTTTCAAAATTATTCATATATTTTACTGTCGAACTCTTCTCACCGTTGATCAAACAATATTCTCTAAAACTTTTCTTCTTATAAAAACTTGGTTGATTACACCAACGAGCTAAGTTTATGTACATTCCTCTATGAGGACTTTTCTCGTAGTTCTCATGCCTCATTATATATGGTAAACATCCATACTCCATTAGAGTTTTAATTCTTTCAAACGTGTCAATCATGTCTTGTTTCCAAAAATTAGTATCATATATTTCTTTTCTATCAAAACCACCGAACACATATAATTTAGTAGTTTTACTGCAATGTTTCTTCCATAGTTTTAGTTTTTCAATTATCTGAGGTCTATCTTCAATATTATCAAAAGCAAATATATAGTCTCCATGATATCTCATACTTGACAGCCTCTTAGCTTTTTCCTCAGTCACCAATCGAAGATCTAATCCTTGTCTAAATTGAAATGGTTTATTTGTTTCCTGTATTTCATCTAAGATTTCTTGCCACTTTGGATATGCGAGGAAATTATCATCCCACAAATAAATACCTTTTCTATTTGCATCATAAAATTCTTTAATGGGAGACCACTTTTCTACTTTAGTTTTATTATGATTTATACAAAATGTACATTTACGAATACAACCTCTTGTAGAGAACCCTATAGAATAATCTTTATAGTCTTTAAAATAATTTGGTTTAATTCCACGTTCAATTTCTTTTTCAATATAAGTATCATATAAATTATAATCAGGCATATGATGTTCTATTTCATGAGATAGTTGAGGAGAGTTGTCCCAATATAAACCTGTTCCTCCAGTTGTTAAATTTTTATAAATACTTATATCTATTTGAATTTTTGTGAAATTAAATACTTGAGATAAATATACTTGATCAAAATCATTTATATTGGCATAGTCATGAAGCAAAACTACATCATGTCCTTGCTCTTGCATGTGTCCACTAATTTTCATTAATGCTAGGTTGGGATGTTTTGTCCCACCATCAAGTAAGTCTGCATCAATTATTCCTATATTCATATAACCCTCCTTATAATATTATTTTTGATTTGTCATTGTATCTAGTTGAGGCACTATTTTATTTTGCTTATAATCGCATTCACCGTAAGTTTCCTTAAACCACGCGACACATTCCTTGCTACAGAAATATCTACCGTTATCAAAAATCATATCTTTCTTCTTACCTCTCTTAGAACACATTTCACAATAACTACCTTTACTAGCCATTACCTATTCCTCCTCATCATATTCCATATCTTCCAATCTTTCCTCTTCACAATCTTCACATAATCCACCATGCGTAGATTCTCCAGTAGTTTCTTCCTCACAATGACTACACCACGTTCTACAAGATTCACATGCTCCTAGAAATATATGTTTTTTATTTTTTATTTCTTTTCCACAATATTTACAGAAATGTTTCATCACATTTATTCCCCTTATAATTGTTAAAATACTCCGCAGGCTCTTAATACATATCCTGCGATAGCTATTGGAATTGAAACTTCTGAAACAAATAAACCAATTGCAGCATTAGCAATAAATGGAATTGATTTATCGAACCATGATAGTATTTCCATTACCGACCATGCTCCAACAGTAACATTTATTATTAAGATTATTATTATTGTAATGCACCCTGAATTTTCTGAACTTGAATTTCTACTTCTTCTCATAATAATATTTCCTCCTCAATTTTTATAATATCGTTAATTCTTTTAATACACTCCAAGCAAATATGTGTTGTATCCATATGACCTCTTATGGTTTTAAAAACTATCATTTTCTCAGAATCTTTTTTTATTAACTTATCACATACTTTACAATGACAACTGCGTAAAGTGATTCTAAACTCAATTTCTTTATAGTCCATATTTTCCTCCTTTCTAAAATACTTCCCACCATAAATCATATAATTTTCTATAACTATTACCCTTTAACGCAAAATTGTTATTGTGCCTGACTCTTCTCTTAGAGCAGTATTTTGCATAACTTTTTCTTCCACTAACATAAAATCTTTCATAATAATTTTCTTTTTCATGGTGATAAGTTGTCCACCAAGTATATATGCTAAGTTTCTTTAATTTTGTTTGAGTGATTTGTTTAGCTGCGTACCGATTTAACCTTCTTTTCTTTTTCTTTTTTATTTTCCTGTACTTTTCTTCAAAACTTAAATCAAGAAGTGAGTCTTCTAATGATTGAATTTTCATTTTGTAATAAGCATCCTCTGAACCAAAATCATATTCACCATCATTTCTCATAACGTAACCATTGAAATTAAATGTTTGGCTTTCTAATTCTCTGTATGCTTGCACTTCCAATAAATTTAATTCCAGTTCTTCTTTTAAGTTGTGTTTCACAATCACTTCCTCCTTTTAAAACGAGTCATTTAAGCCAATCTTTTAAAATCCGTCTAGCCTATAGACTTATTCTCAACTAGAGCTTATCAAAAGTAAGATACCCTACCTGAACAAATAACCAACCAACTGATCTACCATGAGAATTATCCCACTTTTTAACAATCCTCTTAGGCTTCCACCAAATATTACTATCTGCTTGAATAAAATAAACTGTTCTTTTCTCAAAATGTATAATTTGAAGCATGAAGTCATATCTTTGTTTACTATTAATTAACTTTTTCTCTACACTAGGAATAACTTTAATCAAACTATCACCTCCTCCTTATAAAAGATTCCTTCTATCGTATAAAATGGCATGTTTATTTCAAATCATCATCTGTTAATGTAGCAATTTCAGATCTTAAATCAGCAATAATTTCATCTTTATCTATCAATTGATATTCAAGATTTGATATTGTTTCTAATAATCCATCTCTCGATTCTTCTCCGCAATAAATGTCTGAATCAATCCAATTAAATACTTTTACCTTGTCATCATAATCAAGGTTATCTATCAAATTGATTATTGAACTCGACCATTCCTTTTGGCCTATATATTTTGGCATCAATATTACCTCCTATAAAATTTGACATTTATACTAATTTTCTAAAATCCGTCTAGCCTATAGCCCCATTGTTGAAATGGTATTTTGTGTTATTTTCGCATAATTTATATTATATTTATCTAAATCCTATTTCTTTTAAATAACTTCTAGTATCTTCAATATCCATTTTTCTACCAGTAAAACAAGGTAATTCAATAATAGTAATGCTACATTTAGCAGCACATTCTATTTCTGTAAATACTCCATGTGGAATCTTACTATAAGGTAATCCCCTAAAAACTAAAACGTCACAACCTTGTACTATTTCTGTAAAATAACTCATGCCGCATAATTTATAACCTATTTCAGATTCTTTGCAATTAGGATTAACTACTTCTGCTCGTGGAAACAGTTTTTTAATAGTTTCAATATCCCTAGGTTCTTGTGATGTATTATAAATTCCCATGAAATGTGCATAATATATTTTCATGTAATCACTTCTTTTCTTTCTTTGGTGTCCATTTACAGTAATATCCTTGACAACCATCATCTCCACAGTTCCGACAATTCTTTTTTGGGTCATATCCTCTATATAAAAACTCAATCTACTTTAGCCAAAGTTTTTTAAACATATGTGCTCCCTTCATTCATATTATATTTGGTTTGTTAAAATAAATTACACCCTTGAGATTTAAAATCTTCAACCTTTTCTTTCCATTGTTCTTTTGTGAGATTTAAGTTTTTCATTAAACATTTTTTACAAAAGAATTTATTTATATTTCTGCCAAAGTATTTCATATTCATAGCAAGAACTTCTTTTGATTTTATTCTTTTACAACAATCTTCACAGATATGACTAAAGTATTTTTCTGCAATAATAATATCTAATTCATTTTCATCTGCAAATTCTTTAATAACTTCTATTGTAGGAGTTGTTCTAAATACTCCACCATTCCAGGCTTTTAATTTATATTCACTTTTAGTACAATTCATAATTAAGGCTTTATGATTATCTGTAAAATCATTATCAAGTATTTTCTGCCATCTATTGTACATTGTAGGATACCAATATTTATCTAACACCCATGTTGATTTAGTATAGAAAGCACACGATATAGCGCAACCTACTCTGTGATAACCCTTTAGATATTTAGTATTTATATCTAAATCTTTCCATAGAATATATAGCCATATATCTTCTTCCGCCCATTTCCTAATAGGAAGTACTCCCTCCCAGTTTCTTTCTCCCCACTTATCATTTTTCCATTCATCTGTATAATTACTTCTTGCATTAGATTCTTCATTTCTCATTCCCATAAAGAATAAATAATTTTCAGATTTATCTAATACTTCCATCATTGATCCTTCTTTGAATTTAGTACAACAAGCTCTCGACATTCTATTACCGATAAACTGCAATCTTTCTCTCCATTGATAAAAGCCCTCTTTAGGATTTATTATTCTAGTATTAGGTTGTTGCTTTATATATTTATATGTATCAGCACAATCTAAGGAAGTATTACTGAATATAACTTCTGTGTCAGGATTGACCAAATGAGTTAAGTAGGTTGTTACAATTGAGTCCTTACCTCCAGAAGATAATATTATTGGTATATGTGATTTATATTCTAAGGTTTTTCTAGATATCAGATTTAAACTTTCTATTTCTAATAATTCTAATTTGTCTCTCTCTCTCTCTATAGTTTCTAGCCAAGATTCTATTTCAAAAGGTTTATCTTTATAAATTGTTTTAATTGATAAATTTAAGTCATCGTCAATTGATAGCCTTAGTATTTTATGAATATTACCCTGTTTATCATAAGCTTTTATTATTTGGCTATCTAACCAATACATATTCTCACATAAATTAAAGTCTGATATATTTATCCCTTTATCTTTTAGAAATTTTATATAATCATTAAATATAGGCGTCATATATTACCTCCTAAAATATATTATATTTGGATTGTCAAATTAATCACAACTCAACAATCCATTTTTGTTATTATCTTTTACCTTTTTTCTTCTTTGGTCGCTCTTTAATAACATCTGGTATAATTCCAAACTCGATTACTTTTTCCTCATTTAAAACATCTCTTTTAACCTCAATTTTCTCCAGGATACTATTACTATACCATTGCAGAACTTCCTTAATTTGACCGTCAATTGTTGCTCTGTGCTTGACTAAAACTTCTCCAGAACCTACTTCTACCACTTCACCTTGATCTCCTGTAATTGTTACTGTTACTTTATCTTTTATGTTCATAATACCGCTCCTTTAACTCTTTAATTTTATAGTCTTTTTAAGTTGATTATAAATCTTTTTTATTATCTTATCATTTTCGCTATCAGTAATACAACTTCCAAATAGTAGCATTAGTCTTGCATGATTTTGGTTTTTAAAACTTTCCATTGCCTTATCTGGTGAGTAAAATCCTTGCTTATCTAGTTGTTCTTCTATTGAATCTGCTAAAGCACCAAAGTGTACTGTAAATTCTTTTTTATCCATAAATTTTCTCCTTTCAGTAGTCAAGTAATCCTTGTCTACTTGCATAATATATTTGAATTACGAGTTAACTATTTTCAGTTTATCTATAGCTTCAAGTGATAGGTCTACAATCCATTTGTGACCACAATCATCACATTCCAAACTTATACTTTGTTTATTATCTTTAAAATCATACTCCCTGTGGTTACACTTATTACATACAGGACAATCCAACAAATCCGTATTCGCTAATTCATCCGAAAAATCTCCTAACTCTGATTCTGTCTTATCTCTGTAAATATCCATGAATGAAACGCATCTTTCACATAAATGATAATTATAAAAATCACCCTCGTATGTTCCAACTTCATTATTACATGTGCTACCAATAGGAATTAATGCACCACAATATTCACATCTGTGTAATTTCCTAGTTTTCTTTATTTTTTTACTTTCCCAAAAACTCAT